CGTCCTTCTCCAGATCCTTGACAATCACGTCAGCCATCGAGAGGTTGTACTTCTCCATTAGCTTGTTAGCTTGACGAGCTGCAATCAGCGACTCGTTCTCATTAGCCTTGCCATTAGCTACAGCCAGCAGCTTACGGATTTTGTCTTTAATCTTATTGAAGTCAACGTTTTCCATTTTACATTCTCCGAAGGAAATAATTAGGTAAGCGGCGGCGCTTCCCCTGCACTTTAACTGGCTTTAGAAGCTTCTAAGCGCCCCTAATCAGCGGTACTCTGGTTTTATATAAGGCTCACCAAGTACCTCAAATATTCCCATCTCAGACCATATTTCCATAGGGGATTCTGCACCTATTCTGGTAAGTCCATACTCATTAAGAAGGAATCCCTTCTTCTTGGCTATCGAACGAAGCCGAATATTATGCTCCTTAGACCCAGTTAAATAAAGGACCATGGATGCGAAGAATCTGGGTTCACAGAGACGGAAGTCCACATTGATTTTATGTCCTCGGAAATCAGCTATAAATCGAGGGAAGCTCTCACCCTGATTAATTGGAGTCAATTGCACTTTAGAGGAATTATTTATCTTGTCAATCCTCTTCATCAACTCCTCATGTGAGCACGCAGCTACGTAATCAATATCGTGCCCCACATTGTTCTTCCTACGTATACCTCCAGTAACTTGGATTACCAAGTCTCCCAAGTAGGTCTCTAGTACCTGAGTCAACGGGTATAATAATTCTGGGATCCTAAATAGCCCGTAGTGCTTTAGTACGGCATCGGACACGTGGGTATAGTACGGAGATTTTCTAATCTCGAGTAGAAATTCGTGATCACTCTGACAGTCAAAGTATTTAAGAATTTCGGCTCTATCTTCCTTACTCATCCAGTCCATCCAAGATGTATTTGTACTCACTTCTCCGGCCAATACTGCTTGAATCTTGGAATTAAGACTTGGACCTATTCCACTTATGCTCATCCAGTCAAAATCCTTAGGTACTTCCTCGTTCGACTTAAGAACTTGACTAATGGCAGAAGCACCCTTACGATGGGCGATACTACGCCATTTATCTCCCTCATCCTCCAGACGACGAGCTTCAGCAAGGAGATGAGAAATAATTCTACGGCACTTCATTTTCAACCTCATTAATTTAGCACAAAAATAGGGTGAGTACACAAAGTACACTCACCCTAGGGATTTGAATCAGGCCTTAGCCTTGAGATTACTCGGCTTCTCCAGCTGGAGGTCATCCAGGCCGACAGTTGCCTTGAAGTCACGGTAGATCACGTTGTACTTACCAGGTTCCACCACTTCAGTGATTCGAGCACGGTAGTACTTACTGTGCTCTTCGATCCAGGCCCAGCACTGAAGACCTTTCTTGGCCATTTCCTCAGTAACCGACGGAGCAGCTACCGGAGCTACAGGAGCCTCCTCCTGCTTCTGGCCGGTGAAGAGCTCCTCAGTAGCCGCTGTCTTGGACTTGGACTCTACGGTCTCAGCCACCTGATTCAGGAAAGACCGGGCCTTAGCACCCATCGGCTTAGTGGTGTTTTTCTTCTTCGGGGTAGTAGTTGCAGCAACCATGATGTTTCTCCTAAGTAAGTACTAAAGGAAAGCGGTAAGTCCGCCCTTCCACTTTAACTGGCTTTTGGACGTTCTAAGCGCCCTCAAACAGCAAATTATTTTTACGCTGCGTGAGGATGACCGACTCGGAAGTCAATAAACTTCTCCATATCAACCTGACTGAACGAGTCCAGAAGGTGATCTGCAGCAGCCTTGGCTCCGATAATGCTATCAAGGATATTCCGGTAAGCTCGAGGATTTTCATCCTCACCATGTACGAAAACGTAGTACATGTTGTCGGAATGGTCCCAAGTAAGAGTCACTCGACCCTTCTCAGAAGTGAGAGTGGGTGCGTAAGTAAAACCTTCATCACGTTCACGAAACATAATTTTCTCCACCTAAACAGAAGTCTGGGGAACTTCCCCCTCACCTTAACTGGCTTTAGAGCTCTGTAAGCGCCCCTAAATACACCCTGGATATTTCAGGAGTGTACAAGGTAGAATCTTATGTCTATCGAACATAGATATATCATGGGCCACTAACTGATTGTCATATAGCAGTACTAGAACTTTATGCCTGTGATTTATCCCAGCATTAGTCTGGTTGTTTATCTCCTGCATAATATTCTTCTCTACTAGAATATCTCGGGATCTGACCTTAGGAAGAGGAATTCCATCTAGGGATACCTTATTAAGATCAATTATCTTCGACTGTGTCTTACCAATCAGAGTGGGGTAGTCTGTAAGTATAACGTCAAATTGATGGCAGATTCTAGTAACGATGTTCGTTATACCTGGCTTCATCAGAAGAAGATCTAGATACTTAAGGTCATGAGCAACCTCTCTGTAACTCGATAGCCTTATCTTCTTAACTGTGAGTATGGAATAGCAGATGAAATCGTTATATGGATATTGAGGATTATCAAATGTCTGGAGTAGTCTTACGCATGCTTCCTCAGTGACTCGGAGATTAACATTCCGGCCTCTACGTGAGTTAGCAAATACATCTGACTCCAGATTCTTACTCCTAACCGTTAGACTATCACCAGATATTAAAATATCTCCCTCGAAGAATATCTTCGAGGGAGAACTGGTGAGTTTAGCTATGTTGTAAACTCGACCGGACATCTACTCCGCCTTATTAGTGTTGGAACGCAGTTGTCATAATCTGCTCCGTCATTACGCCGTAAGTCTTCTCCATCCGGCATACTGCCTTACGGAGTCGGCTGGAGGTGTAGCCGAAGCTGATAGACTTCAGCCAGCTCGGGTAATTAAGAGGAACCTGACTCACGTTGAGGCACTTGATTCGGCCCTCATCTCCATGAGACCGAAGACCTACTTCACCATCTTTCTTAATTACCTGCTCAATACAGGAGCGAATAATTACCTCGATGTGGATGCTAGCTACACCCAGACCACCCTCCACGAACAGGTCCTTAATGTGCTGGCAGAGCTTCTCAGCTGCAGTAATAGGATCCTTCTCAGTCTTGCTGAAGTCGTATAGGGTCTTCGAAGTAGCTCCCTCAGTAGTTACGAACTGAGTACCGATACCACCGAAAGCCCTGATGATGTTCGGAAGTACGTTATCAACCGAGTTACGGTAATCCGCCAGAGTAACCGAACCTGAGGTATGCTTACCACGTAGACCGGCCTGAGTAGCTGGTTCCGAGATATGCTGAGCCGACGCTGTCCCCATACCGAAACCTACTCTCCAATCCTCGTTAGTGGCAGGATCCTGTCCACAGCACTTAGCGCAGAGTCCACCTAGAACAGAGGAGCAGGTAAGAGGACTCCTCACCTTGAGGTAAGGCATGTCAGTCTTGCTGTCCTTAGTCCAGAGTTCGGATGTACCTGCAAGGTAGCGACCTACTGCGTATTTCGACTTGACCTCTACCCCCTCTCGAGTACCGCAGTCCTCTTCTACGATGGTAAGGTCACGCGCAGCATTAACCAGCTGCCGTGCGAAGTATCCAGAGGCAGGAACTACGAAGAAGTTGTTAGCCAGACCTCTCCGAGCAGGCCCACATGTCATGAAGTAATTGTACACACTAAGTCCTGTTGCCAGAGACTGAGTAACTGCATCCGGGTTAATCTCACCGTTCATCTTAGTGAGAAGACCCTTACCAACAACCATCTGGCGTATCTGGGAGGGAGTTACTCGAGCACCTGACTGGTACATGGCGTAGAGAGGGTTATTTCGATCGACCTCGTTAATCCAGCGATCTACCTGGCCGTTAATAACGGTATCCCACTCTTCAGCTCGCTCTTCGATAGGAAGAGCCGAGATACGGACCTGCTCTTCTGCCATGATCTCGTTAGTACCAGGCATTGGGTGGAAGTCGTCCATCCCAAGGGTAATTCCCTTCTCAGTGGCGATCTTGAAAGCCAGATCTTGTAGCTGTTTCATCTTCTTAACAGCTACTTCAGGGCTGTACTCCCGGTTAATGTGGATAACGAGATTCTTCACACCCTTCTTACTAAGGGCACCCTCTGGGAGGTACCCAGTGAATTCCCAGATCAGGAATCGCCCATAAGTAATGTCAACCCACTCAGTAGTGTCCCGGAACTTATACTTAACCTCGGTATGGTAAGTAATCAACCCGTTCTCATACGCTTCGTGAATTGCTTGAGGATTGTTGAAATAATGAACGTTATTTACCAGCATTATGGATTACCTCAGATTAATTAACAAGACTAAGTAATTCTAACTTATTGTTAGTCAGATTACATTCTAAATCCTTCTAAATCACAGGGTGAGCTGGTACAGACCCACTACAGCCTCGTGGGACGGAGACATATTCGGGGTGTCATAATCGATAGAACTCATCAGATTATGCTGAACCGAATACAGAGGGAACTCAGCTAGTGCCTGCTTAGACAACGGCAGGTGAATCGCCATGGTGTCGCCATCATGGTCTGCGTTGAATGGGGAGCAGATTAGCGGAGGTATCCGGATACTCTTACCAGAGTGAAGAACTACCTTAAATCCCATTACCGAATAGCGATGGAGCGATGGAGCTCGGTTAAGGATTACAATAGCCTCCTTGGCAAGGTCATAGCAGGCTTCAACCGCCTCAGTGGTCTGCCTCTTATACCAACGAGAAGCCACAGTGTACGGATTAGCCTCCCCATTGAATCGCTCTTCTGCCAGAGTAACTAGCCTTCCGAGGATATGGGGTTCAAGCAGAGTGTACATCATTTTGAACGGTACAGCGCAGGTATCAATCGGGAGATCGGGACCTGTAGTAATCGAGGAACGTCCGGAGTAGTCAATACGCTTGCCTAGCATATTACCACGAAACAGACCCTCTTTACCTCCCAGTTTGTCCATAATGGCTGGGATAGCGTTACCGCGATGGTCCTTAGCTCCTTCAGTGTAAACTGAATTCACCAGATGCTGGAGAACTCGAGCTTCTTCACGGAGTAGAACCAACATATCCTCGTTCTCCGATTCCATAATAACCTGGAATCGATGAGCTACTCGAATGAGTCGAAGGTAGAGGATATTAGTGGGGTGATACGAAATCTCACCATTCGAGATGGAGATATCTCGGTGGAGAGGTGGCGGAACAAGAACTGAGGTATTGAAGAAATTCAGGACCGAAGTGAACCCGTTTTCATAATACCGACGAACATCAGGATTTTTGTGCTTGGAGAGTGTCTCCTCACCACTAATGTCCAGGTCAATCAGGTCAGAGAGAAGCGAGTAAATCGAGTAATCGGAGTTCTCCCACTCAGGATCTTCCTTACCTACGATTTGAATGCGATAACGCACACCGCTCGAACTGATCAATGGACCTGAACCAGCTGCCTCCTCTATGTAGTACCGCGAGGTACCTACTGCCACATCGAGGAGAGCCTTACCACTAACTCCGAAGATACCGCCGACTAGGTCAGAGGCAATTGGATTTAGGTAGGGGAGGCGACAATTGATATGCCCCATACGATTACGGCGTTCACGTGCACTAAGAATAGGCACACCGCAGGTCTCGCATACTTTCAAGGCAATAGAGTGACGGATACCGCAGGCACAGGTGTAATCCTGGATAGGACCAAAGATCTTCTCGCAGAATAGACCACCCGGTACTGGGCGAGGTGTCTTGTACTTGAAGTTGTACAGACGGTAGGACTCAATTTCCCCAGAACTGACAGACTTAATATTGCTGTCTGACATAAGTTTGATCTTAAGTACAGGACGCATCCCTAATTACTCCATTTGTCCCAGAACGTGCTTATTGTAAACCGATTTGAAACTCTCTCTAGCTCGTTCTGCACCGTACCGCGATCCAATACACTCTATTAAGTGGTTGAAGGTGAGATTGGATATACGACGGAATTGTGCGATAAGCTCATCCAGCATGGGATTGGAGAATGTAATGTTGCACATCACCAGATGCCATGCAAGGACTTTGAGTAGGTTGTCAGAATTCGGCTTAGTGCTGATAATACGTACTAACCGAGTTAAGGTCAAGTCGGTCTTAGCGTCAGAAGAAGGACTTGCTTGCTTAACAGAAGTGGACTCAAGTACCGTAACTTGAGAGGTGGGCGTAGTAGCCACCGAGTCGGACACTTCACCAAGAGAGCAGAACTTACCAAATCGCGGATGGAAGTGGTTGTATGCTTCGAGACGAAGAGATTCAGAGTAGGCTGGGTTATTAGTAACCCGACTTAAGTAGTAGTCCATCCGGTCAACGGACTTCTCTTTAAGCACCGTATCGTAGAAGCTAAGGTCAAGGAATTCCCCCGAGGTATCCAGTTTTAGTGTTGATAATTTCCGTTGGTCTGACATTAGCATTGCCTTATTGCAAGAGGTTAGGCCTCCAAGGCCAAACTAACTGGCTTTAACAGTCTGTAAGCGCCCTGAAAAACCACGAATAGATAAAGTATTTTTCGTATTTCAGAAAAATAATTTATCCTCCGAATCTCTGAGTACTCAACACTGATACCCAGAGAACTAACTTGTAAGATAGCTATAAATTTCTCGTCTCTTTATCTTATTGACAGTAGAGACAACTACATTATACTCTTTGCATATTTCACCTACTTTTCTGGTGTCATTAAAGATAGCAACTACCATATCGTCAGAGAGCTTTCTATTACAACTCCTCACTACCTTCTTACCTAGTAAATTACCAGGCTTCCCATAACATGGGTGATTAACCCCACGTAAGTGTTTCTTCTCTCTATGATTCTCCTTACACGGTAAGAATCGGCAGTTATCATTTCTGTAATCTCCCTCGTCATTAACTCGAGATAAATGAAACCCACTAGGAGATATCTCATCAGGATGTTTAATCCCAGCTTCTTCTGCCTTGGCTAAATACTCTTCGAATGTCAGGTAGACATTAAAACCATCCTTTTGGGCATTGATTATTTTCTGCTTATATTTTCGCCTAAGTAGACCAATATCTTCCATATCTAAGTTCTCGTAAGAGAGGGGTGGGTATTAACTCACCCCTCTCCATTTTACTTAACTAATTTAGCTAACGGATTCTCTTTATCAAAAACCGGAGCCATAATTAGATCTTGAAGAGGCATCCAGTCAAGCTCAGTACGAGCTATCTTGGCCATATTGAGGTAGCTCCTGGCGATCTCTTTCAGAGGACGACCAGACCATGCCTTACTCAGACTTAGGTCGGTAGCTCCTTTGATATTCGCACTAACAGCCATCACGATTACACGAATAAGAGTACTGAGTTCTACCTTACCCCCCGACAGGATAGCTTCGATAGCCTTCAGCATAGCTCCAGCCGGAACGTCGTCCTTAGACTCACGAACATCCAGGAATGCAACTAGCTCTTTCAGATCCGATGCACCAGATAGCTTCATCAGAGCCTTCTGAAGCTCCTCATTACCAGAAGTGATTTCTCGCTTACCGATAATCCGCTCGACCTTACGTTCATCGTTACCAACCATCTTAGTGGTGCCGTTGAAGATAAGAGTAGAAGTGATGTGCTCAGGCTTAACCAGAGTCTCCTTCTCGAGAGCCTTAATCTGATTCATCACCAGATTGTACTCGGCAGGGATCTTACGAACGATCTGGGTAAGGTCGAGTCCAAACATCGGACTACCTTCCTTCTGACGTATTTTACCAGTACTTGCCCCAGTTACGAGGCGAGTAATCAGGATGATTCGTGCAGCTCTGCCCAGATTATCGATGAGTTTCTCGAACAGGTCCGATACCTCAAGACGACGTTCAGGAGTGTCCATGCCCTTATTGAGCATAGTCTCGAACATGCCCTTGGTGATATTCGGATTACCGTAGGATCCCTTGATGTTCAGTGCGGATGATTCCATCTCACCTTCACCATCAGGGCTATCCATCATCGAGTCCAGAGAGTAAACCCCATTACGGATCTCCTTCTGGTAATACTCCATAGCTAGCTTACGAGCTAGGTCTTCTGGGAGAAGTGCCCGGAACTCGTAGTAGATCTTCTTGCGAGCATCAGGCTCTTGTTCAGCCATACGGGAGAAACGCTGATACTGAGACATTACGCCTCGTTGATCAGCCTGTTTCTGATCCGCAATGAGGTGGGCAATGGTCTGTTCGTCAAGATATCGAGTAATATCCCCCAGAGCCTCCTCAATCGTATGGATACCGCCATTCATAGGGTTGGAGTCCATTTATCTCTCCTAAATAGACAGTTTGATCCAGGATTAACCATGCACTTAGGATCATCAGTACACTTCTCATAAACGACTATTAGGGAGAAATGGTTACCCAAGTCTCCCTTCAAGTCACTTATTCTTCAGTTGAATATGTGCAACGATCTTGGTCTGAGTAACACCCCAGTAGCTCTTGTAAGCTGACTTGGTAGTGAACATCTCATCCCAGCTAGTGTACAGTTCCTTAGTCTTAACGATCTCGGTACTGTCAACTACCCATGGACTATGCTTATTCATCTTGTCCAGAAGAAGATCAACTGCCTCTTGAGTGCCTTCAAGCTCGAATTTGATCCCGTCAGGGGTCTCCTCGATATCTCCAATACCGCAGATGTGGAAGCAGTTAATACCTACCTCGTGGTCAATACGCATAGGTGCACCAAGCTGCTCATACAACTCGTCCTGCATCTTGAATCGCAGAGCTTTGGTGTAGTCGAATATCCTTCTTACTTCGCACTCAGAATCGAGGGCGTCATGGGTGAAGTTGTGAGACAGCTGAGTCAGATCAATCGTCTGGCAGTGCTCATGCAAGTTCCACATGGAAGTACCAGCAAGCATGCTACTTGATGACTGAATCGGATAGTTGCAGCCTTGACGGTACTTAGCGTTACCTGGCGCGTCAGTCTCAACCTGGATAAGTGCACCAAACATGTTGGTTACCTTACCGTGAGTATCGACCTCCTTGTAACGCTCCTCCATCCAGACCTTAATACCAGGGAACTGGAGGAAGAATGCATCGAACATCGCTTGAGTACGACCTACGTCACCACCGAAGATCTCTACCGCAGTAGATTCAATGGACTTACCGTAAATAATACCGAACGATACTGCCTTAGCTCCACGTCGCTCCTCACTAGTAACCTCATCTTCGGGCTTCTTGAATACCTGGCTAGCAACATAACGGTGCATGTCACCACCAGACAAGAATACCTGAAGCATCTTCGGGTCTTGACTGAAGAACGATAGGATAACTAGTTCAGCCTGACTGAAGTCAGCATGGAACCACACACCGTCAGGATTACGCGGAATGAGCATGCGTCTTACTGATGATCCCGAAGGGATCGTATGTGCTCCCGATGACCAACGATGAGTAATCGCCGATAGAGAGTTGAACCCTACGTTGAATACCCAGCACTCATCCTCCTTCAATTGGTAATCCAGAGGCAGGAGGTCAGCCTTAGCTATCCGAATTGGCGGTTTAGTAATGTCCTTGGGATCGTACTTAGACAGGTAGACTGAGTCACGGCCGATAGAACCCGTGATGTAAGTACTTACCGTCTTAGCTAGCTTCTTCCACTTATGCAGGTTGAACAGTAGCTCGAACTTAGGATTCCACGTTGACTTATCGTCGACATTGACGCCGAAGAAGTAAGTGTGGACCTTGTACTGAGCTTCCATTACATCACGTGCAAATCGACCAGTATAAAGCTCCTTGTAGTTGTTCGTAGCCTCGACCAGACAGTTCTGAATATCGATACCGAATATTTTGCCCTGATGCTGCTGCATTAGCCCAATAAGGGAATCCATCATTTCATCAGCAGGCTTGGACCTAAGGAACTCTTCCTCGGTACTGAAGGTACTCAAGTTCTTCAATACTTCAGGCCAGATATCCCGATTACGCAATTCGGTTACGAATGCCCACAGAATAGTTGCCATCTCGATACTTTCATCAAGATAGTGGTTCCAGAACATATCCCGAGTAGTACTATGGTTACTCGCAGGATTGAAGATACCCTTCAGTTCTTCGTGACGATCACCTTCATCCTTAATGACCCTACGCTTCTCCTTCTTGGTCTTCTCGGTATATGACACGATCGTATGCGGAAGGTTCCATGACAGGATGTCGTTAGCCTTCATCTTTGACTCAATCGGAATGTCCAAGTCTTGGATGATTAGGTTCAGCGACGCGATCATTTCTTGAGTGAATTTGTTCTGTTCCTCATAGGAAACATCACGATCGTAGGTGATTCCATACGATTCGAACACTGTTGCAAGCCATGGATGGCGGATATACACCGGATATCCATCACGGAACTTGTCTTCGAACTTCTCAGCTAGGATTACACCGTACGCCGAGTCACGACAGCAGTATGGTCCCAGAATCTCGTGGGGAACTGCCGCCCAGTGATACGGGTATCCAGTAATGCATCGTGCTAGTTCTTCAATACCGTAATCCTCGAGAATATCCTCGTGGTTTTCACGGATGAATTGCAGACTCTCGTTGTGCTGAATCTCTTCCATGGCAGGATATCCACCATTACGAAGAGTCTCGATGAGTTCAGGTTGACCCTTAATCATCTTGGTCATCTGCTTAAAGGTAGCTGAGAATGCGTTCAGCTGCTCGTGTACTTCAGCTTCCCAGAAGTCTGATGCTAGGTGACGACGTACTGCGTCCTTCAAGCTACTACGCGAGGACTCCATCGTGATCAGTACCATCGAGTCGTTGATCCCGATAAATACTCCTAGCCATCGCCAGAATACCTTCATCTCGAATGGACAGTTGAATGCCCACAGCCTATCCTTAGTTCCCAAAAAGAATGAGCGCAGCTGTTCTAATTCCCATTCGGTCTCATTACCCGTTACAGGTATCCACCATGTAATGTGGGATCCATCGTCATCCTTCATCGATAGACTGAATAGGGTGATCTTGAAGTCCTTATGCCAGATCTCCTCTCCATTAGTCTCGAAGTCTACCCCTATCTTGCCTCGATAGTTATTGAGTAGCCATGGTAGGATATCCGATATCAGTCCATCGATCGAGATACTATTGATGTGGATATTGTAGGCTTGAGGTGTGTGCTTCAGTAGACCTTGAATACGATTGGAATACTCGATCTCGGAGTCAGGGTTATTCTTCAGTGCATGCACTACGAATCGAGGATGGTGGATCACTGCTGCCTGTGCAGTAAACTCTTGTACGCCTAGGAATGGCATACTGTTGAGCTTAGCGATAGTGGACTTGGCAGTAAGACTAGGTGCTAGCTGCCGTGCAGTCTGAGAACCCAGTAGGATGACTTTCTCGATACCGTTGTCTGCCAGATACGAATAAACAGCAGACTTTAGCTCATCAGGAATTTCTTCGTCATCGAAGTTATCCTTACGGAGTTCTACATAGTGCGGGAAGACGGTCTGGGAGAGGAAGATAGCTCGCATCATGTCGCCAGCATCAGTGGAGAATGCACCCTCACTCTGCCCCAGACCGATACCTACGACAGCATACTTACTCTTCGATGGTTCAGTGATTAACTTCATTGTTGATTCCTAGTGTAGGACTGCTCCAACCTAACAGGGTTTCGAGACAGTAAAACGTCGTACTGACAGTACCCACAGTAATAGGGTAGGCTCATCAAGAGGCTACCCATACTACTTTATTCTGAACGATCTACTACTTCACATACTGGAGTAGCCATCCTCTCCTTGATACTATCCATCAGGTCATGTTCACCTGCAAAGAAGATACCCAGAATAGTTAGGCAGATGATGGCTACCGATACTTCGTATTTCATGCGAGAACCTCCGAGATAGTGTAGTTACCGTCGTACTGAGGATGGAGCATGATCAACTCTCTCATATCAGCCAGTCTCTGTAGTTCAGTGTGGTACTGAGGACTGTCAACATCAGGCATGACTATGCACTCCTTAAGGTCGACTCCATACAGATTAGCTAGCTTGACATAACTGATGTAGTGCCGTTGATTATCGCTACGGCTACGTATCCATCCAGGGAATAGTACGTACTTCTTCACTATCCGAGTAGGTGAGTTCTCTGGTTCAGTATCGAAGAACTCAGTGATCCAGGCAGATAGTCCATGGATCTTAGTCTCGAACCATCTACGGATTACATACCCCCGGATGATACTTACGACAGTGAACAGAGTAACGATGAGGAAGTCCTCCTTAGCACTATGCTCGAGACCTAGGACAATACTCACTAAAGGCCATACTACGAACAGTGACAGGAGAAATCCGATGATGGTATTGACGATAGTCTCGATAAGAGACATCAACTTAGACTGTTTCATTACTAACTCCTTATGGAGAGATAAACTAAAACTAACACTTAGTTAGTCATTAGACGGATCGTTGAATGCATCATTAAATGCACGTCGTTCACCATTAACCATAGCTCCTACTGGATCGCAGCTATAGAAGGTATCACCGATTCTAGTCTCACCGGCTTCAGTGCAGTCTGTCTTGAAATTGGATTGCATTAAGCTAGCAGCCAGAGTAACTCCTAGGACCATGCCTATTAGAAGAGACAGTAGACTATTCATGCTTACCTCAGTAAGTGAACTTCATCTCAATATCGAGGAAGTCGATGTTAGGTCTCTCCATCATGATTACCTGATTAGGCTCAATCATAGAGGAGAATGATAGCCACTCTGGCGGGTGAGGGATCATGCTCTGAAATCGACTATGGAGGATCATAGTATGCTTAGCTGGATCGAAGTCGCACTTAGCACCCATCCTATTGAGAATTTCCTGGAGAGCAGGGCTAATAGGATTTAGCTCCTTCATCTTCTCTCGAAGAGCGATCAGGTCTTCCAGATTAAACGGTCTGTTCATCTTCAGTTACCTTATCGTAGGTAGCCTCGAAGATATCCTTCTTAATCGCTCCATACCATCCAGAGTGTGTCTCAACTACATAGTCACCAGGGCATACGATATTACCACCAGTCTGAGTTTCGATATAACCGTGGTTATGCATAGTTACACCGCAGATCTCACACTTGCAGTCACCTGGGATATCTGGATGGCGGAAGTACCGTACGATATCTCCCTCCCAGTTATTAGCCTTACGCTCTTCTGGAGTGAAGACACTCATCACACCATCACGTAGGCCATCATGTTCCTTACTGTAGTCCAGAGGATGATCACCATTCTTGAACCACTGGTGTGCCTCGATTACGATAGGCTTCTTGACATACTTACCCATTACTCTTCACTCCAAGCTGTTTACTAAGATCACGTATTTCGATCAGTTTATTCCGGAGATATCCCTCGGTCTCATTCTCCTCATCCTCAAGTAGGGATTTCAGAGTATCCTGTGCTTCTTCGGAGAGGGTCTCCACTTCTTTTCTAATTCTACCTATCTTCTCAATGTCAGCTCTTAGCTCATCAGCCCGGAGCTGACACTTATGAAGACGGTACTTAGTCAGCAGTGGCCGGAGTACCTGAGTCACTACATCAGGAGCTACTTCCTTAGGCCATGGGACACCGATGCTATCAAACCGGAATACCACATAAGGCTTACTACCTTCCTCGATAGCATTGTAGTCTCGGCAGATAAGATGAAGATTAACTCTCTTCTTACCCTCTACGTTGACATCGAAGAGGTCTCCAGTCTCAGCGTGAATAATTCCGGCATTGATAACATCGCCCATAATAGACTCCTATCGAGCGCCCTTACTAGCTACAGGCATCTCAGACTGATTGTTGTACTGGCCCACATTGGAGTACAGGATGTGGTCAGGTACCGGCTCTACTTCGTAGAACTTGATCTGGCCAATAGGCATACCTGCACTCAGGCGAATAGAATGCTGTTCATTCATGTTCACCATCTCCAGAGTCAAGTGACCATTGAAGCCTGGATCCATGTGATCACTGTGCAGGTGATTCAGGAAGCAACGAGCGATCGATGACTTCATGGTGAACTCACCTACGATGTTATTGGGGAGATTGAATCGCTCCACAGTAACACCTAGGAAGATCTGGCGAGGACGTAGCATGTACCCACTCTTGTGGATCTTGATATCACGCAGATGGGGAGTATTCGATGGATTCATGGGGTCCAGTAGTGCAGCGAATGGACTCTCCAGCTTGAGGTTCTCACTCAAGTGAACATCCACACTAGCACTCTGAACATACTTCTTATCGACCAGGATAGAACCAGCCTCAACCAGTTCCATAATACGACGGTAGCTCAACATAGACATAAAGGGTACTTCCTATTGACTGACGGAGTCCATGAACCAGGACGGTACGTCATTTCTAACTCGATTGAGTAGCCACTTGAAGGATGGGTCCAGACAGATAGTTACTGCCACATCCTCAGCACTACGGATAGGTCGACCAGAGGCCTGAATGATATTGGTGATGGTGACTGCATCATACCACCCTTCATCCACATCCATCTTAGTCTTGATCCAGTTATCACCCAGTGCCGGATACGGTACCTTGAGAATAATCTGGAACTCAGCCATATCACCAGCGAAGTCAACACCTTCAATGAGAGATGGACTCACCAGTACTCGACCTGGACGGACTACGGACTTGATGTTACGTAGCTCTTCACCACGTGGGATATACAGACGGTTACGATGACGAGAGTACTTAAGTACATCTTCAGCATAGCTGTACGATGAGGAGTGAATAAGTCCGGACTCAGTAGCCTGGTCCAGAATCTTGTCTACTTGCTCAACGTACTCTTGAATTACTTGCTGACGAGTACTGTGGTTGATCTTCGGCATCTCACCTTGGATGATGAACGGACGATGCTCAACTGGGTAGGAGTACGGCATGATGACACGCTTGTAGCGTACCTTGCAGCGATCCAGTTCACGTACCATCAGGAATGGAGTAGCGGACATAAGCAGAGTGAATGTGCTCTTATCCAGAATCTCCATGGCATAATCCGGAATGAAGATAGGAGTAATGGAGAACTTCAGGCTCTCATTCTCGTCACTATCGATCACCAGATTACTCTTGTCCTGGCTAGCCATATTCAGTAGCTTGCCACCTAGACCCTGAAGATACTTAACATCCTTCTCTAGAGGAATCAGCTTATCGGACAGTAGCTTAGCCAGCTTACTATCTTCAGGCATATTCTCAATGGAGTCCATCAGTTCATTGAATGCCATTTGAACTGCGGATTGAGTATCACGAATGAACTCATAGATCTCCGGTAGGTCACTGAACTGAAGACCACGCTTATTCAGTTCGATCGGATTGAAGTAATCCGTCATGGTGACTTCAGGAGTCATCTCATTAATACGATTAAGGTTGAACTCGACCTTCGTATAATCAATGAGGAAATCTGGTAGATTGTGGCACTCATCCACAATAAGAGTATCAACGCCTGCATAGCGAGGATACCCAGTAAAATAGAATGCATAGTTCAGGGTCTTGAGAGGAGCAGCCTTGTACTCACTACGGGCGATATTGTACTCACACTGACCATCAGAAGTGGAATACTTACACGACGTATGGTGTTTATGTGCTGGGAGAATTGCCGGCGGATTATCAGTATGGCAGCTGTAGTTACTAGCTCCCATCAACTTCTTCATGCTAGGGAAGTCACGAAGATACTGATTCTGGAGACTGATGGTCTTGGTGAGGAACAGAGTAGATGCTACCTGACCCACTACCCGATTCAGACACTCAGCGATGATCCGTGCAATCCATGACTTACCAGCACCAGTAGGTGCATCCAGGACTACCTTGGTGTAGTTATCCACCAGAAAGGCAGTGAGCACTTCCATCACTGCTTCTTTCTGGTTAGGACGCCACTGGAATGACGGAAATACATCCGCCACTACAGAATCTAACAGACGTTCAACATCTGACATAACGGTACCTATTACTTGCCGGTGAGGAGAGCCTTAGCAGACTCGTACTGAGCCTTATCTTCGAAGAGGATATTGGTCTTCTCCGTAGTACCACGATGCTTCACGATAATGGTCATGGGGTCATCCTCGAACTTAGCTGCCGAGAGGTCGTCCAGATCGATACAGAAGCTGTGGTTACCATGTCGCTGACTGGTTACATCAAAGGACACTCGTCGATCGAATGTTCCGATACATGCACCAGATGTTTCGTTGTCACTCATACATACCTCCAGTAGGGTGTCTTCCAACACCCTAACAGGTTCTCGAGTTACGTGAACGTCGCAATCAATTCAGGCTTACCTCGATGACAGAAAGGTACATTACTGCACCCATGGCACTTATCTTCCTCGATAGGGAGATCGTACACACTCTGAGCATCTAGGGTCTGCTTGACTCGACCACGATAGAACAGGAAGTCATCCTTGGTCTCTTCCTTAGTAATGACACGTACTTCTACCTTGCCATTACTTCGGTTTACTCCAACGATGAATCCGTACGGTACATCCATGATGTGGATGTAAGAGGTCAACTGGACGTAGTAGTCGAACATAACCTCTTTGAGTGGTCTCTCCAGGAATCCCTGGAACTTCCTCTCTGACATACCCTTACAGTCACCAATACCATAACCCCATGGCTTGAGATTGACTAGGTAGTCGAGGTTACCTCTCCACTTGTTACCTAGGTCCCGGACCTTATCCTGAGTGGAGATGAAGATGCCAGACTCCTTGAGGAACTCTGCCACAATATTCTCAACACAGTACCCCATACCTACAATCAGCGAACCAGAGTAGTTGTAAGGGTCATCCTTCATGTAGACGAATTCGTACCCATCAATCTCCTTAGGTCGATTGTAGTTAATCCAGTTGAACCTCATGCAATTCATCGTTTGGGTGATGGAGATGCCCCATGGCTTGTAGTCATCCACCACCTTCTTCGATGGTCTGCATATCTTTGACTTAAGAGCTATCTCAAGTATCTTACTCATCAGATTACCCTTTTAGTCTCTGAATATTCTCACTTAACTTTTGAAGATAGTCGTCTCCGTAGTTCATTAATTTCCACAATAGCCTCTCCTCAGGATCGTCTCCAGGAGATCTAATTACACGAGTACTACTAACAGTCGGCAACTGGCCACGTACTTCCATCCTCATCTTCTGAGATAACTCAGTCTCGTCCAGATAGAAGTTAATCTTATCTGGGGCCATACTGCGAAGCAGATAGGTCTGGAATGGAGTAATAGTCTTGCCAAATACTGCCATAGGATTAGGGAAGCCATCAATAGCCGCAGCTATCGCATCGAATGGACCCTCAACTAGAGTAATCTCTTCGACATGCTTACCTATCCAGAGATCCCCAGTAGGCGAATACAATACCTTGGAGTTCTCAGGCAGGTAGTACTTCATCTTACCTGGCGGCTTGTAGAACCGGAGGATGTACGACACTATCTTGCCATTAATGAAGACAGGTACAGTTACTCCTGTCTTCGGCACCTCTCCGAATCTGAAGACATCAAGTAAGTCTGGGTAGATAGGTACACGATGAGCTAAGTACTCGACCGCTACATCAGTAGGTGCTTTAGCTATCCCAGAATAATTGATTTCACTGAAGCTCCTAAGCTCACGCTCCATAATCTCGGGATTATGAGAGAGGTCTGACAGCAACCTATTTAGAATTACTGTCAGAGCCACCTCGTAGCGTGGACGATCAGTCTTGAGGATTGCCACATGTTCACATATGAAGCAGAACCCAATTAGCTTCTCGTAGTTCCAATAGAGCTTGACCTTAGCGTAGTCATCTCCATGTTCTTCCTTACACAACGGACAGATGTAGTGCTCGTGATTCTTACTGTGGCCATGAACCTCATGTTCAGCAGGATCGAACTCAAACACCTTCTTCGATAATGTGGAAGTATTCACTAACATTGAAGTAGGCTGTTTGATCATACGAGCAAGGTCGATCTTCATACCTACCTCAACTTATTAGGCACTAACGCCATCAGTGTGGAACTGAGCTTGACTGGCGTACTGGTCACGGAGTTTATTGTACTCATAACCGTACGAGTTCAGCATGTAGGAGAACATAGCCTCGCAGATGTAGGAAACATCCTCGACTGGAAGGCTCTGGATATGAACCAGACCACGGACTACTGCTACTGGGAAGTCGACGATCTCATTACCACGCTTCATCTCTTTCAATGCCTCCAGAGTGAAGTCGAGAATGTCAGCTCCCTTGTAGATAGCCTTGGTGATCTTACGGACTTCGTCACTATAAGTGACCTTATTCCGGAATGGCATGACACGATTGAGGAGATCCTCTTCCACATCATCCAGCACTGCCTTCAGAGTGGGGTACTCACGCTTGATGTCATGACGAACATCACCAGTGTACTTCTCAGCCATGTCGTGAGACAGGATGGTACGCTGGACACAGGAGTAGAGCTCATGCTCGTTCACTGTGCAGAGAGGAGTATTATCACCACGATCGGTAGTGGTGTACGTGTCGGTGATGAGACTAGCCCACCATGCTACCCGGAAGCTGTGCTCAGCAACATTACTCCGATCGAACATAAAGTGGCCATTCCAGCGACCAGTGAATCGGAGACCATCAACTTCCTTCATGAAAGTAACTAACTGAGCAATGCTCATAACGAACCTACCTTAAATAATGTACTTGAACTTAGTGAACGTGCTGCAGCATACAGCATTGATCAAGTCCTGAGAATACCCAGAGAGATCGATCTGTTCCTCTTCTTCCGGAGTCAACTGAGCTACTACCAGTTCGCAGTAGTGCCACAGCTTGTTAGTAGTGCGAGCTACTCGGTAAGTCTCGAAGACATTACGAATAGCAGACATGCCTGCTTCACGGTCGAGCTCTTTGATAGCCACTCGTCCCATAACCTGGCATACCAGATTGAAGAACATGCGGATATCGTGAGCACTGTGAATGACACCAATGTCCATCTGCATTCCAGTAGCCATATTCGGCGATACGGCATCAGTATTGGCGACGATATCCTGGACTTGGCGGAGCACTACCGGCTTGTCGTAGTAGATATGGGTATTGTTGCAGTAGTGGGCGTAAGTACCCACATCCATACCCAGAACAGATGCCACCACTTCCTGGAGGAACGACCACTCGAAGATATTGATGCTACCAAAGCCCCATAGTGCATCACCACTGCGCTGAATCACACTCAGATTGAGTCTATTGCGATTATCAGGGTCAGTATAGAGATACAGCATATTGTTGCAAGGTACATCCTTACTAGCAGATACACCAAGCTGCGCGTGAATTGCACTATCGGTATCAAGAGCAGGATCGTAAATCGAGATAACAGACTGGCGAGTAGCAGGTGACTTCCTAAGACGATTAATAGCAGTATCGAGCTGCCCATCCTTATAGAGTCGAGGACCGTAGCCAGCTCTCCAGGAAACTCCATCATCACTAAAGTCCTTAGCTCTTGGGAGAACTGCCGACAGCAATGGTTCAATCAGATTGGTGCCTGACAGTACCCACATGGTCTCGGCGATCATGGCGTAGATGTTGTTCTTACGTCCAGGGATGCACAGATATCGATTGACAGGCCGCTCGATCTCCAGTAGTAGACGATTGATTTCCTTCACTGTCCCCTTATCGGACTTAGTCTCAGTACCGAAATGGTGAACATCATGGATCAGTTGCTTGACGGCATCATTAATGCCACGTGCCTTTACTACGTGCATGGGATGAACTCTCAGTGAACAGTCTGAACATTGACAGGATAGTGGTTACCATAGGTAGCCTTCGGATTACTCTTGAAGTGAGTAAGCCACTCGACTCCAGCAATACGATCTTCCATGCTAGAGAATCCATTATTCTCCAGGAAGAATGCTACCAGACTACCTTCTGTCGTTACTGCCACTTGAACAGTCAGCTTGTCACTGATAGTAATCTGGACAGGAGGAAGATCAGGAGATGTCTTCTCTCGCAGCATGGCATTCATTACGTAGTTCATAGTAGCGCCGAATGCAGAGTAGTATGGGCTACTGTGAATACGAACACCGTCATCAGCGATCTGGATGGACGATGGGTAGAGCATGATCGTGATATCTGGGTAGCACAGAGCCTCACGAGTGATCTCTTCGAGTTCCTTACTCTTCTCAGCAGAGGAGAACATCGAGTTGTGCATAGCGTAGTAGACGAAGCTATCAATGACAGCTCGATCACTAGTATACACTTTCTTAGTATCCCGGAGATCCTTGAATAGTTCGGCTCTCTTGCGGATGAGATTCTCCTGGAATGAGATACCAGAGTCAGGCTCGTTTACTGCGAGACTCAGTACGTCCAGATGGCTCTTGATACCTGGTGGTAGGAACTTGCGAGTCTCAATACCAGCATACGGTACATCGTAGTGCTGACTCCAGGCTTGTGCGAGAGTAGTCTTACCAGATCCCTGAGGTCCAGTAAACACTACTGAGTGTTTCTTACTTGACATGGTTATACCTCACGTTGAACAACCTACACCCTAACAGGGTTTCGAAGCACATAAACGTCGGAATAAATAGGTAAATAAATAGGGTAGACCCCGTGAGGAATCTACCCTATCTTCACTTACATCTTCGGATAGTTGATCCGGAGCAGGTCATATACCTTCTCCGAGACCTCTTCCGGATTGGAGCTCAGCAGCTGTTCCTGATATGCATTCAGGACGTCGGTCAGGAATTCATTGTCTTCCTGATTGGACGACATACCCCAGGTATTCTTCCGATAGGTACCTTCTTTGTACCCATGTTGCTGACGGAAGTGATTCAGGGTATTCTTGCCGATATACTGCAGGAACAGCTGCTCATCAGTCAGGCCCAGAGTCAGGCACAGTTGACGGAACATACTGATGTCACTGCAGAAGTTAGCTCCCTGACCAAGACGAGTCTGGAGGAGATTACAGGTGAACTGCTCGATCAGGTCGAGTACATCGACACCCTCAATGACACCCATCTCAGAGGTAACGTCATCGAGCACCATATCGATAGCAGTCTCGATGATGCGGTCACGATCAGTGGTCTTGATCAGTACATAAGCACCGACCATCAGTTCACTGAGGATGAAGTGCCACATGTCAACCAGTTCCAGGCGAGCCTGACTCAGGTCATCATTACGCTTCTTCCACCACTTGTAACCTACGTGGTCCATCAGCTCACCTGCTTCGATCCAGGTAGCTCGATAGTACGGTAGCTTACGTTCCAGGAAGTCTGGGAAGATGGCCTTGTTCAGGTCATATTGCAGACCTAGCATTGTACGTAGTTGTGCTTCATTCATGGTTTGATTACCACACCCTTAGCTTGTTGATCCAGTTGCTTCTTGAGTTTAGCTACCTTGACCTTAATAAGGTCACGCTTGTCCTTATGACGGAGGTTGAGACGACGGCACCGGTCTACCTTCTCAACCTCTGCATAATAACTGGCGATAGCTTTACGGTACTTCTGTACCAGAGTCTCACCGTTCATACTACACTTCCTCAGTAGGAATCATCATAGGAGTCCACTATCAAGTACCATTCAATGGGTACTCCTGGAATCGGTGGTCTCATTAATGAGCTACTTAGTCCGACTCTACTAACGGCACCTACCTTCGAGATGAAGAGATGGTCAGTACGTGTGATAGTGGACTACTATGATGACTACATAAAAGCCCGCACTGAGCGGGCTTTTACTAGGCACTGACTTATCTCACCCTGCCATAGCTACACGGATATGGGGGATAAGTATCTGACCTTCATGATAATTTGCTGGCGGGATTAGCTGCTCACTCAGCGACAACCCGAGCTTCATATTCGATCCGTACTATTAGTTGGCCGTCTAGCCATGTCCCGGAATACCTCGACAGGTCCCGGGATAGTCAGGTCGATTATGAAAACACCAATAGTCTTCTTATCAGGTGAGGATAATTTGACTATGGCAGGTTGCACGATATTCCGCAGAATGACATCAGGAGCGGCGTACAGAGACGGCGCAGTGCAGATGTCTATCGTTGGAATCTGAGTATGCATCATAATCACCGCAGCGCAGTAGGCTGCTAGCAACATAATACACACCTCGTGTTATTTAGATTCAGGACCCGATTATTTCATGTCTTAACACATTCGGGTCAACATGTGTGCAGTAGGCCATTACGCCATTCCAGCCTCTTGGATTATTTGTTCCCAGTAGGCACTTTTGACAAGGATGTGTGGTGGGCCCCGTCGGATTCGAACCGATCTGTCCTCCGGTTATGAGCCGGACGCATTTACCAGTTATGCTAGAGGCCCTTATTCGTAGAAGATCTCCCAGGTCTTGACTCGAGGATGCTTCTGGGCATACTCATAGAAACTGAACTCCATTACACCCAGTTCAGTCTTGACCTTAAGAGTCAGGTCCCAGGATTCCCAGTCGTACTGATGGCCCATGTCATAGTCAGTACCCTTTCGAGTAGATTTACAGGCGTCGATTAGGATACCCCGTATCTTGACCTTGACATCCATAGGAAGATCGTGGACTTTAGATACTGCATCAATCTTCCGACTGACTACAGACCAAGTTCCACCATTCCAGCCAGGCTCATATTGAACCTTAATCGACTTCATGGGTTTACCAAGCATAACTCTCTCCATTTCCGACTTCCACCCTAACAGGGTTTCGGACTATCTGGAAGTCGTTATGCATTGTTGGTCAATGCCACATTTATCTTTGTACCAGCTGTAATCTGGAGAGAGTCATTAGGCCCGACTATACCACTACCTTGCTGAGAGACGTAGGTAATGGTGTACAGTCTGTCGTCATTATATCCAGCCAGTCTGCAGATACCACGATAATGCAATGTAACCGGTAGGACTAGGTGATGATCTTTTCCATTAATAGGAACTATACAGCTAACTACCGTCTCATCACCACCAGGTGCACCAGGATCTACCTCGACCTTCTGAAGGACATTAGGAGACTGGCGCAACTGTCGGAGAGCAAGAGCTACATCCTCTGGGCTGAACATGTCAGCTGGGTCGTAGATCTTAGGGCCATAATGTTCGAAGCCCTCAGTAACGAGATACTCAATATCCCGCTGAGTCTTCACGTCACGACCTGTCCAGGTAATCTGGCGTCGACCATCCACGTCCTTAACTACAGGTTCGGTAGTGATAGCGAACTCGAGTACCTGGCCTAGATCACATTCACAGAAGTGCTGGCCTACTTGAAACTGGGTCATGTCCTTGAATGATTTACGAGCCATAACTCACCTTAGTCTTCTTCTATCACGTCCACCCCAGCGATGAGGTTTGTCGGACATACGATGATCCAGAATACTAGCTCGTGGATCCAGTTTGAAATGTCTTCCTCTTATATCGTACCAGCAGTCTCCAATCTTGGAGTACACATGGCCCTCAACTGGGTCATACCAGGCAACAGCATCTGGGAAGACCTCTCGGAGGATAAGATGGAAGTTGTAGCATTGGCCCTGAGTATACAACTCGACCATATCTGGGTGTGACCTACGAATGGCATTAAGGAATCTAACTACCTTATTCATAAGTCACCTAAATTTTTGCAGAGTTTTCCACAGCATTAGTGGCTTCTGATGGATTAACGTCGATTAGAAAACCGACCTCTAACTAGACCAGCGTCTTCAATTAAAGGATTATTTTCTCTCAGAAAGAATTCAGTCTGTCCGTCGTTATACCATCTATAACCTGTGCATCCTGGGCTGTTTACCCAGAACTTATTATCTGAAGACTTGGTTCTATTGGCCATTTCTTCTATATTATCTCTAAGTTCCTGCCATGTAAAGTTGCCTATTACATAACCTTTAGAATGATCGATTCTTCCTAAAGACGGGACTTTCATTTCAGTAGGAACTGGTCCAAGATATTCCACAAATTTAGCAAAACCTTCTAAATCTCTTTTAAACGAAGTCTCTAAACACTGTTCGTCTATTCTATTATGCATATTTCTAAAACGGTTCCGATGAATCGGAAACATTTTAGGTAATAAACCATAACATGGAATACCTCTAGCTTCCATAGACTTAACGGCCATTTGCTCGTGATGGCTCCATAAATCAAAATTATGGAAAGCTATTTTTATTAGGTACTCGGTATCATATTTTATTTCAGGTATGTTCATACTAACCTCTGCTTAGGTATAAGAAGAGGCTATCCAGCAAAGCAGTGCTGGAACGGGAGCTACCCTATTCGCCTCTGGTACAACGGTAGGCCTGTCGATGTCTCACGACATTAACTAGCCTTTCTGCAGTATCCGTAGCTGCAGCCGGAGATAAGGATCACCCCCTTATCAACACTCTCGGAATGAGAGTGGAACCTCGATTACTCACATCTGGTTGGCTAACGTCTGTGCAGTTGTTAGTTAAGGTACTTGTGAGTAACAGAGAATATTGACCAAGAAGATAAGAGGCTAATCCCACCCATGATGAGTGTAATCTTCTTAGGTCAATATGGTGGAGAGCCAGGGATTCGAACCCTGGGGACCATTGCTGATCCGTCTGATTTCAAGTCAGGTGCCTTAAACCACTCGGCCAACTCTCCATTAAACTTTACTAGCTACTTTATAGTCAGAAGATATTTTATATCCCCTACTTCTAAGTAGCCTGTACAAATCCTTCTTATATCTAAAGTGAGAGGTCGTAAATAAGGAGTCTATTTCAACTTTATCCCCTAGACTACTTACTAGGTCTTCCAACCTATTTAAACGACACTCTTGAATCTTGACTACAGTCTTGTTTCTTGTAGCAGACTCCGATGTATTATCACTGGACTCCTGCCACTTAAAATTACCCTTTAAGTACCCAATTGAATGATCTGATCTACCAAGAGTTGGCCTAATCATATCTCCAGGAACAGGTCCGACATAAAGGATAAAATCAATAAATCCATCCACATTTCTAGGAAAATCACAATCAAGGCCAAAATCTCTAACTCTTCCGTGCATAGCAGAGAAGCTGGCCCAATGAATCGGATATGAAGATTTTAGGTTACCATAATATGGATAACCTCTAGCTTCAAGAGACTTTGCTACTGATATATTTGAAGGAGGTATCTTGGATAGATTTATTAAATCTTCTCTGGTCATGATTATCTCCAGTACTTCCCACAATCTACTCAAGTGCGCATCCTCTGTGGACTCATCCAGTTCGAGGCAAGAATAGATTGTAGGCTGCACTGTATTAAGTGCTGGTATAGCGCCAGCACAGTACAACTTCCAAGGTAGTGTCAGTACCATAGGCGTACACTTCATGCTTCAGATTGACGGTCCTCTGCAAACGTAATTCAGTTAGCTACAGTGTGAGTTACTAACTGGCCACCATCAGTGGCTCTTTGACTATTACAGTTTCGTGCCTTTTATACTCGGGCTACTCATCAGAAAGTACGAGTCGGCTCCTACTTAATAGGAGCCTTACCAGCAAGCTTGTCATCATACATCCGAGCCATAACAGTAGCTCCACGTAGATGATCCGTGGTATTCTCAGCAGCTAGTTGAGCTGCTTTACGATCACAGTCAGTAGGGATGTAGTTACCCGACTTACCGCTACGTCTTTCAACATAGTGGGCCAAGATACGTTGACCCAACTCAGATAGCATCATGCTGCTCTCCTAATTAATTATTACCAGGTTTCGTACTGGTCCAGTATCTTCTACTGACGCCCAGAAGTTCATGGCTACTGGGTAGTCCCAACGACAGGATTAGTTAAAGACCTGATAATTCAACCAGAGTCTTGTAGTCTGGGCTAGCTCTGTCACGAGCTACCATATCTTTATTCTTAGCGAGGAACTCTCGAATTCCTCTCTTCACTAGACCTACCGAGTTACCTACCAGATCAAGCGGATGGTAGAAATTACCCTGGTAGTAATACAGGCGACCCTTCTGGGCAGTGAGATTAAGGATGTGATGTTCCATTTAGTCCTCACTAATGAAATAGGTGCTCTCTTTCTGTTCCGAGGCAACTATAGGTATTAGCTATAGCAGGAGAGCGATCCGAAGATACCCGACCAGCATCAGGTTACTTAAGCAACCAGAGCCAGAGGTGCGAACGATTCATCGTTGGCAGTTACTTGATTTATGCTATTTCAGCTGAGCCCAGACCTTCCGCAAGGTGGCTCAACTTCAGGCAGTCATCTACCTGTGCTGCCTCTATTCACTACGCACAATGTCGAATCCAGATCAGCCCCATCATAGTTACTCTGATAGCCATGGTAGATTAAGACCGCACTCAAAGGCTGTCACTACCAGGGTAACTATGGTGGAGCTGGGGAGAGTCGAACTCCCGTCCATCATGTTTCACTTCAAGAGGGATTACAGCAATTAGGTTGTGATTACTAGACTTTTTGCTTCCAACCACATAATGATAGGAACCAGTAACCACAATATGGTGCCGGCAGTGGGATTCGAACTCACGACCTGCTGATTACAAGTCAGCTGCTCTACCAGCTGAGCTATACCGGCAAACTGGTGGAGTATGTGGGACTACGTAGTTACCCACCCTGGTATCATCACAGATCCCAATGCTTTAGACGAGGCATACCCCATAATAGGCGGAGAGTCACTTAGGCATTCAATGTAGCCGACGGGTAGACTACGAATGCAACTGGCTAGATAGCACCATCTAAGGACTCTCCTGTTTTGATTCGAGACCTGGGCAGACTAGCTCATGACACTAATCTCCACCAGTACTTCGGCTGACTAGTGGGGTCTCGAATATGGTGCGGATGGAGAGATTCGAACTCTCACGCCCGTAGGCGTCTGGACCTAAACCAGGTGTGTCTACCAATTTCACCACATCCGCATGGTTGCGTTTAATTATTAGATCGAGTGAAGCTAGTGCCGGTCATGTAGTCCAGAGTCTGAGGTTCTCGTGGAGTTACACTTTTCTAATGGCTCTCGATGCAGTCCGCCTCTGCGTGATTAAGACGGTGCTACTAATCTACTCGGACCTGTCATCTCTTGGCTGATCATGACCTCGTAAGGCCTACATCGTGCGGAGACGATTTCATGTTTCAGTATCTTTCGATCGGGAGTAACACCAAATTTGGCTGGGGTAGTAGGGCTCGAACCTACGACATTCTGATTAACAGTCAGACGCAACTACCAACTGTGCTATACCCCAATAATGGAGCGGAATACGAGACTCGAACTCGTGACCCTCTGCTTGGAAGGCAGATGCTCTATCCAACTGAGCTAATTCCGCAGAATACTTACTCCACAGGACTCTGACACCACATCAAAGTCCTGCAGGCAGTTAGTACTCACCGCTTGCTCTATTACCCGTCATCCTTACAGCCGAAGGATATCATTCTAAATGACAGTACGGGCACTGCCTCCACCGCTAGACCGTGGTCGACTCTACTCGGCTTCTACGAGGATGCCTCCTCTCCGCCTGCACTCTCCAACAGGAGAAATAATGCATGAGTAGCAGCATGACATCTAAACCCAGAATAATAAAACTAGCTGCATAGTATTCATTATTCACACGTGACAGTTATCGAGCGGAGTGCCTCTTCTGACACATACCCACTCCACGTAAGGGCTACTGCTCCACTGACCCAACCTTATCTAATAGAGCATTAGTAGAGGTTTCGATCCTAACTAATGATACTAGAGTTTATCGAGCTACGACATCAGTAAGTGCCGGGTATATGGCGCGTCCAGTAGGACTCGAACCTACCACCAGGGGATTAGAAATCCCCTGCTCTATCCAGATGAGCTATGGACGCGAAATGAGATTAAAAGGATCCTAGGACATCCAGCTTCAGCATCTGGGGGAGACCTACTGAGGTTAGCCTAGGGTCCTTTTAATCGCACTTCCAACCTAACAGGGTTTCGATTTATTTGGACGTCGGTCTAGATTGTATTGGAGAAGGACTGACGGATCATCTTCATGCGCTACCGAAGCATGGCGTCATCGGTCTCCAGAGAGTTCACCCTACCAGAAGCTATTCTGGCCAGCCTTCTCAAATACACTCGTCTTCCACCCTAACAGGGTTTCGACGTAGTAAAACGTCGTTTAGAAATATGGTCCGGGTAGCCAGACTCGAACTGGCATGACAATAGTCCAGAGGGTTTAAGGCTCTTGTGTCTACCGATTTCACCATACCCGGAAATCGTGGGAATTCAGTCTTGACTTGAGAAGACGTTTATCCTGAGGATCTCGTTTTCGTTCTCACTAGTGAATTGACAATTAGTTGCGAACTAATCTGCCAGACTGATAGCACCAGTTATTCCCACTTCCAACCTAACAGGTTTTCGACTTATGAAAACGTCGTTCTGGAGTCTTACTGACCGACTTTCGACAGCAGAGCCTTACCAGCATCAGTGTTCTTCAGAGCTTCCAGCATACCGCCAATAGCAGTACCGCCCTGAGGAGACAGCAGATCTACCAAGTTCTTCACACCACCACCGATATCGCCGGAGTTGGCGATGATCTTCAGATCCGACTGGCCGAGAGCTTTCGCCATCTCGATACCTACGAACTGATTGGCCTTGACTTGCTCGATGGTGATCAGGTACTGCTGATAACCCTGATTCTCACCGATCTCTTTCGCCAGAGTAATCTGGGTATCGACCGGTGCCATGAGCATGGCCTTCTCAGCTTCAGCTGCTGCCAGACCATTGACCTTGATACCCTCAGCTTCACGCTTAGCAGCTTCCAGCTGACCGTCAGCACGGACGATGGTAGTCTGCTTGTCAGCATCAGCTGCCACTACAGCTACCTTGGCCTGCTGTTCAGCATGAACTACAGCCACATCACGTGCGATTTCTGCATGACGGACTTGTTCGACCTTGGTAACTTCCATCGAACGCTCAGTGGTAATCTTGGCCTGAGCCTTGATCTCCTGCTGAGATTGCTCTTTAGCAATACCAACGATCTTGTCTTTCTCAGCAGTACGGATACCTACCTGCTGCAGTGCATCCTGTTGCTGAACGTCAACAGTACGCTGAGCATCGATCTCTTTCAGCTGAGCATTCTGCATGTTCTCAGCTACCTGGACACGGGATTCCATCTCGATACGAGACTTCTCCTTAGCCATGATGTTCTGAATCACCTGAGAACCCTTGGAGTCACGGATGTCCATGAACTCGATAGTCTTGACAGGCAGAACACCCCACTCTTTGATTTGATCCTTCACCTCATTGGTGAATTGTACGCCGAAGCTGCTACGCTCCTGCATAATCTCTTCCAGAGAGTTAGTAGCCAGGATACGACGAACTGCACCCTGCAGTACCGATACCAGTTGCTGTTGCAGTTCACCGAAGGAGGATACACGCTGAGCTGCAGTGCTAGCGTCATCGACACGGAAGAATGCACCAACATCAACCATGAATGGCAGACGTGCCGAATCATAGGCTTCATAGTCGGACAGGTTCACCTGGAAGATCGACTCAGGGAAGGTAGTGACATTGACACCGATGAATGGCAGGAAGCTCGGCCATTCATAGTAGGTGTTGCCGTCATCTTTACCCCGACCATAGGCCGTAGTCTTCTTGGAGGACTGCACGATATGCACCATGTTAGTCGGTACTACACGACGGAACATGAATGCAACGATAACTGCCAGAGCCAGCAGAGCGATAACTACGCCAATAGCGATAGATACGAGCATGAAGCTATTTCCTTTATTTAGTTGAGAACAGAGTTTCGGGACTTACACACTAACAGGGTTTCGACTTATCTGAACGTCGTTTGGAGTTACCAACCAGAGATTCTGAACATAGTGTTCTGATCCATCTGATTCTTCCCCTGATTAACGACCTCATAGCCATCTTGCTCCAGTTTAAGTATCTGGAGATGATCAAGATTGTAGTACGTGGTGTATGAATGATTCTTGTCTATGCTCTTCTTGATCTCAGCGTAGATTTCATCCATGCCTTCAGGCTTGAGTGAAGCCTTATATACTTTAGCTTCTTCGAGAGTCATTAGCTAGCTTCCTTATTACGTTCTCTGGCAGAGAGCATGGCACAGTAAGTCATAGCCGAATCGTAATCCTTCTCAGCTAACTTCTGCTCTGCCATTCTGTGGAGATGTTCAGTATCACAACGGTCTGGGTCAGTCCAGCTAGATCTGGAGTAACCTTTCTGAACTCCCTTACTCAGCTGAACGGCTACTTTATCAGCCGCGAACCGTGGGAGACTATTGTCATCGATCTTCATAACTAACTTCCTCACAGCTTTATTGCCTCAATAATCTTGTCATACCCCAGCAGTGCTGCTAGCTTCCGGAGTACTTCGACTTTACTATCTGTAAACTGTTCAGCAGACTCCTTAGCAAAGGTAGTCTCTACTTCCAGAGAATCAACTGAAGCTCTTACACTAAAGATATACTCTTTAGTAGCGTTTCTCTTCGCAGACTTGTCGCGTACTTGGATGATCCAGTTATCTTCCTCGTTGATGTAGGTCTCGATATTATTATGACCTGCATCTTGATGAACAACTATGTCACCATGCTCTGCCTGAAGTTGAGCATAGAACCTTACTATGTCGCTTATCTTGGCCGGATATGGAGGCTCGATGTATTTACGCTTCATTATGCTATTACCCTAATTCCGGTAGGAAGTACTATCGTTGTCTGGAAGAAGTCCTCAGGAGGACATGCTAAATATCTCCCCATGAACAGATGGACTTTAGTCTGGGTCCATTCAATAAGGGAATGTAGATCCCCAGGCATATCTCTTTCAGAGAAGCCCATCTTCTTAAGTACGTCACGTAGTTTCTGACTACTTGGTCTTGACGAGGGATTGAATAAATCCCAGTAAAGTATACCCTGAATTACCGCCATGCTAATCTCCAGGTATTGTCAAAAATATAGTGGGGCCTTGATGGCCCCATCTACTCCCTACTTACACACCTGATTATAGTTCTCGTTATAATCAGGCCATGTCCCTTGCTCTACCATTGAGCAATAGGTAGACACACTATCCTTAGCGTCATCGTAGGACATATTCCCAGTAATTCCGTATAGGACTACAATGATCACCAGCAGTACTGCACCAGTGTACCTCTTCTTATTCTTAGTGTCACTATTCATACTCTTCTTTCCTCTCTTCCTAAGTAGTCTCTGAGTAAGTACAGTAAGCGGGAGTACTGGACCCACCCGCCACCCTAACAGGTTTTCGCAGGACATAAACGTCGTTTGGAGTTTCACATCTCCTTGAACATTTCATCCCATTCTTCAGGAGTAATTCCACTGATAAGGAATTCCCGTTGACTGGCATTGAGCTCCTGGAAGTAATCCTGTGCAAAGGGACGTACAGTCTTCGGAGTACCGAACCACTTCAGGATCTTGCTAGCAGCTACCGGGATTTCCATACTAGCTACCTTACCGTCAACTCGAGTAACGGTTACGGTACTAACCGGCATTTCCGGATTTACTTGGCGGATAGTGTATTCAACGATCATCTTCTTTTCTCCAGATAAGGGGCTCAATTAAGAGCCCCTATTTAAATTAGTATTCTTCGTCGTCTTCTTCATCGTCGAAGAGGTCACCCTGATTAGGGTCGTTCTTACTACGTTGGGTAGCCATCGGCACCAGCTCGTTCATGTCACGCAGGTGCCAGATAGCGAAACCGTCAGTTCCATTACCGAAGTGGACATCAACCATTTCACCCCAACCATCGGAGTTTTCGGTAGTCTCATACTGCCAAGCACTACCGGAGCATGCGAATTCCTTCTGCTCGTAGGAGAACCTGGTATTCTCAGTAACGTCAACCAGGCAGTTCACCTCACCGCTCCAGACCATGTGCTTGAACTGACGATCCAGCTTAACGCAGCCGTAACCATCGTAAATACCGCGGAAGGTCTCCCGAACTACGCCATCCTTCACGTATTGGATTTCGCAGAGAGTCTCGTTATGCCACGGATTGGTTACTGCTTCATTACGGTTCTGGGAGATGTAAGAGAAGTTACCCATGATTTAGCTCCAGTTTATTTAGTTGCGGCCAACCGGCCCTTCCACTTTAACTGGCTTTTGGAGTCTGTAAGCGCCCCTGTATTTGAAAATATTTTTCAGTGAATATCAAAATAATAGTCGGGAGCAGTTTCCCACTCCCGACTATACTTACATCTTGCGACCGGAGATAATCTTCACGATCTTCTTATTACTATTCTTTGCAGTCTGGTGAGCCGACTTATAGTCATGACCGGTAGCACGTACCTTGTCCTGAGTGCCGTTCTTCATCAGTACATTGAATTCGTAAGTGTCCACAGAAGTTCCTTATTAGTTAACAGAATTACACAGAGTGCAGCGGTAGTAGTCCTCACGAGTATGAGGATTGTCGTGATCCCATACAGTTTCAGTATGAGGGCATACTTCCTGGAGAATACGGATCTTATTCGAGTTCTCCGTACCTTGTCTCTTGTACGTCTCAAGGAGACGATTCAAAGACTTGATGTCTTCGCGAAGAGAGTCCATCTTGGCTGTTATAGCATCCTTAGCTACCTGATCTTCCAGGAGATTCAGAGATGCATCGAGAGAATCAAGATCTCTGCACGCCTGCATAATCTTGTTCTCAGTATCCTGACTCTTCTGAATTATCTGCTTTGTCAAGGTAGTAGCAGCCATGAAGTGGTCTTTGAACTTGACTTCATAGGGATTCATTTGAACTTCGTTGTCAGACATCGTTATATCCTCACGTCCTTATTTACTTCACGTATTCCGGTTAATAGCTTGCCCATGAAGTTATGGCCACATCCATCTACTTTACCCCAGTAGATGTCTCCCCACCAGTTCCCTTCAACAAGCTCAGCATTACCTGTCTTCAAGAGCTTGAATAACAACTCAGGGACAGAGAACTTAATCTCAAGGATTCGGTACATAGTGTGGAGACGAACAGCATTCCAATTAGGAGTAGTAATTGGGTGCTCACGTGAATACTTCTTCGATTCCTTAGGTGTCAAGGTAGCTATATGCATCTTGACTTTGACATCCGTGTACTTAGCTGCTTGATAGGCATTCTCAGAAGACGGATATTCGATCCCTTCGTACACCAGCTTAACTGGGTACATATTGGAGAGGAATTCATACTCTCCTCTGAATGAATCTATTCTTTCCATTAATACTTACCTACAGTGTCATAAGCCCAGTGAAGTAGAGCTTGACGTTGACGAGGACGGCAGTTATGGTCACCTATTTCACAGTGCTTCTTAATCTGTCCAATATGGCGAGTAATGGCTGACCATCTTCCAATCTGCCGATTATCGTCGGGACTTCTGCGACCGAACCAGGTACGGCAATACCACTCGAACCATCCACGAGGATCTTGCTCACGTACCCAGCCACTAGCTACCCAATCAGTCAGAGACTGACTTGCATCTACCTTGAAGTAATTGAGATTTACATCGTAGGGCTTACCTACCCCTGCCGACTTACGACGAATAAGCTCCCTGAACTCTTCGTTGTACTCCGTAGTATCTGGGATATCACCGAAGTACTTACCACCAAATACTCCATACTCCAGCATCTGGAATGGAGTTAATTCTGGCTTGAAGTTAGGAAGATCACTTAGATCACCAACTGGCATGATAAGCGCGTACTGATAGTTAGTCTGCATTGCGTTATCAACTTGAATCATCCAGGGCTTATTCATTACTCAGACACCTCAGGTACTTTGATTACTTTCTCAGCAACTAGTCTCGCGACTACAGTTCGTTCGTAGCTGATCAGGTCATCACGAACTGAGCGACCATAGTCATCGTCCGGGAACTCTTCACGTTTGAATACCCAGCGATATCCACCTTCACCATTATGGAGGTGGAATCGACCTATGCGGACACCTAGGCTATCCGTCAGGAAAGCCATATTTCCATCGACTTGACAGATAACTTCTCCGTCACAATGGAACTCGGTGTTATCTGACGAGAGATCGATGTACTGGAGGATACTAGTGTCCTCAACCCGGTCAATAAAGGATTTAGTCATTTTATTGTTATCTTCTACAAAGACTGGAAGAACTTATTGAAGGATTCAGGATCGTGGTACATATCGAAGTAATTGGCAGACTTAGCTGCCCTCCTCTGTTCAGGAGTCACCTTCTCGACAGGTACACCGAATCGTTTAGCTGCAGAAAGCTTATGGAAGTCTTTCTCTTTCTCGTCTTCAATCACTTCTTCACCCACGCTATACCAGGGAACTCTGCTTCAATCTTGTCTTTGTGCTTGGCAAGAAACAGTAAGCTGATAAATCCGCCGTCAGCTGTCATAGTAACTGCCGGTATCTCTTCGCCGTTGATGGGGATAGTGACCCGCACCATGTCAGTCCCCATATACTTAAGGAGACGGCTTCCCTCAATAAAGCCCTCAGGGCATTCGTCAGTATCTAGAAACAATACTGGACTCTCCAGGAATTCCCTATCAGGGAGAGCATACATCAGCTGGCTGGCATAACGGCCATCGAATCCCCAGAACTGAGTTACGATTTCCTTATACCCATTAAACTCTTCCATTATGTTCTCTTCTCTATGTGGTCATTAAGGAAGTCCCGAAGACGTATGGTGTCCTCGAGGCTAAGAACAAGTGAGTTGACAGAACTATTCTTTCCGTGAATTACAATGTCCAAGGAGTCATCATGTGAGACAACTACACCTCGGTCAGTAGACCGAATACCTGAGCACTGCAGTGTCAACGTCTTGATCATTTCAGGGTCCTACTTAGTGGATTATTCCGACGACGGAAATACGACAGGAAGACTTGAGATCCAGATCTGGGTTGATTTTACAGACCTCATTTAAGAACTGAATGGAGAAGATAATCTGCTCCGATGGGTCAGGATAGAAGTTGACGTAGCCACGTTCCTCCTCCGACTTATGAGCCAGGATCTTCATGTCGATGTGGTGCATCTCAGGGTGAACAATAGGATCAGTTCCACGAACCATCAGAGCACCATTTTCGAGGTAGAGGTCACCACGACTCAGCTTGCCATCTACCAGCAGGTTGACGCCATTCTTCAGACACTTTCTCATTACACAATCTCCCCATCGTTGGAATTACTGTGGTAAGTCCCGCGAGAGTTAACTCGTATTTCGACAATCGGGATCTCACCAGACTCATCGTTGATGTTGGTGTAAACGTAGATCATCGGGATGCGGTAAACTTCTTTCTCAGCATCCCAGCAGCCACCCTTACTCTCGAGCTTGAGGCTCTTAAATACTCGAGGACGGGGAGTACTGAGCTCGGATGTCGAGGTAACCTGAATCATGGGACCTTCTGGCCCTATCTCCAGGTTAGCTTTCACTGGAACATATGCCCCGATAATCTCGTCCAGAACCACTTCAATAGCAGTCTGGACTGAGGACGAGTTAAGTTGGATCTCAAGAAGATTTGAAGGAAGCTGCATATTTACCTCATACTTTCCGGATATCGATCTTCGACTTGGCCTTGATAGTCTTGCTGCGGATAGCTACAAGCTGGAGTTCAAGACCGAAGTACTCTGCCACTTGCATGATAGAAATTGTTCTGGGGTACTTGGTGTCACCAGACATCCAACGAGCCAGAGTATTCGGGTGCATATTGCAGCGGTCAGCGATCACGTCAAGAGATACGTGGCGAACCTCCAGTCGAAGGTAGCTGAGAAGCTCGTCGAATACTGCAATCGAAGAAACAGTGGACTGACGATATTCGCGCATAATAACCGAAACTGGACGAACCATGCTTGTCACCTCTAAAGTAGTAAGTACGGCGGGAAGTCCCGCCTTCCAACTTAACTGGCTTTAGAGGCTCCTAAGCGCCCCGATATACTAAACTATTTTTCGTTACATGAAGGGAGCTTCCTTGCAGTACTCATCGTACATTGTATAGGAACTAACCAGATTCTCATTCTCACGAGAATTCTCAAGATCCGGTATGCCGGAACCTCTCACGTGATTGACATTACGAGGAGCCTCACTCTTACCTAGACTATCCGTCTGGTCATAATGAAATACAGCCTTGCCCTCATCATTCCTCTTATGAGAGCGTTCTCCCTTACATACTATTCTACCCAACGACTTCCATTCGTTGAATGTCTTGTACTCACCCTGCATAGATGGTTCCTCTATTGTCTTCTTACTATCACGATGTCTGGCTGCGAAGTCTTCTACTTCTACAGTAAACCCTACTTCCGTATTCTGATCCCGGAAGAGTCTCATGATCTCCTTAGCTCTGCTGTCACACCAGGTGTTCACTGATGAACGAGGTCCATTTACACCTCGGTGAGCCTTGACATGTTTCAGAGTAATCTTCAGGAACATCCCAGCTTCTTCAATCTCCTCTACATCCAGACTCTCAAGTACAGGCATGCAGTCACAGTTGATTACAAGAGTCTTGTTCTCAGTGTGGAAGTTCTGAATAATGTAGTCAAGCGCTGTTTGTAGAGCCTGCTTCTCTGCTGATACAGAGTCCTTAGCTCGGAAGCTCTCGTACAGTTTATGGGTAACTCCATCGGCTGCCTTGATCCAGGCAGCCATACCTCCTTTACCTGTCCTATCACAATAGGAGGCATCAGTAAAGACAGTGATGTAGTTATTGGGATTAAAGTTCTTAGTATGGCGAGGACCGTATCCGTCTCGCTCGCCATCACGATAAACCTTATTGGCCATATTACCTACTTGATTTCTTCAGCGTAATGGTCAGTAATAACCAATGGGATGTTGAGAGGTAGTGCCGGAAGAGTAGGCATTTCAAGGCCTACTACATCCTTAGCCAGAGTAATGTGAGGCTTGTACTCTGCACTCAGTTCACTTGGAATCTCACCCATATCCTTGTACTTCTGATTCAGAATATCCAGCTCGGGAGATTCGAACTGAATTACGAGTACATCATTTTCTGGTCCGAACAGTTGGAATCGTGGGTTATGTGCCACGATAGTCTTACCTACCAGTTCCGGAATGATGTCTAGTACCGGGGTAGTGGGAGAGTACATGAGGGTCGTATGGAACTCGTTACTATCGACGAAGGAGATTTCCTCCATGATAGAAGTCTCGCCAATAAGATCACAGATCTCCGACAGACGCTGACGTGTATCTGCATCAAATGAGATAGCGATATAGCCCTCATTAATGCTACGAAGCTTACTAAGAACTTTCTGTGCTTTATTCATGATTACTCCACCACTTGTCGTGGTCTTGGTTTGAGTCATAGACTACTCCTTCGAGTTGAGTCTTGACTATGTTAGGTAGATACTTAATATTCCGCCAGTATCGTACGAGGTCTTCCTCAGTATAAATACGAGCATTATAGAATCTATTTCCCTGGAATGGATTAGTGGACATTGAGAATCCATCTACGTCCGGGAGATGGCCGTCATCAGCCACTTTGATATGAGCCTCAAGATACAAGTAGTCCTTTATGTCAATACCTACGAAGGTACTAAGGACTTCCTCGATCTTTGCTCTCTTTACCTCATATCCTAATTCGTGGATCTGGGTTGAATGACTGGCAGTAATACTCTTCATATCTGCCAGATCGGTGGAGTATTTGGTTAGCATACGGTCAATCTGCATCCTGGCATCTCGATGCAAATCGATAGTAGTTGCCTTAGCTCCTAATAGTTTGGAGAAATTAATCAGTTCTTCACGATCACACTCCACGGTTATGTGGTAGTGGTAGATCCGAACATGACTCATCCAACAATCCTCACTGTGCAGTCTTTATAATACTCGATGTCACGAAGGAGCTTCTGAAGATCCATCTTGTCCCAGACATTATCATTAGTACCTACATTCAGAATGAAGGAGAAGAAGTGTTTAGCATCGAGACGAGATAGCTCGCAGAGATAGCATCCTTCTTCCTCAATATACAGGTCCTTGCCAGTCCACGCATCAATGAACTGTTTCCACATACGCAGAAATGGATAATCAGATACCAGCTCACGATTCTCATTGAAGACATTGATAGTAATGGACATACTAATTAAACTCCTAATTAAGTGGAGGACCTTCCCCGACCTTACAGGGTTTCGACTTATCTGGACGTTGGAATGAATGGCATATAAAAAGCTGGTACCCTAAATCGAGTACCAGCATTAAATCACTCTTTAGTTAGCAAGGCTGGGATGGTCTTATTACCTAGACTTCCCCATGCAACCCATCTATGCTGACCGTCAGAGATCTTGTATTTTCTACGAGAGCTGTCATATCGTATTTCGATAATAGGAAGACGATAACCCTGTTTCATATCATCTACTATACTAATCACAGTCTTGTTGTTTTCATCAAGAGGTGGATTATATTCCCATTGATAACAGTCATCGACATTAACCTCAACTAGAGTTGAAAGATTGTCTGCCAACCACTTCTTATGTTCTGGGAGTAAGTACCATCCTTTAGACTTGGCCTCTTCTTCAGAAATCTTCTTTTGTTTTATAGATTCACAAAGAGATATTAGTTTCTGAGACCTATTCATCCTACTTCTTACCTGTTACTAGATAATTATACTCATTCTCTCCTGGAACTGGTCCATGGCCGAATGACTTATCGTAGGTATTCTTGAAGGCGTCGTAATTATCTACCTTGAAGGATACAGAGTCATCTTCCCATCCGATAGCATACACTTCGAATCTGTTGTATACTTTAGGATCCTTAACTACAACGTAAGTCTCGCCGCTACCTGACTTATCAAAGTACTCGAGAGCACGATTGCCGTCAGCTGTGGTCTTTACCCACGTAGCAGCTTGGGCCTCATTAATAGACTTCATTGACACTGAGCGAATATTCTCATCCTTCTCCAGTTTCTTCATGAAGCTACGCGCTTTATTCTCAGCTTCATCTGGAGATCCTAACTTGCTATTACTAAAGTTCTTGCTAAACTCCTTATAGTCACGATCAGTCCAAATAACTTTGAATCCTTCGTCCTTTGACTCCTGAATATCAATACCCAAGCCTTTCAGCTTATGCTTGATATTCTCCTTGGTACCATGAGCGAACTTACGGAAAGCATCGTCAAATGCTTCCTGTTCATCTGCGCCATCATCGCACATATTGGCGAAGTTCTCAAGAGCATTGATGACGGGCTTGTCATCTTTACCATTCTCTTTGATGTACTTAGCCACCAGATCCTGGTACGGAGATCCCGATTCTTCAATCCCCTTCATAATGAGATTCTGGAAGGTCTTACCAGCCAGAGGCCCATTGTGAATTGTCTTTCTATTTACTACGTAAGACGGATCTGAACTATCGTCCTTCAGAATAATGACGTGACCTGGACGGTCCTCATGAGACCACTCTTCCGTCATAGCAGTGGCTCTGCTTTTCCACCATCCAGCGGAAGTCAGGAAAACTCGATCTCCTTGCTGAATAGATTCACATATGCTTAGTAGTTTCTTAGCCTTATTCATTTTTCACCTACCTCTTTTACCTTCTTGTTGTCTCTGACAGGTTCTTCAAACACATAAACGTACGCCCAGTCTGGGTGCATGCTCTTCTTGAATGCTTTGAGATCCTGATTAGGTTTGGCTTCGTAGTACCCCATAAGATACGACCACTCATTAGTACGGGGATCATTCATGTAGACCGCATAAGTCTTACCCGCTTTCATCATAGTAGTAAGGTCAAGGGCCTCATTAACAGCTTTAGCTAGAGGTTTACTCTTGACTTCTTTGAAAGTCATCCCGTAGTTAACCAGATAACCAGGCATAGTCTCAGTGCCAATAGCCGCTAGCACTGGCCTCTTACCGTTATGGATAATCGACTTAGCGGCAGAATAGGCATCCTGCTCTGTTTCATAGCCTCGCTCGATAACCCAGTCATATTTCTGTAAGTGACTAAGTCTCTTAGTCCAAACCCAGTAGCATCCATTATCTTCTACTGCCTCTTGGATATTAAAGGTCACCTTGTACAGAGAACTGTCGTTAAGGTAGTCTTCAATAGCATCGGATACCCTCGATGGAACCTTCAGAGTAAGCTCGTCCGGATCCTCATTCTCAAATTCGATCTGGGAATCGAACTTACGAAGGGCAGCGTCGTAAGTCTTTCTGTCGTTGAACTTGATTAGATTGAATTCAGTCTTGGACTCCATCATATCTTCCAGTTCAGCCTTACTGACTTCGCAATGGTCTTCGTCTTTATTAGACGGCTTCCCATTGATAACCCGTTTCAGTATGTAGCTGTCGGATCCTTCGCGACTAGCAATTAGCGCCTTACTGGGACCATCCCAGTCGACATCAATCACCTGACCTACCCCGTATTTATCGACTGCTTCACATAAGTCGATAAGAGATTTAGCCCTACTCATCACATTCTCTCCAGGCTGTCACCGTATATTGCTCGGCTTGACCACACTTTAACATTAAACTTCTTCCCTATGTTCTCTAGGCCATAAACCACAGAGTCCGGAACATCGTCCATATCAATATTAAAAGCCACATTGATCACACCTGGCTGATCTCGATCAGAGTATAGAACTGCACGGTTATACTTGCCGGCAAGCTCTGCCTTAATAGCCTTAGCTGCTCCCTGCATATCAACAGCTGCAGCCTCGTTTATCTCGTTAAGGTGAGATAACACCTCTTTCGCTTTACTCATCGTGATAAACCTCATATTTAAGTTAGTTATTTTCTAACTGGTTATACCAGACGGAATTCTTTCTCATGGAGTTTGTTCATCCTCCAGAGCAGCCTCTTGGCAGTAGTAGATAATACGTGCCTTAGGCTTAATTACTTCGAGACTAGCTGCAAATGACTCCGATCGGATACCGCATGACTCTTCTGTTGGATACTGGGTCTTCTCTACCCGGCAATTATGATCCATCAGACCACACGAAAATACAATGAACAACCACATGCAACTTCTCCTTATTATTTATTAGCTGGAACTACACCAGAATAGTGCAGAATCAAATCACGAAGACCAAATCTTCCTTCTCGTACCTCTTTATGTTCCCATTCACGCAGAGTCTGGTTCATTCTCTGGACAGTGAACTCAGTTAGGGGCTCATTGAAGTACTTCTTAAATATCTTCTGGTCAATGTGAGCAGTAGCTCGGATTATCGCTTCGGCTAGTACTCGCTCCATATAAGGAACTAAATACTCAGGACAGGCATCCAATATCTTAATAGCCCATTCAAGGTCGGTGGCTACTAGGCATGGATCTTCTGGGTCTTGTCGAAGATGTAGGTGCTCTGGCAAGTGCTTACGTATTAGGTAGCACATCGCATCCCTCTCTGCTCCCTCTAACAGGAGATTAAACTCTCCTAGACTTCGAGCACTCATAAGCTACCTCACTTATCTATCGACCGGAGATATTGTTCCTTCTTCTCCAGATAGTGATCTTGGCCATCAGTGGTCAAGGTATTTACCGAGACACACGAGAAGGTATTGGTAGTTTGAGCGTAGCAGATTACGTCGGCATCGAAGTCGTAGAACTTCGCCAGTACAATCTGAGGAGTGAACTCCTTCAGATCCATGGTAGAGTTGACAGGATCGGCCTGGGCGATAGTAGCCATAGCCATTACGATAGCGAGGGAGGTAATGAATTTCATGAGGGCATCTCCTTATGTATAGGGCGAAGGGACATTTCTCCACCCATTAGATCACGTAGGGTTACAAACCATTTTCCTGGATATCGACGAAGCGAGCGAGGATTGCCTCGTATTTATCGTCACCAGTTTCCCGCAGAACATCAATCCACACTTGACCGGCGAACTCGGCATCATCATCGTCATTTCCATATTCAGCTACGTACTCCAGGTAGGGCTCGTAGCAGTTCGAGAATGCATCGAGGCATCCATCGTCGAACATCATGGTGTAGGCGTAGGACGTATCGAGGTCTTCACCTACGAACTTGTCTGCCACAGCAATTATGTAGGCATCGATTACATCCTTATGCTTGGCATAGGCTTCTTTGATAAGGTCAAGTTGCTTGCTCATGTGGATCTCCAAAGTAGGTAGAAGGGGCAGTTCGCCCCTCGCACCTTAACTGGCTTTTACAGTCTGTAAGCGCCCCGATTAGAACGTCAGAACATCACTACCAAGATCGTCAACTACACTATTAACTTTGTAGTTAACCAGTTGTTCTTCCTGAGCAGCTTTCTGGGACTTATCCATATCAAGCCAATCATCCATCCAAGGTAGAGGATTCGATGACGGGGCTTGATACTCCATCTTGATCTCCAGGAAATCATAGACAGGAGCTGCCAGATGAGTAGTGTAGTTAGCCAGTAGCTTGGAGTTAAGACCGAGGATCTGACGACCTTCACTGAACAAGTATGGACCCCATGAGAATTCAAGGGTCATAACTTCATCAAGAAGATACTTAACCTCAAGGAGGATAGAAGCATACACCTTACGCCATTCAATGTCCTTCAACAGGATCATCAGAATAGTCTTACCAGCGAATGAGTGCTTCAGCTCATCCTTGGCAATCAGCTGAACATTAGATCCGATACCTACGAAGCTCTTAGTAGAGTCTACCAGAGCAAAAGTAGATGCGAACGATGCACCAAAGCTGATAGTCTCCAGAGCGTACAGTACAACCAGGTACCGCAGGATAGCTCTCATCAGAACTTCACGAGGAATGTTCTCACCGAGCTTATAGCGAAGACCTAGTTCATAGGTCTCTTTGAATACCTTAGCTACAGACTTAGCTCTCTTAAGTACATGCATGTCGCTCTTAATCGACTCGAAGACTTCCTGGCTATTACGGAAGGCTGCACGTACAATCTCAGAGTAAGTCATGCCATGGACATACTCGTTCCATGCCCAGTACTTCAGAAGACCATCTAACTCGTTATTACTGCAGAACAGACCTAAGATATCCTGGACGCTACGTGACGCAATAGCATCACCAGCCATCTGGAAACTTAGTGTCTTGATCATTACATCAACTGACGGAGCAAGTGCTGGGTTGAGGATGTCACGAGCATCCTGCTTCAGCTTGATCTCATCCCACACCCAGTTATTCGCTTTGAGTTCGTCACGAACCTTAGCTATCTTCGGATATGTTACGTTGATGTTATCATGGAATCCAAGGTCTTCACCCAGAAGTAGAGGGTAGTGACCTCTTAGGTTATTACTATTGGACGGATTGAAAATCTCTCTCATGACATCTCCAACATTAAGAGATGGGGAGTATATTTCAACTCCCCTTCATATTACATTTTACATGCACCGCCACATGGATCAGTTCCCTCGTCACCACCTAGATCGAAACTAGTCTTTGGAGTGAGGTAGTAATCTGTCTTCATACCTATCTTATTACCAAATAGGAAGTCAGACATAGACTCACGAAGAGGTACCTTACCGTCTGGATACTGGCTGAAGTCCACATAAGTATCAGCACTGATAGCTTGATCAGAGAATTTCTGGACAAGACCATAGCACTTATACAAGTCACGAGTAGCGATGTCCCATGCCATCTCGTACTTATCTTGCAGACGTTCCCACTCAGGTGCGATGAAGAGAAGTCTCTCCTTACCTTTGAGTAGGATACCTTGACGAATCGGATATAGACCATTAGTACTGTAACCAAATACGCTTGAAGACTCACACGGCATATGAGCTACGTGAGTACTGAAGCGACATCCATAGGTTCTCAGCTGAGGTCTCAGAGATTCCCAGTCACGCAGCAGAGGTTGAGAGTGATGTTCGTCAATTTCACGCTTGTACGAGTCAATGGGTAGATAGCCATCACCCCACTTAGTCTTATCAATAAACTTGAATGCACCTCTCTCCTTAGCCAGCTCAATGGACGACTTAATGGAGTGATACAGGTGAGTTTCAGATAGACGATGGATGAAGTTACGACCTTCCTCGCTGCTATATGTCAGGTCTTCTCGAGCCAACAGATAAGCTAAGTTGGTGATACCAATACCAATGCTATTGAATCCTTTGGCAGTGGATTCGATATTCGGGAATGGATAGTGCATGTGCTGGATGATATTATCAAGAGCACGCTGACCAATGCTAATGGTCTCAGCATAGTCTTCGTCATCCTCAATCTTAGCTACGTCAACAGCTAGGAGGAAGCACAGTGCAGTAATACCATCACCATCCTGATATTCACGGAATAGTTCCATGACGGAACCATACTCCTTGGTTACCAGAGCAATCTCTTGGCATAGGTTAGATAAACGAACAACATCACGGAACGGTGTGTGATCATTGACGTTATCCACATTGAAGCGGTAGTAACGACCAGTATCGTAACGAGATTGAATGTACGCAGTAAGTACTTCACGAGCCTTAACTACAGTACCGACACCTACCTTACGCTCATCCAGATATCTCTGCATGATACCTGGGAATGCATCTCTGTCTTCGTAGAAGGCATGCCACAGGTCTGGGGCAACTCTCTTAGAGACTAGCATCCAGTCATCATTACGAGCTACTCGAGACAGGAAGTCGTTATTGATAACCAGAGAGTAGTCCAGAAGAAGGATACGACGATCTTCCGGAGTAGTAACTCGCTTGAGTCGAATTAGATCTTCGAACTCTGGGTCCATGCAGTTGAAGCTTACTGTAGCCGCACCTGCTCGTACACCTTGGGTGACAGACTTGATGGAATGCAGCAGTTTATTAAACTGAGGTATCTTTCCTGAGTGCTTGCACTTATTATTACCTACGATATCCCCATAGGAGCGGATATCGAATTCGACACCTAGACCTGCACGTGCAGCAGTCATGCCGAATGCTACGTTCTCAGCCGCCATTAGACTAGGGATACTATCCCCCGCAGTGATTACACAGCAGGACGCCTGGGCATTCTCACCGGTACGAGAGGCAGCTAGAATCGGAGTAGCCTGATTGAGCTTACGTGGCTTAGACTTACGGTAGTACCGCAGCATCTGATGAACACGATCACCTTTCTCATGTTCGAATAGGCAGATAGCGATACCCATAAGGGTCTCTTGTGGAGACTCAACGAGTTCCTCATCAGACTTACGCCTCAGTGCATATCTACTGGCCCATTGATGGAGAGAAGCATACTCGTACGTGTGATCAAAGTCATGATCAATTTCTGCTTCTAGTCGAGCCAGTTCCTCATCAGTCAGATTGTAGTCCTTCCAGTAGCCATCAGCTACCAGTTGACGGTATCTCTGGGAGAATGGAGATGGCCACAGTCCACCATGAACCTGTTTGTAAATATCACCAATAGTGAGTTTAGCTGCCATACGTGCAGCTGCCTCAGTCTTCTTGGAGATAAGAACATCAACCAGGGCTTGCTGAATCTTGCGTGTTTCAATCAGATTATGAAGCTTATCTACAGCCTCAAGGACTACTGACGACCAAGATACTCCCTCGTTGGAAGCATACTCAGCCCACATATTGAGTTTATCTGCATCAAATGGGACTACAGATCCATCTCGCTTAGTCACTAACTCAATCATAACTAGTCCTTACCGGTCTTGATTAACATATGCCGGTGTAGCATCACCGTCATTTACATCTTCCAGAGGTTTATCCTCAGGCGGAATAACTTCATTAATGTCATCAAGACAGCTTTCTACTTCAGTAGACATATACTTCTCCCAATTATCAAGAACGTGTTTTATCACACATGCATGACACTGAAGAGGGGAGCACCAACATGCTAACTTAATCATATACTTGCTGACTAACTCATTATGAAGTCTTGTCAGCTCAGTAATAATAAGAGGGTCGCGATTACTTATCTTCTCATGTAACCACAATCGATACTTTTCTATTACAACTCGTCTGGTACCATCACATCCTATCTCGAACGGATTACCAAGAGGAGAGGGTCTCCCGACATACTCAATGTCAGTTAGAGGATAAGTCCTCTTATTTACTATCAGTACCAGGGGCATAATATCTTGCCCTCATACGTTCACCTGTATGAAGACGGTAATACTTGCTTAGCTCACATAGACCATTTTCGTGCTGCATAACACCAAAGTTACGTTTATCTGGTGGTAAGTAGCTCTGAATCACTCCAGGATCAAAATCTATTTCAAGGTCTCTGCAGACTTTAACTAGATTGTCTCTCATCCAGAATAGAGTCTCTTCTGGAGACATGCCATCCTGGTCTTTGAATAGATACGACAGGCCTAGGTCACATCCTGGTCCAGATAGTACGAACTCATTTTCACTAAACTCGTAGTCTTCCATGTAAGTCCAGTCTACCCACACTTGGTATGACATGAACTTACCGAATCCTGGGATAGTCTCCAGAAGAATCGTAGCCTTAGATGGAGTATCAGCTGCTAATGCATCTTCAATAGTCCGGCGATGGAACCATATGAAGTACGCTAGAGCAGTATTGCTGTATGCTAGATGACTAGCATTCTGCCTCTTGCATAGGTCGTTAGCCACTCGTCTCATCTGAGAAAGGAAGTACGCATTAGACTGCAGAGGTCCAGAATATTCCGAATCTCGTTCCATATCATTAAGATGATTGAAATCGAAATCCTTCATATTACTAAGGCGTAGTGGACCATGCCAGACTTCCTGGAAGTACTGCCCAGTATTGATGCACCGGAATAATGCACAATTGAGTGCCTTATCCAGGATAGACAGCTTATCACTGTTGATCACATTATCAATAAGCCACTTAGTCTCCCGATCCAGTTCTCGCCGGATATTGGTGAACTTGTACTTACTAAGAATCGGATCAGTGGTCCATGGACCAGGCTCTCCGACAATCTCTTTCATGTAGTATACGTGAGCTCTCTGCTTGATCCACGACACGTACATTCTGAGAACATCAGCATTAATTATTGGGCGTGCTGATAGAATCTTGGCTCTATCTACCCCACAATAAGGTATGTCTGCAGGCTTATTTCTCATGAATAATTACTCACAAAAATAGGGTAGAGGAAGAGTTCCCCTACCCTAACAGGTTTTCAAGAGACTTAAACGTCGTGATTTTACACGTTTTATTTCAAAACGTAGACGTTTAGGTAGTAATCCAAGTCACCGTCAACGGTGTGGACTACACCAGCCAGCTCATACTTCTTGTCCCCAAGTACATCTTGACACTTGTATCTGGTGCTGAGGAGTTCTGGCCACTTGATCATGTAGTCACGCCAGTCGTCATTAGGGTCGACATTATTCGATCCCGTAATAATCATGCGAGGCTTCTTCACAGCCACATTACGGTAGAAGGTAGTACGTGCTCCGGTCGGAACATAGTACAGGGCGTTCATCGTATAGAGAACATCCAAGTCTTCTGGGATATCGTAGTCCTGGAATCCACCGACTACGTAGTTCACGAAGAAGGAATTAGGCTTAGTCAGCTCCTTAGCCTTCTCAATGCACTCTGGGCTAATATCCACCAGAGTAACAGACTGAAGTGGAAATCCTGCATAGTTCCACTTAACACCTACGCCAGATCCAATATCCACTACGGACTTACCTTCGATATGTGGACGAAGATCATTCATGAACTTCATATTGAAGGCATTATGACGGTCATCCATGTAATGCCATGGATCAGGTACGTTCTTGTAGATGAATTCGAAGATAGGCTGGCACATATCAGAATTCTTAATGCATGGCAGCTTATCAGTTACGAACTGGATGAGCTCAGTCTTGTCTTCTTTACCAGACAATTCCACTAACCTATCCAGAATCTCTTGTGACGACATGTAGCTCATGATGTCTCCTAAGTAGAAGGGTGAGGGAGCCGAAACTCCTCCCACCCTAACTGGCTCTCCAGTACTCTAAGCGCCCTAGTTGGATAGGGCGTACTCGAGGAAGCGTTTAGTAGATGGAGTATTGAAGGTCTTCTCCAGCCACTCTTGAGGTACGTCTTTGAACGTCTCCTTGCTACCGTACTCCATGAAGAGTCCAGTCTGCATCTTAACGTTGTAGATGTCATTAGCTGTCAGCTCGCTATTGAATGCTTCTTCATAGCGTGCTTGAGCTTCTTCAGTAGTGGCTGCCTTATTACGACGTGCCGACAACTGCCCATCAACGTACAAGCCGAAGATCTCAGTAGGTACCGCTACAGTCTCATCAGCATCGTCGTGATTGATGATGTACTCCAGCTTACGACCAATGTTCTCCTTGGCAGTATCCGACTGATAGAGGAAAGTATTACGAAGCATGGACAGGATACTCTCACGCTTGTCCTTATCGTAGAACTCAACCATCTTATGGGGAATATCTTCTGCCTTTTCAACTACCAGTCCAGCCAAGATAGTAGTTACGTCAGGATCAACTCCGAACTGATGCTTGATTACATCCCAGTCTTCGTGCCAGATGATAGGCAGGCAATTAGCCACAATGGCATCAGTCATACGAGACGTGAAGGCTCGAATGGTGCGATACTCTGGGGCAGTAATGTACAGAGTGAATCCTGCTTCATTGTAAGTCTTCAAGACTTCGCTATGTTGCTGCAGATAACCCTTATTGACATCATTTTCTCTTAGGACTTCAGTTACCATCTCAGACCACTTGCCCATGAGAGTGAAGCTGATCTCACTGGGCAGAGCCTTAATGATGTCTCGTACGAGAGGAGATCTGTCACCGAATCTCCGTGACTTACCAGCGAATGCCAGACCTGTCGGAGCACTGGTGATAGGGTAACTATCTTTGTAGTTGATGTCAGTCAGGAAGTGAATGTCAGGATAGTTGTCCAGGATCTCGATTCCACTATGACGATAGGCCAGAGTATTAACCATGATCTTACGTGCTGCATCATTGTTGATGTGACCAGCAGGAAGGACATACACCTTACGCTTCTTGTACAGAGCATCTGGCTTGAATGCCTTGGCGAAGAATCCACCATAAGTCTCTGGCATCCAGAGAGGAGTGCCAAAGTCTGTCTGGAAGTATACAACAGGAGTGTTGCGGTATACGTCCATCAGTTTGTAGACATGATAGGCAGCAGTGCAGGTGACACCATCAAAGCTGACAGTGAATCGAAGATTCTCAGCGCCTTGCTGCACTACTAGGCAATCCAGGTCTTCTGGCATATCAGCCCATGACTGAACTACTCGGATACCGTCCATCCACGGCTCGTGATAAGGATTAGTGCCATCCTGCACAATATCCTTACAGCGTTTCTGCATGGCACCTACAATGATGAGTTCAGCACCCATCTCTTGGACCAACATCTGGAAGAGACCAGAATCGATGATACCGCTATTACTAAGACTCTCCTCGTACTTGGAGATACCACGTACACCAGAGCCAAACGAAGTGATGCCAATCTTGAGTGTCATTACAGAGACCCTTCAATAGTTTCGAAACGGATGATGTCCTCTTCTGACAGTATTTTGCCAGTTTGAACCTCAATGATCTCGAGAGGAATTGAGCCAGTATTGGTAATCTTGTGCTGGGCACATGCCGGTACGAATACCGACTTACCTTCTGACAGATATTGTTCGTGTCCATCTACACTGAAAAGACCAGCGCCGCTAGTTACGATCCAGTGCTCACTACGATGATGATGAAGCTGAAGACTGATACTCTTACCAGAATCAATCACCAGCTTCTTGACCTTGACTCCATCCTGCTTGAACAGACTGAAGAACTTGCCCCATCTACGGACTACTGGCTGAGCCTCACGTGCGAAGTCAGACCAGCGACCCAGGATCCACGAAGAGCTATTACCCTTAGTAGTACCGCCAAGGCCATCGACGATGTCGATACCTAGAGTCTTACATAGGGTTTCTTCTGGGATAGTCTTACCAGCTACGCGATCACCTCCATTACCGAAGACGATCTTGTAGTTATTCCCATACTCTTCATGGATCTTCAGAATCAGCTGGTTAGCTGTATCGTCAGAGTCATCGAACGTATGAACACCAGTTACTCCCTTGAATTGAGAGACTACTGCAATACGATCCTTGATGGACATGAAGTTCATGCCCTTCTTGCGAGTCAGCCACTCGTCACTATTGACACCGACAATGACGAAGTCATACTTCTCTGCAGCATCTTTGATCATGTCGATGTGCGCAGAGTGGATAGGATCGAATCCACCACTAAGAATACACATCACTAATTTCTGTCTTGTTGGCATCTCAGACATTGAGTTCACCATAGAGTTTAGTTGCGAAGTCAACATGAGACTCCACAATCAGTTCTTGTAGGAACGATTCCAGTGGAGCAATCTCTCCACCTATCTCGTAGTTACGAACGAAGGAAGACCTGGCGGACTTACTATAGAACTCAGCATGAATCAGAGGAATAGTTCCTTCGTATACTACACTGGAGAATACCTGAGGATTGTGCTTGACTCCACTAACCCAGAGGCAGTCATCCCACTGATGGATGTGGTGGTACTTGTAGTTACCAGCCTTGTATTCTTTGAAGAAGTGCTTGATGGCATACTCGAAGAGATCATTCGTCATAGTGCGACGAACAATAAATCCATCACGCATACCACGCTCGCTCATGGGGATACCATAGAACGAATGAGTATGTTCAGCCTCAGTGGCCTTCATGCTGTAGTTGCGATTAAGACTGATGAAGTCGTACTTGCCAGACTCCAGTGCATTATCAAGCACAGTGGTGTCATAGTTCAGCTTGTTCAGCACAAAGTCATCTTCGACGATAAACAGGTACTCAGCGTCTTGACGCTGAGTCATCTCCTGCATCAGTCTCCAGCGACCCTTGAATTGCTTGCACATCTCATGGTGATAAGTGATCATCGACTCATCAGACAAGGTCTTGATAAGATCGAATGCACCAGACTCCTTAATCTTATCTTCCAGTGCTGGGTCGAAGAAGACAGTTATGTATGGAGTGAACTCAGCCAGAGGAAGCAGAGTGCTGTATGTGGAGTCACCCGAAGTGTACCCATGGGGTACACGACGAGTAATACCACCCTTGACGAAACGATCGATCACAGTCTCATTGTAGAATGCAATCACGTAGCCTAGAGCTGTATTCTTGAGCATGATTATACCAGTTTGGATGCGAAGATTGGGTACCAGCGATCGATACCGAATGCCTCATTGAATGCTTCTCGACGAGCTCTTACTGCATCATCAAAGAAGATACTGTTAGACAGAACTGCCATGAAATCGTCCTGATCGAATCTCTCGATAAAGAACTGATCAGGATTCCCTACATACAACTTGATGGACTGAGTCTCAGTCATCAGAGACAGGCAGCCGGCATAGAGACCATCGATGATGCGAGTAGTGTGGTGATTGACATCATGACCGATGTTCAGATCAGTAAAGGTAGAATCACCCACAGCGAAGCAGCTATTAGTCAGCTTGGCCAGATACTCGGGATAAGCCATGTAAATCGGCTCATCATAGACTACTACGTTCGGAGAGTCCTTGTACGTAGCACGTACATCGATCGGATCCTTGGCACGAGAGTTACGTCGAGCTTTGTCCGACTCATTATAGAAGTGGCACAGTCGGTCAGATGACTTAACCAGCTTGTCCATATGAGCGAACAGGTTATGACGGAAGCTGATAGGACCTCCGAAAATTAGGGTACTGTCACGTTCGTGAACATTACGGATCGGAAGTTCATAGCTCGGGTCATAAGTAGTCGGAATGTACGTCACATTCTCCAGACCGAATTCATTCTTCAGCTTCTCTGGATAGAACGGGATGCACGTGAAGATATGTTTGATATTCGCCCAGATTTCTGGATGACGAGTGCGAATGATCTTGAAGATCACGCTATCACCAGCGCGAGTATTCTCGATCTCGTAGTCAGCGCAGATGTAATAGATGGGGATCTTGCGGTCAGTGTACCACTGAAGACCCTCGATTACATAGTTGGTGTTGATGTCGCTCCACGGCATAGCGTACATCAGAACGATGTCAGTATCTTCCTTCTGGATATGGTGATACGGACGAACACCTAGACGGAAGTGCTCCATCAAGTTCTCTTGACGAGCCTTAGGGTCATGCCAGTAACGGTCAATCAGACCACCCTTAGCGTAGTCTGGGAATACTTGGGTGATTTCATGGCCATCATTCATCAGGCCTTTCAGAAGAGGTACGATGTCACGTACGTGTGGATACCCACGCTTACATTGAGCACCACCATACGCAGACTGGATGTACGAAATCTTCATGAATCATATCTCCTAGAAATAAATAGGGTAATGACATTCGCGCCATTACCCTAACAGGCTTTCGCCGTACTTAAACGCTGGACTTGATAGCGATCTTAGCTGCTAACTTGAGATAGTTGGGGAACTGCTCAGTAACAAATGCAACTGGATCATACCCACGATAAACGATATCCAGGTACTGGTTGAGGATAGGGCAATCACGCTCTTCCACATTCTCCAGAGTTCCGATGGGAGGTGCTACCAGTTTGTACCCGATCTCATGAAGATCGCAGAGAGCTTCAACGACACTGCGAACAGTGACCAGCTTTCCGCTACATAGGTCATGAGTACCGAACATGCTGAAGTTCTCATCCTTAATGACCGCAGAGATCAGAAGAGGAATCCAGATTACCGGGAAGAAGTCCCGCTTCATATGTTCGGAGTTGTGGATGGAGAAGACCTTCTCATCAACGGCTGCTTGAGCCAGTTTGAAGAATAGACCATCACCCATCTTAGGAGTACTAACCGGGCTGACTCCAACTGGGTTAGCGAACCGGAGAACTAGGTGATTAGTAGGAGAAGCCATCTTAGTGATGTATTCCCCATTAAGCTTAGTCATCCCGTAGACAGACTGAGGATTGATGTTCCCGTGGTCGTCATAAACTGCAGCACTCGAAGCATAGATGATATTTTCGAATGTGTTACCATTCTTCATCACCAGATCGTAGTAGGCGCCACAGTTATTGTCGAAGTAAGCATGGTTCTTGTCATGGCTCTCTCGAACATCAATAAGTGCTGCTAAGTGGATCAACCACTTAGCAGATACACCCATGACGTCAGCCATGTGAAGACCTGACTTGAGGTCAACACAGAGAACACTCAGACCCATAGTGGAAAGAGCATTCTTGACATAGGTCCCAATGTAGCCATCAGAACCTGTCAGCACTACGTCGTATTTAGCCATCGTTCTGCATCTTCTCGATGAACTTCTGACGGACACCTTCGACACCCATATCACGGATGTTGATTGGTTGACCATTGGAAGTGAATGGGCTGTAGGTCTCTTGGAAGTAGACCATGGTATTGTAGATGTAAGTGTAGTCCACATCTCCAGACAGGTAGTACTGGATGTAGTCGTTGATCACATCTTCTTCAGAGAACTTGCATTCCCAGCCATAGCTGCGAGCCTCCTCGATGTCACGAAGATCAGCTTCGATGCGAGTATTCTCTTTCTCACCCTTACGCATAGGGAGGAACTGGATAGCAGACTTGCTGCTAGGAATCTTCTGCTTGATCTTGGTGACCAGATCAAGAATACTGATAGCTTGACCAGTACCGATATCCAGCATACGGACAGGCTTGTCCATGCTATCGGCACGCATGAAGGTCATAGCTGCAGAAGCCAGGTCTTCCACATGAATGAAGTCGGCCAGTTGCTGACCATCACCGTAGACAGTGAAGTCGATGTCCAGAATAGCGTTGACTACTGCCAGAGGGAACAGCTTACGAACTGGACCCAGATGCTGACGACGACCGGATGCATTGAGGTAACGAACTACAGTTACCTGCTGATGACGACTCTTACGTGCCCAGAATGCAGCGATCTCCGCCATACTCTTAGTAGCAGTATACCAGTTTTCAGACAGACCACCTTCAGTACCATTGGTAGTATCGAAGCGATTCTTGGTCTGGTGGAAGAAGCGAGGTACACCGTTGAGGTACGCAGCTTCCAGCTGATTGAGGAAGCCATTGACGTTAGTCGCCAGAGCTGTCGCAGGATAGCTACCCAGTTCATGAGTATCACCAGTGCCGAGCAGACCTACGTTGTCGATCCACTCGTCAGCATCGACAGAGTACTTCAGAAGAGTTGCCAGATCGTTGACGTCTACTCGGAAGTAGCGCATCTTCGAAGTCAGTTCGTAGTCAGGGAATGCTACGTCCAGGATTCGGATCTCAGAAACGCATGGATCTTCATTGAGGAGCTTGACACATGCACCTCCGATGAATCCCGATCCACCAGTAACGACAACTACTTTGTCGAACTCACGAACAGGACGAGCTGGGATTTGTTGGTTGAGGTTCATGTGACTCATGCTGAAGCTTTCTCCAGATTCTTGGTGATGATACTGCGGAATACTCTTTCCAGTTCTGGCAGTTGCTCAGACAGTTGAGGATAAGTAGCCGGGCAGACGTTGTGGTACAGTTCGAATGCCTTACTGGTAGTCAGGCATTCCATGTCAGTGATCCGAGGATCGGTAATCATGAACTTATACCCGTTCATGGTACCAGAACGAGGATTGACAAAGCTCACTCCAAGTTCAGTACATACTTTGGCATACATCTGCCAAATATCAACTCTGTGCTCGAGAAGAGTACTGGTAGACTCCCCACTAGTTAGGAGGTAACGCATCTTCAGAGCGGTGGCCGTAGATACACGGAAGTTCAGACCTAGAGCCTTGAAGTGAGGCTTGTCGTACATAAGGGTCTGGATGAGCCAGTCAGCCATTTCTTCATCACGAGTAGCGATGAGACCACCTTCTCCCACCGGAGTAGACTTAGTAGCGAAGAAGCTGTATACTACCGAGTCGTAGTTCTCGTCTTCTTCATATTCCAGGAACTGGGCATGTGCACCATCCAGCATTACATGGAGGTAATCGCTGGTATCGTAGTCGAACTTCATGCCACCAATGTTGGTAGCTACCAGAAGCACGTCATCGATAAAATGGCCAGTGAGTTCACGGATATCTTCCGCAGATGGGATATTGGTGTTATTGAGACCCATATCCACTTGGTATGTCTGAATACCGAATGCATGAAGCATACGATAAGTAGTCTTGATTCCCTCGAAGGTATTCTTCGGGTAGACTAGAGCTTTGATACCGTGCTTAGCTATGTGGTACATAGCTACCAGTAGTTGACCAGTGCAATTGCTGGATACTGGGATACGGAAGATGCCACCATCATTCCACCAGTTCTTGTCGTAGACTGACCATGCCAGATTGCCAGACTCGAGTACTTCTTTCTCGATGCTCAGGAATTTCTCGATGATTGCCTTTGGCAATACTACTGCACGTAAATCCAGATTGTTCATTTATTGGGTCCTAGTGATTGGGGAATCCACCCTAACAGGGTTTCGAGGTACATGAACGTCGTACTATTTTTCATAAGTGCACTCTTCATGTATATCCTCTATTTTCCTCTCCTGATAGTGGTAGTGTATTAAGTAGGCTAGGATGCCTGAGCATCCTAGAGCACTTGGGCCTACTACCCGCCCTCCACCCCAACAGGGTTTCGAGCGATTAAAACGTCGGTCTGATTGTACTTTTCACGAAGTTATTTTCTGATGTTTGATATCAATGATACAATCAAAGTCCATAATGACCATCATATCAATTGATCCACTAGACTCAACTATGTGAATTACTTTATACCCCTTCTCCATAAGATTATCTCTCATCTGCGAGAACTGCTCCTCGTCAAATCTCATTAGAGATAATTTATGGACAGGTAACTGATAAGCTTGACTATCATCAAAACAGATAGTATACTTATTCTCTCCGAAGCCTCTGGCCCATGTGTCTTCCATCGCCACCCATAGACCTAGAGCGCCATTCTCATGGTTAGTTCGATTAGCTCGAATCTGGGCATAGTCCGGACGATTAAACACATGATGGGAGAAATGATATGCAATCATGAGCCACCTACAAAATAATATAGGGTGGGATATTTCACCCACCCTACTTATTACATGCCCTTGGTAATCAGGTCTTCGGCAGACTCTGCTTTGATAGCCTTGATCTTGTCTTCATTGGACTTGATCTCTGCAGTGAATTCACCCTTACGAAGCATGCCTACAGGCTTCTTCATACACTTGGCTACATCCTCGGCAGAAGCCTTGACAGCATCAGCGATTTCCTCATTACTCTTACCAGCCAGAATCAGCTTACCTACTTCTGGTAGGATCTCCAGTACACGGATCTCCTCTTCCAGCTTAGCAACTCGATCTGACTTGAACTGTTCGTACTTCTGCTTGAACAGAGTCATCGTCACATCCAGCCAGTCCTTCATACCGAGGCGGATAATCTTACCCTCGTGTACGATCCGGATATCGTAGCGTCGGATGTTGGTACCAATTCGAACTGCAGTCTCGTAGACCTCGTCCATATTGACCTTACGAGCACCCTTGATTCTGGTAATCCGGATGATCACCTTCTCGTCGGACTCGTTAGTTACCTTGATCTGACCCTCTTCAGTCCATTTACCGAAGGCAGCTAGCTTGGGAGTAAACACCTCACCAGAGCCAATCATAAGGACGGTGTCCGAATCAAGTCGCTCTACCTTATACCCCAGAGCTACTCGTCCAGTACCTCTATTCCAGAGTTCCTCTAGGTCACTCTGGCTACGATTGATCTTATAGCCATACTGAGGGACTAGCTTGCTGGGGTCATCTGACCGATACGCTTCCACAATGGAGTCGTAAGTGAAGGCCGGAGATCTGACGTTGATACCCAGACCCCAGGACATGGTGCCGTAGATCAGAGAGTACGGAACAGGAACCAGAAGGAACTCAGGCTCCATAGTTTCTTCACCTTCAACCTGCGGAGTGTAGTTCAGCAGCTTGAAGTAGTAGTCGTCTTGGGACTTGGACAGACCTACCTTGGTATAACGAGGAGCAGAGGCATCGACCGATTCGATCAGCTTGATTCCGAAGTCACCGAAGCTATCTACTGCACCAACTCGGGCCATATCCGTCATCGTGTTGAAGATGGACATGTCACCGAATGGGTGGTAGACCTGAGTAGCACCGATGGCATTCACCGTGCTGGTAAGTGAGCCACCAGCTACCTTATGAAGAGCCATCAGGATACGACGCAGCGATGGCTTGAGACCATCAACTCCAGGAATTACTCGGTTGAAGTTGATGTAACTGCCGTAGTCCTGATAGTTATCAACCAGGAACTTGTCAGCAGAGATTTGAATTGCTTCAGTCATTTCTTATTCCTCGTCTCGCAGTACGCCAGTTTCGATCATCAGCTTCTTACGTGCTGCGCTAGAGTAGAGCAGGGAGATCGCTTGCTTCAGAGTGTCTTCATCCACCGAATCCAGAGTAATCTGGGTAAGGCAGCGAGTACTCGGATTAACCATGAACTTTTTCACTTCATCCGGGCTGTAGGATCCAAGACCCTTACGCTTAGTTACCGTCGACTTATTGAAATCGATCAGGTCACGTTCAGCGTGGCTGTAGTAAGCCTCTTCCTTACCTGTCTTCACGTGGTAGTAAGGAGGAGTCAGCTTGTACACCATACCTGCTTCAACCAGAGGTCTGGCGTGAATCAGGAAGATCGCAAGGATCAGGTTGGCGATATGGCTACCGTCCGAGTCGGAGTCTGTTGCGATGATGATCTTGCCGTAACGGGACTTGGTGATATCGGCCAGTTCTCCGAGACCACAACCTACGGTGTTAATCACCGCCAGCAGTTCACCATTAGACACCAGGTCAACATCTTCCATGGTAGAGCAGTTCAGGATCTTACCACGAAGTGGGAGAATGGACTGAAGTTGTTTATCACGGAACTTAATCAAGCCACCTGATGCTGAGAGACCCTCGGTTAGGTAGAGCTCACGTCGCTTCCAGTCACTCGAGGATGCCTCGTAGACCTTAGCAGCATCTGCGATATTAGAGCGCTTACGGTCACTCTCATCGCCCATGATTACCTTGGACTTGACGAAGTCCATGCTAGACAGGCGGTTCATCTGACGCTTATACTCAATTACTCGAGCAGCTAGCAGTTCGAAGAATGCCTTGTTCTTGCTAATGAACTTGTCGAAGAACTTGATCAGGCCATCACGAATCTCCCCCTCACTCACGGTGTAAATCGAGAGATTCTCAGGAGTCTCCTCCAGACCCTGCAGCTTCAGCTTACTCAATGCCTCGTGCATTGGCAGACCTAGGCTGACCAGTTTCTCCTTAGTCTGAGATCCGAAGCTCTTCTTGTACGAGCTGAAGCTGGATGTGAACAGGTTGAACCCCATGCGGATATCCGAAGGGGTAAGTGCACTATGCAGCTTCTTGAAGGATTCACCAAGAGCTCGGGTTACTACCCGCTCAATCAGACCACCTTCTGGGTTCTCGATCAGGTTAATCAAGCTGGTGTGGTTGTAGTTCATAGTGTTGGTATCGAAACCAAACACACCTTTGATCTTCAGCCTGGAGTTGTGCTCGTATTCGAAGTTGAGAGTAGTTTCTTCGAATAGAGCTACCTCATCACCCAGGGACTTAGCGAAGTCGTAGGGCTCAGCCTCTACTCCGTCCACCGTAATCCGCACATTGGGCTTATCCTGCAGGATGATTTGAATCGGAAGCATCGAGACCTTAGCTCGACCGGACTGGTAGATATCGGTGTCCGGTACCATGAATACTGCGGTACTAAAGTCTTCAGGGACATCTTCTCCCCAGACATTCTTCAGAGACTCGACACCATCCAGCACTTGATCTGCCACTAGCAGACCCTTCTGGTACTCGATGTAGAGGATGGGGTTATTCAGCTTCTCGTTCTCAACTTCAGCACGAATTGCTGCTGTCGTCTTGCTGAGATCTTTCTTCTTCAGGTTGACAGCCACACAGTAGCGTGCACTTACTGCGTTTACTGCCGACGATCCTACACCGTGGATACCAGAAGTAACCTCATCCGGGTTATCGAACTTGGAACCAGAGTGGACATCGGTGAAGGTGGAGTGAGCAATCACTCGACCAGGATGGTCAGGATCTTCGTAGATTGGAAGACCACGGCCATTATCCACGACCATCTTGGCGTTGTCTTTGTTGACTACCAGCATCCAAGTGGCGTGGTTATTCAGGATTTCGTCTTCGGAGTTGTTGATAATCTCACGAAGCGGAGTGGTGTAGTCCTTAGTCTCGCCCAGATACATACCCACGTTCTGGCGGATAGTCTCCGGGTACACCAACTTTGTAATCTTAATGTCTGCCGACATAGTGTCCTCGCAATCACGTTAGAGGGAAGGGAACCGTTCCCCCTAACAGGGTTTCGACATGAGAAAACGTCGTTTTAGTCTTCCACTAATTCCATCTCGGACTCGTCAGTCACTAGGAAGGTAACTACAACCTCCTGGTCGTCCAGGCAAATGTAGGCCCCTTCATTAGTGTTCAGTTCAAGTACTTCGAAGTACCTGTCCTTATATTTGAAAGACTGACCAGATTTGAATTTCATACCGACTTCTCCATAAACAGGTTACCAGTAGTCTTGCATTTGAATACCCGGAATTCATTGAACTCCGAGTCAACGCAGTTGAATACACCAGCGAATGGGTCGTAGCTGGTGATAAGGAATTCAACCGAAGATGCATCAAACGGAACCATGTTATTTTTCAAGATCATTTCCTTTTACTGGCTTTGATTTGGGGAATTCCCCTTCCAACCTAACTGGCTTTAGACGTCTGTAAGCGCCCTCTATTTTTGCATATGAAAAGGGATAGCAGATTTCTCCACTATCCCTAATCAAATTACACCTTACCGTGAACGCTGAATCTGGTAGTGTTATCCACCAGTTGCGCCATCAGACGGGCATCGTAGAACTGGAATGATTCTACGTGAGTCGATAGAATGATGCTGTTGATAGGAGCACTCTTGATCTCAGCTACAACTTCTTCAAGTGCATCTGGGTCCAGAGCTCGAAGTGATTCATCAAGAATCAAGCATCCTACGACACCTGACATCTTGAACAGCTTACTCATGAAGAACAGGTCAGCATAGGTACGTTGACCTCCCGACAGTTCCCCATAAGGTAGCATCAGATCGTGAACCTGGAGTTCGATGTCAAAGTCAATGCGAGTCTCACCACTAGCAAGCTCACGTACGGTACGAACCTTGAATCGACCATCAGTCATCTCATCAGCCACACACTTGAACACAGATGCAGTGACATCACCACTCGGAGCGAAGATACCTGCGTACTTAGTAAGTACTTCCTTAGTAGCAATATCCTCCTCTAAGCACTTCTCAGCATCGGCCAGTTCAGTCTTAGATGACTTGAGCTTATCCCATTGCTTCTGAAGTCCATCGATAGCACCCAGTTGACGATTGCATTCATCAGCCAGACCTTGCAACTCCGACTTCTTACTAGTAATCTCATCCAGCTTATACTTGATAGATGCTTGAATGCCAACTTCCTGTAGCTTGAGGGTAACCATCTTCTCTTCCAGACCTCGAACTTTATTGTAGTTCTCAATCTTAGTATTGATAGTGGTTATCTTGCTGCGAAGATCGTTGAGGATATTTCTGATCTCAGTGATATCAGACTCTGCATGAGGAGGCTCAGCAGTCTTCTGGATATCTTCGAGTATCAGATTAGCCTCTTCAGTCTTCTTGGCTATCTCATCCTGAAGGTGTTGTAGAACATTCTCATAATCCGAAGGATCGAATGCACGTTTACAGCTAGGACATGCAGTCATAACACCAGTAGTCTGCTTCTTAAGTGATTCAATATCACTCTCAATGGACTTGGCTCTCTGCTTCTTAGCTGCTCTTTCATCAGAGTGAGTCTTATTGGCTGATGTAAATTCAGCTATCAAGCTCTCCCCATCAGAAATCTGCTTACGTAGTTCCTGGATTTCAGCCTCTTCATTACCAGTCAAGGTAATATTAAGGCTATTGATCATGTCCTGAGTTGACTTGATCGAATTCTGGACTAGGGCAAGCTCTCTATGTCTGCCCATATCCTCCTCATAGGACTTGAGATACTCATTGGTCCATGCCAGTTGATCTTCCAGGTTCTTCTTATTGTCAAGAAGAGAGAAATCAACATCAGAGTACTCAAGAATAACTCTCTTGAGTCCTTCGATCTCAGTATTCCGACGATTAACCTGAGCGGTAGCCTCAGCTAGCTTAGTCTTAGCCACTGCATGGTATTTGCCGATCAGACTAAGACCCAGGAGTTCACTCACCATATTGATTCGGTCATTATAACCGTAACTGGTAAGTAGTCCCGGAGCTTCCTGGCTACGGTACATAAGCTCATAGTGAGCTAAGAATGGAAGCTTGGCAGAGATTTCAGCTGCAATCTGACGAGAGCCAGCTCCAACCATCTCCTCACCATCCACAATGTACTTAATAATGCCGCTGCCACCAGAAACACCACGAATGATAGTGTGAGAGCGACCATCGTAGTCCAGTGTAATAGTGACAGACATGTTATCTGTCCCTTTCTTAACCAGAGTACGAGCCGTGGATGATCCACGAAGTACGTAGTCAAGGGCTCCCATGAAGGAGCTCTTACCAGCCCCATTATGGCCAGTAATAGTAGTGAGACCACTATCAAAGTCATATACGAACCTGTCTATAGACCTGAAGTTGTTGATCTCCATAGTACGGAGACGGAAATTCAGATTGAGAGGAGAAACATCAGTACGATCTACTTGACCAGTAAGCTGGCTATGAATTTCACCTAGCTCCAGCTTAGATACAATCGCCTTGATTACTTCATCAACATTCACTGAAGTGTGAATATGCTGAATGGAGGGATCCACCTTCGATCGTCCAACCAGAGCTAGGTTGGGATATCCTTCCAGACCTGCAGGTACTTCGTCTTCGTAGTAGATCTTCAGATACTTGAAGTCTTCAGACTCAGTCAGCACACGCTTCCATGACAAGTCATCAGTCTCAAGAACTACTACGCTGCCTTCCTGATCATCAGAGATGTAGTTAGGCATAGGAACGTTGATGGTATTAGTACGACCGTTGTCATACGAGGACTTCTGGTGTATGTCACCAAAGAATCCTAGTTCGTATTTGCTGCAATCGTACTCCTGGCCATACATAGGATGCAGAGTAAGATGCCCGATAAGAATGTCTACCTTATCCTTAATGAAACTCCAATTCTGCTCTGGTCGCCAGTTGCTGAAGGCCATAGTACGGTTGTTATCCAACTCGAGGATCTGGCCGTCCATGTACTTAGCTTCTGGGCAGATAATAGGGATAAGACTATCACCATACCCTAAGTCTTCAGCCTTACTATCAGCATCGTGTTGAGCTACGATGTAATAGATGTTGGTGTAGTGCAGCCGAAGGATATCGAAGAACTCCTTAGCTACGTGTACTACATATGGCCGGAGGACTGCCTTGTGAATAATGTCACCAGCGAGGATGAGGTCCTTAGACCCCTCCTCTCTACCAATGGCATTAAGACGATGAGCTAGAAGCGGGAACTGCTTCAGTCGATTACCACCAGAGTTGAACTGTTGGAAGTCGAAGATGTGTACGTCACTTGAGATAACAAATTTCATGCTAAAGTCTCTCGATCAGTTCTGACTTGCGAAGACGATGGTATTTACCAACAACACCATTAAAGTACTCAGGGAAGGTGCCACAAATAGCAGTGAGAGGGTCCCTGATAGGCACATTAAGTACCATTTTACTCTCACACTCTTTGATCATCTCATGGACTTCTGTATCCGTAACAATGTGATTAAGTCGCATGAGGTTGATGTTCTTGTCGATCTTCTCGACAATATCAGCTCCGAGTTGCCCTGTCTTATACTTGCACACAGCTTCGTTAATATTAACACCAGTAGTTACCCCTGGAATATTATCGGAACCGTCTCCGAAGATAGCCTTATAGATAAGGAACTCGGAGAAGTGTTGGATAGGGAACTTCTCAACGATGTTCTGGTGAGTAACCAGCTCTTCAGGTGCTTTATTGATAGCAGGACGGAATACCGATGTCTTCTCATTTATGGAGATGAGCCAGTCACGGTCGATGGCAGTAAGAAGAGTGAACACATTCTCTTCAACTGCACGCCATCCGTAATAGTACCCAAGATCATCTGCTTCAACACCCTTACATCTAATGGAGTGGATGCCAATCTTAGGTAGATGTTCGTGTAGAGTTGCCAGTACTTCCCAGAGACAATTATATGCCTCGTCATACTCACGACCCTCTTTGTAGTCCTCTTGGTATCCACGATACCGATAAGAACCACCGTCCCATGCTACAATAATCTGGGATCGATATTCATCTGTCCGGATAATCTTCAACAGGGACTGCATGATAGAGATGGCCAGTTTACTACGATCCTGGATCTTACCAGCAGCATGGAAGTTTCTCATGCCTAGCCAGTTGCCATCGATAACTATTCGTTGCATGGTATTCCTCACTAAATAAAATGGGAGAGCTCTTGCGAACTCTCCCATCATAACACTTAACGCTTGAATCTAGCGAACGGATTCTCATCGGTCGATTCAGCGGTAGAAGTAGACTGAGCCTGTTCTGCAACATTCTCCGACTTAGCTTCTTCCTGCTTCACGTCAGTAGAAGATTGTTCCTGCTGAGTGGACTCACTCTGAGCTTGAGAAGAAGACTCTTGAGCCTTAGGCTCGTCTTTAGTCTCTTCCTTCTTCTCAGAAGACCCAGCATCAGCACGACGCTGCTTGCATCGAGCCAGTTCTTCACGCATAGCCTTGACCATCTTGGTGTACTTCTCGAGGTCGAAGCCAGGACGGATGTAGGCGACATCCAGGGACTTGTATCCCTGACCTTCCATACTGATCTCCGGAGACTCTTTGAAAGTAGCCGAGATGTTGCACTTGCCCTGATTACCACCCTGAGAGGTGATCTGGAATACCGGACCAGGCTTCGACGGATCGAGGGAGGTCAGGATCTTCTCAGGGGCATCAGACACCATGTTGGTCAGAAGATCAGTGAATGCATCTTCGAACTTCCAGTTGCCGATAATGGCATACAGAGTGCCAGGCTGCCAGTTCTCAGACTTGGCATCAGTCTCCAGTAGGTAGAAGTATACGAGGAAGTTGGTCTTCATACCATACTTCCAGATCTTGTACTCTCCAGTCAGCTCCTTGCTGAGATCGGGGATCTCATTGTAGAAGCCTTCTGGCCACTGCTCTTTGTAGTTCTCTGGGTTACGAAGACCATTGGCAAAGTAACCGATGGACTCGTACTTGGTATAGATTTCTTCATTCGGATCGAAGATGAAGCGACCCTTGTGGGTACCATCGGGGAGGAATGTAGCCTTAGGCCAATCACCCCCACCACTATTCTTCTTACGATCTTCCTGGTTCTTCTTCAGATCACCAGCAATAGCTTTCAGTTTGTTCAGATCCACGTTACTTACCTCATTTTCTCACAATATGTACGGGGACTAGAATACTCGGATTTACCCCGTACCCCAACCTAACAGGCTTACAGAGTACCTAAACGTCGTACTAAGTAAGCTGTTTAAGTCTCTCAAGAAGATTGACAGATGCTTTGAACTCATTATTCATGTGCCCGAAATACCTGCCAGCCTCATTTGAATTAAGCGATATCTTCTTACTTATGGTATCAAGGGAAGATATGTAGTTCGCATATTCAAGATTCATGAACTTATCCACATACTCCAGGAGAGTATTAGGAATTGTCTCTGGCTTAGTGTTCAGTTCATCGGCCAGAGATTTAAGGTACTTATCACTGACAGTGGTCTTATTACCAGACTCAGAGTCACTAGCTGCTCTTGTAACATCTGAAATTATCTGGACCAGAGATTCAGTAGAGGGTATCTTAATTGACTTACCACCGAGAATCTCAGTGATTATCGAAAGCTTATTTACATCACCGAGAAGTGTCATTATGATAAACACCTCGGGATGATTCTGCGCTAGCATAGCTAGGAAGGTTGACTTACCCTTAACCGTACTAGGCATATCTTTCAATAGTTCATCGGTATCAATCATATCCCAGTTTCCTATTGAATGAAGCGACTTCCTAACTATTGCCTTATCGACATCAGACAAGAGATCGTCAAATAGAAGGCCAGTGTCCATGTAAAAATAGATGATAGGCTTAAGCCTTAGTGGAACTGGACCTAGGACAAAGTCGAGGATCTTGTTCTTCAAGAACTGCCGAGCAGGATCCATAGATGAGTCCTCTCCAAATGAGAAGAATGGATCCTCGCAGTAGTCGATGTTCGGAGTTGGCATGTAATTGCATGCTATGTTCAACTCCTTCCTAATTATCTGATTTATCTTATCAAGACTAAGAGTGTTACCTCTATTCCGGATCAGATAAGCAAGGCATGCCATAACTGAATCCAGCTTTAGGTACTCTTTGTCATCACCCAGATTCTTGAATGTCCGGGATACCCGGTCTACTAGTACCGTTGATAGAACTAGCAGACGAGGAATACTTAGAGGATCAAGGAGAAGTTCCCGATTTATATTGTTCTCTAAGTCTTGATAAGACAGATTTCGGATTACGGTTAAGTACTCTTTTATCATGTCTCAAATAGCTTGGAGATTGACTCCTTTGGAGACTCTGACTTGATAACTGAATCCAGATTCTTACTCAGGATAGAGGCATTTATCTCAATCTTGAAATCTGTATCTGAGATACGTCTTATCTTACCGTATCTTGCATTTACCTCTCCCCCTATAGGAAGAGAGGATAATGTCATGTAAGTCATCAGAACCAGATCTGAGTTTCCAAGGAGAGCCTCAAGCCTACTCTCCGGTATCTTCATGCCAGTTTGCTCCAGAGATATAGCGATTCTGGAGGGTTAGGTATAACCTTGATAACGATAATCAGGTACTCCTTATCATCCCGATCATTAAGGATCTTCTGGGACGATAGACGAATGTTCCTGTTATCATTTATTTGAATGACTTCAGATACGGCATCTTCAGTGGCTTTCACTGTATTCGTAACGTCACGTCTCCAGAAGTTCTGCTTGAATACACAGAGGACCTCCAGCTCGAGAGCTACATCCATATCCTTGTACTTTGCAAAGGCGTCACTGACACCCTGCTTAATCATGTCGGCCTTGACTTTAGACTTATAGTCATCAACCTCAGGATTGAGGAAGAGCCAAGTCCTCCCTCCTCTACCTCGGCCTATCTTGTACATATCATTGAGGCTAGGTATAACCCCAGGATAAGTAATTATATACTTATGAATATCCATCACTTACCGCCAAATGTCTTCAACATAGCATGCTCCTGAATGGTGATCTCCTTGAAGTGACCGTAGTTGGTAACTTGATATGGAGTCTTCTTATTAGGAGTACCACGACGAACTTTCGGTATAGCCATAATACCGCATTGATGCTGGCTTTGACTACGGCCTAGGGTGATCATCATGTCAATGATGTGCTGCTTACGAGCTGATTCACCAGCTGACTCTTCAGGGAGCTCTTCCTTATCCCAGAAATGAATCTTAGGCTGAGATGCAATAAACACTAGTCGAGCTTTCTGGGACTGAGGACGTGCCATCTGAGTGGCAACGTCATATACTTCACCACCAGCTTCGTACATATTGTCGGACTGGACCTTGAAGTTGGAGTCATAGTCCAGCACCACAACATCATATCTCTTGCCACAGTTCTCGAGGTACTCTAGTACCTCTTGAGCGGAGATAGTCTTGGATGGAACGGTGACAATATCCAGATTCTTGGCTACTGTCTTTACTTCTTCATTGAAGTACTTCTCTGGCTTGACTGCAACATCGAAGAATGGAACCTGGGTTACGACTGCAGTATAACGAGAGATGAAGTCATAACGTACTAGGTCACCTAGGGCTACCCATAGAACGCTGAATCCAGCTACAGTCATTCCACAGACTTCATAGAGCATTGCTGCAGACTTACCTACACCTGGAGGTGCTACCCATTGCACTACTTGACCCGGTAGGTACCCATTGTACGGAGTTGATTGCTTGATGATCTTGAAGTTAGTTGGGATAACTCCGTCTTCACCACCAATATCTTCTTCACGTACTTTAGCTGGGTCCATGTCACCCAGAGCTTGTGGCTTGATAGTTCCAGATAGAACTTCAGGAATCTCACGAAGCTTTCTTAGCATCAACGGAACATCTTCCATTGTGTTACTAATAATAGCATGAGCCCTACGTACCATGTAATAGTGAAAGACACTCTTGGTGATTTGACTTATCTCACTCGGGTCTTCTACATTACGGAATGCTTCTACTTGGTCAACGAAGACCTGAATCTCCTGAGAGATTAGCTTGTCAGCTAAATAGGATCGAAGCAGAGGCTCAGATAAGCTAGGAAACTGATTCCTGAACTCATTTGATAGAGCCTTAGCTACGTCAGATTCCCACGGATAATCTGCGAGAACTGATGCCAGATTCTCATGAACTGTCTTGTTGAATAGAGACGCTATGTGTGTTAACTCTGACACAGTATATTCCTCATGTTAATCTAGAACCATCCCATTTGAATTTCCTGGTCCTAACTACCTGCAGCTTATCCTTGATCCTTTTCATCTTCATCTTCATTTGACTCATGAGGACTCGGTTATTCCGGTCGAAGATAAGAATACAAATAACAGCATCAGATCGTGCGGCTCGACCTACTGGCTGAACAGTCATTCTGAATGACTTCCCAGTAAGAGGACATACGCTTGAGAGATTGGGAATATCAATACCCTCAACTCCGACTGATGTTGTAATAAGTACGTCGAATGCACCTTCTCTAGCTAGAGCCTTAAGCTCCTCCAGAGTAAGCATCTCATTAGCTTCTGCTGTAGTATTATTGCCGCCTGGGATTAGTGCTAGCTCTGCACTCCAGAATACGGTACGTACTCCCTTAGAGTTGAGAGCCTCACATAGCTTCCACCCAGATTCAACAGTAAACACAGATATATAACAGATGTCTTTTTCAATCACCTTCTTATATATCTCGGCTAACATGTACCCTACCTCTGGATAGGTGATGAAATCATTCACCATTTTCCCGAGACTGTTGGGGTACTTATTAACTATATGCTGAGCTTGAGCTTCAGTCATAATGTTGCTGTCAACAATAACAAGGTCAATTGGAACAGGAAGTTCTCGGCAGACTAGATCATATCCTGCGATGGAAACTACAGAAATCATCTGGTCTGGGTTATTGACGAAGTCGATCGTGTCCTTATTTATGCTGTCACCATTCTCAACATCACCAGATGCAGTAAACGGATATACATAATCAGGGTCACACGTAGCAATAATATCTTGCCATGTTGATGCAGAAAGATGATGACCTTCATCTGGAAGGATGATGTTGACTTTCTTCAGCCAGGCCATCAATTTAGGGTCTTTATCACGGTAGGCTACCGTACGACTGAACCCACTTGGATTAATTACGTTAACTCTCGAGTCAGTACTGAAGTTCTTGGGAATATTAACCCCATACTTCTGAGCTCGCAGTACAATCTCTTCTGCTACTTTATTAGCAAATACGAAGATGAGGATATTGGATTCCTCATCCATTTCCATGAAGGACTCGGCGATAGCTAGATTAAGTTCCGTCTTACCATAGCCAGTAAAGAGGGATACGATTCCACTACTAGAAGAGGTAATCGTATCAAAATCCTCGATCTGCATCGCTCCTCTCTCAGGACCCTTGGGGTGATTAGTGAATATCTCACGCCATTTATCTATGAGAGGGATCTTTACTGGGTTTATCCAGAGTCGAGTCAGCTTCTCATCAAGAGAAATACTTACCTTATGTGTAAGTGGAATCTCTTCATGCATAAGCTTAGTGTAGAGATGGAATGCCAGACCTCGCTTAGCGATAGCCAGAGTATTACCACCTCCCAGCTTCAGGTACTTAGTAGTAACCTGCTTCGGAAGTCTCTTCTTAGACTTCCAATCATACACCATATCCGTCCGGATCGATGTGCAATACGAATCTAGTAAGGAAATGGTGACGGGATCTTGACAAACTATCCCCACTTCAAATCCCGGTAGAGCTCTAAACTCAATACTAATCATGAGAATCTCCAATTCGGCCTTACCCTAACAGGGTCTGGACGTAACTAACCGTCGGCTCTATTTGAGTTATGCAGATCAGAGAAATCCTTGAACTGCTTATCAAACTCAGATGCCAGCTGGATAGATCTAACTACCATCTCAGTAGGAGTCTTGCCACGGTGTTCGGGGGATATTGACATCTTCTGAAGAATTTGCCTGGCTTCATACTCGATGCTCTTAAGATGTTCTGATCTTGTATTTACATCGAATATGTCCTGGTTACCGAGAGACATGTGGTGTTCTGGAATGTGCTTAGTTATGTCGTCTGGGATGTTGATACTCGGAGATATCTTGAACGGCTTGTAGAACAAGTATCCAATATTATCCTTTACATCCCAGACCCCATATACTACATCATCTCCAGCGATTGCCAGGATATATAGAGAATGCTGAAACTGATAGAAGTTTATCTTGAACTCATTAATCAGCTTCAGCTTCCATATGTTGAATACGGTCTGAGTCTGACTAGCAGGTTCAGATGACTTTGGCATATACTTAGCCAGAGGATCAGTAACATTTACGAAGAATGTTTTATCTATCATGGCTTCTTGAACTTCTTCAGTACATCGAGCGCAGCTGACAATTTCTGCTCGGATGTCTCAACATCCGTCAGTCTTTCATTGAGCTCCTTGAATCTAGTACTGCTGCCAGTCTTGATGAATTCGTCGATCACGGAGCATGTACTTGGCCCTACACCACGAATCCCGGCATAGTCCTTGGAGGACTCTACCTCTTCTATGCCAGACTCATCTATGTTATGAGCAGCATTATGAAAGGAGCTACAACGATGTGTCTCATCTACGCGACCATACAGTTTCGATAGTTCACGGAGATGTTCAGTAATAAGTGCAGTCTTCATATCTATTCCTCATTGATTAGTGTACTGTATCTACTCTTCACCTACTCTTCTATCCTCTTCTTTCCTCTCTTCCTAGTAGTGTTAGTAGTAGTATTAAGTAACTTGGAGCACTACGCCCGCCCTCCACCCCAACAGGGTTTGGAGACATGAAAACGTCGGGATTCCACTCAGAAACAGAAAAATAGTTTGCATTTTCAAAAACGGGCGTGTTAGAGGTCCTGCGAGCCTTGTGGCACCTCTGTAAATTAGAAATTGGGGTAGTTACTTTGAAAATAACTCCAGAGCGTCTCCAGACGCCTTGCAGAAGCTTGCAGGGGTGTTTTAGATGTGGTTTTTATTACCTTGTAAGGCGCAGGTGCAAAGCGGTGCGCACGTTCCCCAAGGAGGACATATTGATGTCCCAAGATACTTTAGATAAGGGATTAGCTCTAGCTGAATCTAAGAAGGATGCAGCAGCTGAACTCAATATAGCAGCACTTCAAATCAAAGAAGTAGGCTTGAGTGTTCTCCTGCTAGGCCTGGCCGAGATTCAGGGTAGTAGAGTCAAAAGACTTACTGCCATCCTAGAGAAGCTCGAAGAAGATATCTTCGACCCTGAAATTATTGCACACTTGTCGCCGAGAGATAAGATAGAGACGTACCAACTCGCTCTTAGTACAATCGGGACTTGCACTAACTTCATTAAAGGTACTGTCAATAGCACTGACTGGACCGGTGTTGAGATTAAGATGCAGTCTATTCTGCCTCGTCTTCAAGAGACACTTGCTGGTGGTGCTGATGGTGAATCCTCTCAGAATAGCCGGGATCTTCGTGATATGGCTAGCCATCTACTCAAAGAGCTGGGTGGGAGATTAAATGGATAATGTTTCTGCTATTCTCGACAATCTGACCCAGAATCATGACAAGACAGAGCTCATGCATAACCTGGCCAGATTATCAGGGTATGAGGAGCGTGTTCCAGATATCGATACATTCATCGAGGATCCGTACTATCTAGGAAAGATTCTCGGTGATACAGTTTACCCTATTTGGAGAGAGGCAGCTAGAAAGCTGTATCCAACTCCTTATCATACCGCAGCTACCGAAGTCTACCTGACAGGTGGTATCGGTCTAGGTAAATCGACATTTGCCAAGATAATTGTAGCCTACGACATGTGTAAGCTACTTTGTCTTGAAAATCCTCGTAAGTACTATAGCTTGATGGAAACTACCGTCATTCGCTATATGCTTATGAACGCCACTAAGGGTCTGTCATTCGACGTACTCTATACTGAACTTATTGAATGGTTCGAGAACTCTCCCTTCTTCAAGGAGAAGATCGCTAAGGATAAACGAACTCTGTTTATCAAGAACCTAGATATAGGATTCGGTTCTCGTGGTAAGGATGCTCTAGGTCAAGCTACTGTTGGGGCTATCTTCTCTGAAATCAACGACATGACAATTGTCGGTGGTCAGGCTGAAGATAACTTTGACACGATCTACACTCGTATGAACTCTCGTTTTGGAGGTAAGGGTAGAGACCTAATTGGTCATCTTATACTCGACTCTTCCAACAAAGGTGTTAAGTCGTTCATTGATGTTCGACTTGAAACCAAGAGAAACAAGGGAATCAACGATTATCTTCTCTTCAGATATGCTCACTGGCAAGCTAAGTGGCATATGGGTGCCTACTCCGGCAAGATGTTCAAAGTCTATGCTGGTGACCAGGACCGAGATCCTTTCATCTTCGAAGAAGATACTGACGAAGCGGTTACTAATAACCTCAAGCCAGAACGTATAATCGATGTTCCTGTAGAACATGAGCAAGAATTCAGGTTTAACATAGTCAAGTCTCTCCGAGACCTGGCCGGTGTGTCTACCTTCAGTACATCTTCGTTCATTAGTTCGAACGAAGTCCTGATGAGGGCATTTGATCATATCAACCCGGTTACTAAGAATGTCATTGTTCTTGACTTCTTCGATGAGAATCAGAAACTTCTGAATTACATCGATATTAAGAGATTGGCTTTCCTATCTAACAAACCTAGATTCATCCACATTGACTTGGGTCTAAAGCATGACTCAACTGGTATAGCTAGTTCCTACCTAGACGGCTATAGTGACATTCCCATGTATGATCCTATATCGGGGAGTGTTATTGTAAACCGTGAGCCTCGGTTCGTAACTGAGTGGGTAATGGAAATCACATCTGTTCCTGGTCACGAAGTGGCGATCTACAAGATCAAGAACTTTATCCTAGAAGCTAGACAGCTTGGTTATAATATCAAGATGGTCTCCACTGACGGATATCAGTCGAGCAACCTACGTCAGGATCTCCTGCTTCGTAAGGTTGAGACTGCACTTATATCTGTGGATCGAACTAAAGATCCGTATGATACAGTTCGAAATGCTCTGTTTGAAGGACGTCTGTCATTACCCAATATAGATAAACTGGCCCGAGAATTCCGCGAGCTAGAAGATATTGGACCCAAGTATGATCACCCATGTGATGGAAGTAAGGACTTATCCGACGCCGTTACTGGTAGTATTTGGGCATGTTCCCAGAATCTTCATAAGGTTTCCACTATGGTGGATAGCAATAACCTTAAGTCATCGCTGGATGCTCTCCTCCAGTTAGATACTAGGGGAGGCGAAGATAAATTCAAAGCCCTCCTATTTAAGAATTAGGGGTAGTCATGTCTGAGAATCAAACATCACAAGAGCAATCATCAAAGGCTCTGGTCGATGCTCTGAATAAGACTTCCGAGTTCAGACACCAGAACCTATTGCTCTCAATAGTTGAACAAGTGTCAAGTACGCTTGAGTCAAAGGTCGCTGATAGAGCGAAGTACTACAATGAACTTCAGAAGATCCGCAACAACTACATTGTTAATGGCATCTATGATGTCGTCTCTAATGACGTTTTCGTATCGTCTGGCTACAACGATTACATCAAGATCGAAGTTCCCAATGATCCAGATCTGCAGCAAGAGTTGATTGATCTATTCGACGATCTTAACATCGCCGATATGATTGCTTCTATCTTCCCAGAACTGCTTCACCATGGGTCATATCCACTTAAGCCTATTCTTGATGATGAGGAAGGTTTAGTTGGATTAGTTGATGAATATCATCCGTCCGAGGTTATCGCTGTAACTTCTCTGGATAACTTCCCTCTGTTCTACTTCATTTCAGAAGGCAGACATGGGTCGGCTCCAGATAACTACGGATGGGTTGACTACTCTAAGAGAGTCAAGTTCAACTATGCATCGATCACTGAAATCGTGTACTTCTCTCTTGACCTTGAGCATATCAAGCTAGAGTTACCGACTAAAGTCCTTACTCAGTTTAAGTCTAAGCTTCCAGAAGATCTCAAGACTATCATAACTAGTGGATTTAAAGTCAAGCAATCTAAGTCTTTCGTATGGGGGGCTGTAGATAAGATTAAAGAGACTCTTCTCATGGAGAAGGTCGGGCTATACAAGAATATGGCCTCGGTATTGTCTCCGAAGATTGTAGGTGTTCCTGTCCCGGATATCTATGATCCGAATAATCTTATCGCGATTGTCAAGAAATACGATGAACTGATCAATGGTGGTACAGCCAAGCTCAATAGTTTGGACAACCCCGAATTCACTCTTCAGGATATAGCTAACGTAAAAGTTATTCCTATTGCAGGTGATAGAGCAGTTCCTTCTCCGATTGATACAGGATCGGAGGATAGAACAGTAGATACAGAGGCTCTGGATCGAAGCCTAGAAAAGACTCTAAATACTCTTAGTGTGCCAACTGATGTATTCCTCGGGGAGAAGTCCTCCAAGGATAACCTGAAGAGTAACATCAGGTATGCCAAGAAGATTAAGAGAATTCAGAAGAATATAGCCAAGACTTTAGTCAATCTCTGCTTGCTCCATATTAGCAAGAGATATCCTGAAAAGGAAGTGGCTTTCTCTGATATCAAAATCCAGCTCAAGAATAACATTAACACTGACGAACTAGAAAATCTTGAATCTCAGGATTTGATAATCTCGTCTACTAATGCTATCAAAGAGCTTTTTGATAATCTTGCTTCATTCTTAGGTCCAGATGCTGCTTATAAGATAGATGTTAATAGCTTCGCAGAGAACGTGAAGAACTCGCTCGCATCTATTGGTTCGCAGTATAGTAACTCTATCGTGAAAGTCTCAGGAGATTCAGATGAAAAACCAGAAGTCAAAGAGTTTGTCCCCGCTACTAGCGAAGATGCGCCAGATCAATGAAAGTGCAGCAGCTACTAATGCCCTCTTCGTTGCATCGAAAGCATTCGACCCAGCCCAGCTTGATCTGGTAGCTGCTAAACTAGGCGGAGATATCACCATCTCAGGTGATAATGTTACTTATACCGGAACAAGTCTCGAGCTGGCTGAGAAAGAGCTAGGCTCTCTTGGCTTCGTCCTCCAATCCAATGTCTCTGAATCTGAAGAAGAGGAAGAGGAGAAGGAAGAGAGCGAAGAAGAAGAAGAAGAAGAGATGGAAGAGTCCGGTGAAAATTGTGACGAAGAGGAAGAAGACAAAGATAAGGAAGATATCCAGGAGTCCGATTCTGAAGAAGAGGACGATAAGGATAAAGAGTCAGATGATGAGGAAGAAGAGGAGGAAGAGGACGATAAGAAAGATGTCCAAGAATCCCTATCCCGCCGTCTGATGAATCCGTCGAATCGTCTTCGTCAGGTGAAATAATATGAACGAGGCCCCTAAACTAGAGAATATCTGGGAAGGGGAAGTACTTCATAAAATCTGTGAAGATGCGTCTGAGGTAGATGGCATTCACGTACTTGCTAAAGTCCGTGGTCCAGCCTTCTTCCCAGATACTACCAGTGGTAACCGTACATTCTATCCCCTTGAAGCATGGGAGAAAGCTCTATCTGAACCTAGAGTTCAGAAGAGACTCCGCGATAGGCTGATGTACGGTACTATTGGTCACAATCAGGTTCTAGATGACGATGCTATTAAGGACGGGAAATTCTCTCACCTAATCACAGATATCTTCATTAATGAAGAAGGTGTTGGTGAAGCTGAATATCTTGTACTTAATACCCCAACTGGCCGGATCTTAAATACCATTCTGAGAGTGGGTTCTAAGATCAGGGTATCTACTAAGGCCAAGGGTCTATTCTTGAATGGATCCTCTGGTAACCAGCGCACCGTCAATCCAGATATGTTCTTCTTTGAGCGTATCGATTTCGTGCTAGAGCCAGGATATGATGAGGCTCTGCCAGATCTGATTGAGTCACTAGACGATGAAACTACTGACCCTGTAAACGAGGATATCCCTGTGGATAAGACCCAAGACGATGCCGTCACTCTACTTAAGATCGTAGAGAGTGCGGTTGAGGAGCTGAAAGCAGGTGACGCTGTCACTGCTGAAAGCATTCAAGAACTTACTGCAAAAGTCGGTGAAGTAGCTGCTACAGTTGTTACTCTTGCTCAAGAGAACACTGAGATTGCAGCCGAGCTGGCTAAAGCTCAAGAGACTATCAAAGAGTACGAAGAACTCGGTACTCCGGAAGAAGTCTCCGAAGCACTGGATAAATGCACTGAGACTGTAACGGCTCTTCAGAATCGTCTGAATACCGCTCTTCACAGTGTTTCTGAATCTCTGATTCTTGATGAGGTCCAGGAAGAGCTGAATGCCTATAAAGCATTCGGTAGTATCAAAGATCTGGAAGAACTGGTTGAGCATTCGGAAGCTCTGGCTGATCGGTTCATTCAGGAGCAGCTCAAGTCTCTGGCCAGCAAGTTTGATGTCCAAGAGTCTGCTGTTAAACACCTGTTTAGTAAAGGATTGGATCTGAAGGATATCGAGGAGTCCCTGACTCTCACCGCTAAACCTAAGGCCAAACCAGCTAAGCCGGCACGCTCCAAGCGTCCACACGAGATGAGTACTAAAGATTTCTCTGGAGCTACTCAGATCAACGAGTCCGTAACTATTGGGACCCGAGCTTCCAGTCTGTCCCTTAAGCTAATGACCCTAAATAGCCGCGGAAATCGCGGTTAATTCGATTCTTCAGAGGAATAAATCGTATGAAACTTCGCACTATGGCTGATATCAACGAAGCTGCTGTTGATAGCATGGCTAACATGTATCTGGAAAAGTACACTGACCAGATCGATGCCTACCAGGGCGCTTCCATCCTGACTCGTGTCCAGGAATCCGTATCTCCGTACGAAATTCTGGCTATGGGCCAGCAGCTGGACCAGTTCAGCAACTACCGTGACTTCTGCGAATCGCAAGGTCAGCTGGGCTCTCTGGGTGCTATTCCCCAGATTGCTCTGGACGTAATTGCTGCTTCCGTAGGTAGCTCGATTCTGCCTCTGCTGTGCTCGATTCAGCCGATGGCTGAAGAACATGGCATCGTGTACTACAAGCAGATCCTGGCTTCTCAGGCTTCTGGCGGTTACTCGAAGGGTCAAGTAATTCGTGATGCTCTGACTCTGGATTCTCTGGGCGATGGTTCTCTGGGTAGCCAGCGTAAGTCTGCTGCTCTGTTCACCACTGTAGCTGCTGACACACAGTACTCGGGTAACCTGACCTCTGTACCGGTACGTCCGTACATGTTTGAAATCAACGTCCCTGGCGTTGGTAATGGTAAGGACAACGGTAAGGGTCAGATCCTAGGCTTCGGCTTCTCTGGTACTATCAACTACCAGACTGGTGCCTTCGACATCACCTTCACTGCTGATCCAGGCACTGGCAAGGTAGCTCAGGCTATCTACGACGTAGACGTCGATGCTGCTGAGTCTCTGGAGAAGATCGAAGGTCGTCTGATCACCAAAGACATCCGTGCTGAAATCTGGGCACTGGCTGCTGATGTTGGTGCTTTCGCTAACTTCGCATTCGGTCAGCGCTTCGGTCGCTCGGCTGTTGATGAGGTAGCTGCTGACCTGAGCAACGAGATCACCAACGTTCTGAACACCCAGGCTATCAAGCGTATCTACGCTAACCTGGTTGGTAACACTGACTGGAGCAAGACTCCGGATGCTGGTGTATCCTACGCTGAACACAAGCTGACCTTCGTTGATCAGCTGGCTATGGCTGAATCGGTTCTGCATGCCAATACTGGTATGGGTACAGTTAACCGCATCATCGCTGGTCGTACTGCTGCTGCCACTCTGCGTGGTATGCCAGAGTTCCAGGGTGGTGATGCTGGTGCTTCGACTTCCGTCGCTCTGTTCGGTACCTATGACAACATCCCTGTTGTTCGTGCTACCAACGTGATCCCGGATAACGAGCTGATCCTGATCTCCAATCCGCAGAACTACTTCAACGCTCCGCTGGCGTACTCTCCGTTCATGCCGCTGATGGTTACCAATACCGTTCAGTCCGTGAACAACCCGTTCCGTCAGACTCAGGCCGCTGGTGTATGGGCTGGTATGACTTCGCTGAACGGCGCTCTGGCTACTAAGCTCACCATCGGTGCTTAATAGCTAGCTAACTAATGGAGGGTGGGATATCCCACCCTCCATTATACTAGAGGTATTTTCTGATGAAAGTCCTAGTTACGAATTTGACATCGAAGTGCGTAACCATATCTGGATTGCTAGTCACTCCAGACCAAGTCGTACTTCGTGCAGAGGCCAAGAGAGCATTCGCTCCTGTAGAACTAGCCTCGAATTATGAGAAAGTTCTCAAAGTATTTGATGAGAAGCTATCTTACTCCAAGATTTCTGATGAAGAAGCAGAGCTGGCTCTAGAAGGCCATGATGATCAAGGTACCGGCCTTGTTGATCCTCTGGCAGACCTCTCGGACAATGCTGGAGGTAAGAAAGATGAGCAGCTCAATGATCTTTCAGATAATCAACAGAATTCAGAAGACAAGTCTAAAGATGAGTCTACTGAAACTGCTGAAACCAGTTCAGAAGATTCGGCTGAAGATGTCAATAAGTCTTCTGAGTCTGAAAATACATCTTCTAGCTCTGAAGATAAATCGGAGTCTTCCGAAGAATCTGAAGAAGAGAAGAAGGTGGAGACTACCGCTTTCGATCCAGAAGTAGTTAAGATCCTGGCTGAGAGCAACAAGAAACCGGACCTAGTCGAAGCCTGTACTAAGCAAGGCCTAGATACCTATGGTACTAAGGAAGAACTGGCCGAAAGACTAGTTAAAGCCGGTATCACTACCCTTAGCTAAGGTGAAAACTGATGAAACTGAGCGCACTAATTGACAGCACAAGACAAGTTCGTAGACGTCAATACCCTACGAGAAAGATTGGAGCATTTGACTTCAAGTACGTGCCTCAGTCTCGTCAGTTGTTTATTTCTTGTACGGCATTTCCTCTTGATCCGTCAAGCAGACGTTCGCCGTACAAACTATCGATAGCATTCAATGCTATTGGGTCTTCTGACACTGCGGATAGTAAGCATCTTCTTAAGTATGCTAATCCTGGTACCGGCACTCTAGAGAGATTTCTCGAGCAGCCGACAGTTAACCATACATGCCGCGTAAGATGTCAGTGCCCAGACTTCTACTTTATGTGGGAATACTACGATAAGTCAAATAAGGCTCTTATCGGAAGACATATTCCATATATTCGCAAGACAACTACACGTCCTCCAAGAAATCCAGATCATATGCCAGGTCTCTGTAAGCATCAGATTCAGATGATCAAATTCTTAATGGATAATAACATCATTAAGAAGAATGTTAAATCATATGATTATCTAACCAGACCGGTGAGAACATAATGGACAAGGAATTACTTGAATTATCAGAGTCAGCTTTTACTATAAAGCGACTTGTTGCCATCAGAAATGGCAAGAGAACTGCCGTTAAGAAGAAGGAGTATTCTCAGGAATGTCCAGAAGGATATAAGAGAGACTCAAACGGTAAGTGTGTTCGTATGTCACAAGAAGAGAGACGGAACCGGAGTATCTCTGCTCGGAAGGCTAGTGCCAAGTCTTCTACAAAGACTGCTAAGAAGAACTCTAGCAGGAGAAGAAAGGCGCTAATAAAATAGGAGCAGGGATATGAGTTTGTCTTTATCTGATCTTATTAATCTGTGCATATTAGAAGCTGGCCAGTATGTAGGAGAGCTAGAGTCAACTCTCCTTAATGAGACCCAGCTCGCACTGATTTTTAAGAAAGAACTAGCATGGTACTCGAAGTATTTCCCGCAGGTAATAACCACTTCTGCTAGACTTTACAATAATAAAGTCTTCTCACTTGATAATGATGGGTTCGTCCCAGATCAGGTCTTGGAGATAAAGCGCAGAGAAGTGTCTAATTATCTGTTTGGAGGTAGCAGAAGATTTGGTATTGTAGCCAGTTACTTCTGGAGATATGATTCTCCTAGACTGTTCTTCAATACTGCAGAAGATCTATATGAAATAACGTATTCCGTTACTCATAAGTATGACGAAGCTGCTAAGGTCTTCCCAACTCTGAATCTAGAAGACTCGAAATTCCTAAATCTCTGCATAGCGAAGTTCATGATTATGTTGGGAAGATCTAGAAGGTCTTTCACTACTCAAGAATTCCCGATAATGACAGATGGATCCGAGCTTGTAAGTGAAGGGACTGAGATGTATGAGAAGGCTAAGGAATCATGTACCTCTGGTAGCGATTTCTGGCTATCTCTGATTAACTGAGGATAGTCTATGCACTACGTAGCGCCTCTCCGAAAATTAGTAGCAGCACAGCTACCAGCTGCTCTAAAGGTGTATGGCACAGATTGCATGCTATACAAAAAGCTTGAATCAGAGCAGGACGAGGTCTACGGAATATACGGAGGATCTGAACCAGTTGTTGAAGTGACAACTGGTACTCTACCGGATGTATATGGCAGCTATTCCTCAATTCCTACTGAACCAAGCACTGGAGTAGTTGAACTTCCTGATCTAGCAGTTGTCTCAACAACTGTGATTGACATAAGTGCAGACTACTCCCCGCCAACTCCCGTAAGAGTATTGTTAACTCCATATCAGTGGAGAATAATCAACGATTCTGACTCAGGTTTCTATGAAGACAGTGGTTATGTCTATGCCACCTCTGATATTGAAATAGGAGCTGGAGATGTTCTTGAGGTAGAGACCGAAGACGGGTCTACGTTTAGGATGATTGTCATCTCTCCAGAAGTGTTTGGTAAAGAGAAGAATATCCTTTATCGGTTCAAACTAAGTAACCTAGGAGGCTAATATGGGCGAATTAGCTCTAATGCCTACTCATGTTATAGATAGCATGAATCGTTTCATAAAGGCTAGGTATCCTTTTATCAAAAATATCACGTTTGATCCTCAGGCGGGATATGAAACAACTATAGGACAGCTCAGAGTTACTCAGTCTATGAGTGGAGCTGACAAGTTAAAAAGAGATAGTCTCCCTCTGCTTTCGTGGAATAGATCTGTCTTGACCAAGTCAGGGTCAGGGAGACCTATAAAAACGTCTATCAAGGATTCAAATGATTCCTGGGTGGATGTATCGGCATCTGTGGCTAGTTTCAGATATCAGTTTATTCTCATGGCATCCAATATGGTTGACATTGAGAAGTTTGAGCTAGACTACAATGCCAGGACTGGGATAAATAAGATCACTGATGCTGTAGTTAGCATCCCAGGACTAGGAGATTTTGTCTTCTCCATTATCTGGGAGCCTAATCTTGATGATATTGTTTTCAATCTTGAGAACAACTATTACAAGGCTCTATCAGGATCTGCATTAGTAAGCGGAACCTTCCTATCTGCTATTGCTACAGACCCAGCCAAGCTACGTACTCTCATTGAGGAAATTGATGTATCTATCAAGACTCATGAGGGAGCAGTAATACGAGACTACTTCAAAATTACCCCGGAGGTATGATGAGTACTAAAAAGCCTGAGAGCACTAAGAAGATTGTGACTCTCTATTCGAAGCTAGACATGGACACCTCGCTAAGTTATGGCGATACCCACATTGTCGTAGCTCCACGTGGAGTAGCGAGAGACCTAGACAGATCTCTGCTGCCAGAAACCTTGCCTAAAGGCATCATTGAGAAGAGTGAGGTGCAATAATGTCTAGCCCGAAGGTGAAATATCGTGAGCAGAATCTATCTGCTTACGTTCCGTCAGATGACGGCATTACAGTAGCCATCGTCATCCCAGCACTGAGGGGTAAAGTCGGTGTCCCAGTACTGGGTGGAAGTCGTAAGCAGTTCCTGGCTAACTTCACGGCTAATGGTAAAGTAGAAGTAGGTTACCCAACTTCGTACTTCTCTGCTCTTACCATTCTTGAAGCTACCGGAAATCTCCTTGTTATTCGAGCGGCTGCAGAAGATGCTAAGTATTCCGCAGCTACTTTTGGAGACACCTCTGAGTCGTTGGTAGGTGGAACTCTCGATCCGGATACTGTAGATCTTACTAGTAAGTCCTTCATGCTCGCTAGTGCGAACCAGGGTGCATGGGGCAACGATCTGAGAGTAACCGTTCACGGTTATAAGACTGATGAGCAAGTTACTATTGGCGCCGATGGGTCTATAGCATCCAGTCAAGTATGGGGCAAGGGCTATCCAGTTAAGTTTGTAGGAGCTAAACTGCCTGCAGAACTCTCGGCAGATACCGTTTACTATGTGGTACCTGGAATTGATAAGGTAAATATTGCTGAAACTCTAGCTAATGCCGTAGCTGGGATCCCGGTTACTGTCTCCTTAGCTGAAGACGCCACTGTAAACTGCAAGATGGTACCAGCAGTTCAGTACACCAAGCTTCCTGGGACTATGCTGATTTCGGTTTATCATAAAGATAACCTGAATACTCCGCTTCAGACCTACGTTGTCTCGAAAACTCCAGGCTCCAAGGATAATGATGGATATCCTCTGTACATCGAAGATGTTCTCAAGGGATCTACTTACATCAACGCCTATGACAACGTTCTGGTAACCAGTTCGTACATCAAAGACGTAGTTGTTCCTCTGGCTCTTACTGGTGGTTCTAACGGGGCTACCGTAACTGATGCTGATATGGTACGAGCTCTCAATGTTCTGAGAAACTCCAATGAGTACCCAGTCAAGCTGATCGTGGACGGTGGTAGAACCACCCCGGCCTTCCATAATGCGATGATTTCGCTATGTGAAGATAGAATGGACTGTGTTCCCATCCTGTCTGCTCCTCTGACTGCTCAGAGCGGTGATAATCCAGCTCAGAGTGTGGTTAACTACCGTAAGTATGATGCCAACTTCAATACTTCGTTTGGTAGCCTGTATGCTCCTCACCAGAAGATTCTTGATGAATTTAATGGTAGAGAACTGTGGGTATCTCCGGACGGTGTAGTAGCTAAGGCCATCATCCAAACTGCAGCTAACTTCGAAATCTGGTACCCAGTGGGTGGTGATACTCGCGGTGTGGTCAATACTCTTGATACCTACGTTCACTTCGGTGAAGCTGAGTCTGATCTTCTGTACGATAACGGTATCAACCCGATTATCTTCGAAGCCGGTCAGGGTATCAAGATCTGGGGTCAGAAGACTCTGCTGTCAACTCCGTCGATGCTGGACCGTCTGAACGTTAGATTGCTGTTGGTTACTATCGGCCCAGCTATCAAACGTCTTCTGAAGAGCTTCCTGTTCGAATTCAACGACGAAGCCACTCGTGCGGTAGCTAAGGCTAAGGTTGACGCCTACATGAGTAATGTCCTTGCTCGTCGTGGTGTTACCCGATTCCTGACTATCTGCGATACTACCAACAACACTCCGGATGACATCGATAATCATCGGTTGGTTCTGGACCTGCTGGTAACTCCGAACAACAGCGTGGAAGATATTCCGTTCACTGTTGGCATCGTTAATAACTCGGTCAGCTTCGAGCTGGCTCAGCAGCAGCTATAAGGTGAATCATGAGACCAACTATTGATCAAGTAAGAGGTCTCGGGGATTTCGCTACTCTGGTTAACTGGGACCTGCAATTTGTCGTTCTACCCAGCGGCATATCTGCAGGATCTCAGGATCTTAACCTGAGATGTGAATCTACCGATGTTCCTAAATCGACCGGTCAGTCGACCCAGATTCAGATTCGCGGTCTTCCGCCTATCAAGCAACCTGGACTGTACATCCCATCCGGCACTATCGCCCTAGTTTTCAACGAGACTGTGGATAACACTGTTTCTCGTCTGATTACTCAGTGGCGTGAAATGTGCTACGAGATGAAGACTGGTAAGCAGAAGAAGAAGTCTGAAGTAGAAGCTCAAATCCGTCTGGTTCGTATGGACCGTCAGGATAAAGAGATCTACGAATACATGCTATATGGCGCTTTCCTGGAAGACTACGATACTGGTGGTCAGCTGGGTGCTGCGTCTGCAGATGTAGTCAAGCCTTCTCTGACTCTGTCTTACGACTACTTCGAAGAAAAAGCACTATAACTGAGAGGACCTAACCGTGCCTAGTTTTCTGAAATCCTTGGATCAGGTTAGGTCCGTTCAGTGGGGCATGAAGCATCTGTGGGACATTAAGTTCCCAGATGCTCCAGCTCCATTCAGTGAATGGTTCCCAGCTACTGAGTTCACTGATGATGGCAAAATGGGGATATCTAGAGATCAGACGTTTTTCCTGAGTAACTATAAGTTACCTCAAGGGACGTCGGCTGCTAATATTCAGATACAGGCTTTTGACGATGAGAATAAGACTCTTCATACTTGGCTATCCGCTTGGTATGATGATATATATTCTGAATCCGACGGAGTGCTCACTCTAGCAGAGGCTGTGAGACCCCTGATCCTAGCTACTCTCAATGGTCAGAGAGAAATCCTTAAGATAGAGACTCTTTACGTCTATCCAGACGGAGCTCTACCTAGTTCTGGTACATCTACTTCTGACATTAGCATAATATCACAGACATTCTGCGTTGCCGGACGACAGAAAGGTACTGTGAAGTAGAGGTTTAAATGAAAACTGTTAGCAGACAAAACTCTAGACAAGATGTTGTCGATAAAGTTGAAGTGTCCACCACTTCTCCCTTCGTAACTGTGTCTGATCTACCATCCAAGTTTCTCCCGTATCCAGAAAATTCTAAGATACGATACAAGCCGTATTCATATGGCGAACTTGAACAGATCTCCAGCACTGCTGACCCAATAGAAAAGATTAATCTAGTTCTTGAGGGTATAGAGACTAATGGATTTATGAAGAGAGATCTTGACTATCAAGATTTCATATTTATTATGGTTCTTCGTAAGCTCTCCAGTTTCTCAAGTTCTCAGTTTATCTTTAGATTTAACTGCATTGAGTGTGATCATCATAATGTGATCACACAGAAGATCTCTAATATTGAATTCACCGAGATTAAGGATGTTCCTAGTCTTCCATGTGTGGTTAATATCGATGGAACTGATGTAGAATTCTACACCTTATCCGTTGGCTCAGTAGTTGAAATGCTGAGCAAAGGTATTACTAATCACGATAAGTCAACTGTTACAAGATTAGCCTATATGGCTAATATGGCAGTTGAAGATGCCTATGAGCTTATCTCTAATTGCACAGACGGTGAGACTATTCAAACTCTAGATGTGGTTAACTCACTTCTGAACTTTGGTGGGTCTACTACAGTATGCAAATGCACCTCGTGTGGTAAGGATGCTAAGATTACATTAAGAGGTGTGGCTAAGATAGCCGAGCCTTTTCGTGTCTCTGAAGAGCTTATACGGAATCGCATCGTTTTTGGCAAAGAACGGAATAGTTGATGTTTATCACATAAAGTCTCTTGACTTTGCTGAAGTGATGCATCATTACAACTACCTTCTAGCAGGTGATAAGTAATGTCATTCATATCAGGGCCTAAGTCTGGAACTCCAGCTAAAGATATAGAGATGGTCAGGTCTAAGCTAGAGGCTGATATCTCCAGTCTCAGAGCTAACCTAGCTCTTCTTTCTAAGTCTGGGGCTGAGCTCCCAATAAGTCCTGATGAGATCTCCCTGTTCCGGGATATTTCTGAGAAGTTCTTTAATAGAGCTCAGCTTACAGAAATCGAGGCCAAAGAACTATTTGAGATTCGCGAGAAAATGGCTGATGCGTCTCACTCTATGATAGAGGCAGAGGCGCAGCAGATGATCGATTTATCTCACATCGTTGAGACTTATCAGTCTGTTATCAACGACTCAAGAATATCTCGAGGGACTAGAAATAAGGCTATCTCAGAACTAGATAGCCTTATGAAAGAGATGAGTCTTGATGAAGGAGGCTCTCTAAGCTATATTAATCTCCGGAGAACAAATCGCCTTATCGATGACGCCAGAGCAAAACTAGGGTCATCTGGAAGGAAGATAAAATATTCTGAGCTTAATGAAAAAGCAGACATGGCTGTTCGTACTAAGTCAGAAGTAAATCTTCTTGACAATGAGTACGTAAATTCAGCTAAAACCTCAATAAGAGAAGCATTCTTATCCAACCCAGGACAGTATAGTGCTGGTGAGGTACGTAAGAGTGCTATCAGTGCTACTCTTGAGTCTTTCGGATTAGGTGGACTAGATAGTTTATTTGGTGCATCTGAAAAGATAGACAGTGCTCTCGGAAACCTGTGGAAAGACATCACTCATAAGTCTGAAGAAGATGCAGAGAAGATTGTTGACGCCACTGATTCTGCTTCTAAGTCTTCTCTTGATAAGCTAGATAAGATAAATGATTCTCTAGATACCCTTATCAAAGGCCAGACTAGAGGATTTGACGAGATTGCTGATAACCAAGATATAACTGACGCAACTATCAGAGAGCAGTCAAAGATAGAGGAACGTCAGTTAGCTGAGATTAGAAATCTATCCGATGTTACGGATTCTCCTTACTCTAAATCAGAGAATAATAAGGGAGAGAATTCAGGAGGAGGGGGAGGTGGTCTCCTCGATACTCTAGATGATCTAAATGATCTATTTGGTGGTAAGAAAGGATCTCTCAGTAAGATTGGTAGTAAGCTAAGCGGATTAGCCAGATTTGCCCCTAAGGCAGCAGGTCCCTTGACTGCTCTAGCAGTAGGAGGTACTGCTGTTTATGACTACGCTACATCAGAAGACGAAGCAAGTAGAGAGAATGCTATCGGAACTGGTGTGGGTGGTGTAGGTGGTGCTCTAGCTGGAGGTAAGCTGGGGGCTATGGCAGGTGCCGCTATAGGATCAGTTGTCCCTATCGTAGGGACAGCAGGTGGGGCCATAGTTGGTGGTATAGTTGGAGCCGCTGGAGGTGCCTTCCTTGGTACTGAGGCTGGTCAAGAAGTTGCTAGTTGGTTCTCTGACCCAGAAGACCTAATCCCAGATAATGTCAAAGCTCTAGGTAAGGAAGCTGAAGCTGAGTATATTGACAAGGTCTTGATGCCGCAACTGTCAGCTCAAGCTGATATTGAAGGAAGTGGTGTATCTGCCAGCGATGTAGCAGACCTTGCCAGTTATAGGAATGAGATCGCACCCGTAGCTACTGTTACAGCCACGTCAGAAGTCAATACTGATGGCCTAACTGAGACAGTAGACACTGCCACAACAGCAACTGAGACTATAGGAAATGGTCTTCAGTCTATGGCTGACTACTTAGCTGGGTTGCCAGGTATAGGACCATTCTTCTCTGGTCTAAGCACAGTTAAGAAAGTCATATCCCTTCCAGCTGTATCTGGTTTCGTGTCTAGTGTATCCTCTGCTGTATCTGGAGCCGGTCAGAAGGTTCTTGATACCGCTGGTACTACAGTAGACAGTCTCCGTCATGCAGCATCTAACGTCCTTCCTGGTAATGATGAGCAGAAGAAGAGAGGGCAAGACTTATTAGCTTACGCTAAATCCCAAGGGCTATCTGGAGATGAACTCTCCTTGTTCATGGGGCAGGTCTCGCACGAATCTGGCAACTTCAAGTACTATGAAGAATTAGCTAGTGGAAGTGCCTATGAGGGTCGTAAGGACCTAGGCAATACTGAAGCTGGAGATGGAAAGAGATTCAAGGGTAGAGGCCCTATTCAGATTACGGGTAGAGCTAATTACGAGAAATATGGCAAGATGATTGGCGTAGATCTTGTTAATAACCCAGAACTTGCTTCTGATCCAGAGATAGGTAATAAGCTAGCAGTTGCATACTGGAAAGATAGGGTTCAACCTAGTCTTGAGGAGAAAGGATCTACCGTAGAAGCTGCTACTAAAGCAGTTAATGGTGGATATAATGGTCTAGAGGATCGCAAGGCTAAGACAGCTGAGTGGTCTGCTGAAATAGCTAGGCAAGAGAAAGAAGGTAATTCTGATCTTGAGCTAGCAACTTCAGGTACCAAGACCGGTAGGATTCCGTATAGTTCTGAACATCTGGCAGCAATGTCCGAGGAGGAGAAACTATCTGAAATCGAGTATAGGAAGAAACGCCTATATGAGATGCAAGAGGAATATGCCAAAGAAGAACAGGCCATGGAAGCTTCTGTATCTGGCGATGTTGGAGTTATGACTGCTACCGGTACTAGCAGTTCTCTCGTAGGTCAGAAGGCGACAGGCAGGGATGCCACTGGGAGTGGGACTCCTATTCCGGAGACAATAAAAGCTCCTCCAACTCTAGCTGAACAAAGATCGATGGAAGATAAGAGGATGGAAAGTGTTATGCAGAGAGCCGTAAGCTCTGCTATCCCAGCACCTACATCTGCACCATCTTCCCCGCCTGCAGCGTCCGGTGTTGGTGATGATGATGATCGAATAGATGATATTAGTCTTCTGTTGTTTAATAGGTCGGTAATGTCATGACGAACTCAGCACTGCTAGATATCGCGAAACTACAGGCTAACCCAAATGCCAGAGTGACAATTGTTCATCCTGGTAATACAAAGACGACCATCGGCTTAGTCGAAGGCGACTTTGGATTTGGTATGTCATCTAACTTCTCTAGTGAGGACCAAGTTGGAGCTAACCCTCTGACTGCTGGGTATAATGCAATAGCTAACACTATTGGGGCAGGTACTCAGTCGGTTATTGCCAACGTTCGTCAGACAGTAAGCCAATGGACTGGCTCTGTCAGACCTACCTTCCAGATTCCATTAACTGTGGTTCAGTATGACACTTCAGTTAAGCCTCTGGATATGGCCAAGGACTTCTTCTCAGGAGTTGCATTTGAATATGGAGCTGGAGGTATACTTCAAGCTCCTAATGGATATAAAGTAACTAAGCTAGATTCTAACTTCGGTGCAGATAGCTTTGCTGGTACTTGGACAATACAAATGGGTAAGTGGTTTAGAGCTACTACTCTAGTTCTAGTAGATGTTCAAGCTCAATTCTCGAAAGAGATTGTTAGGTCATCTGGTCAACCATTGTGGGCCACATTCAACCTATCATTCACTCCAGCTAAGCTACCAGATCAGAAAGAGGTAGCTTCTTGGTTCCTGCTGTAGGTGACTTATGTTTAAAATAGATCCCAAGAATACAGCAGAGAGGTTTGACCTATCTAAATTCATGGATAGTATAGATGGGTCATTCTTCGATTCTGTAAATTCAGACTTTCTACTAAAGGTAACTAAAGTCAAGAACTTTGGTACTTATAGGGTTGTTAGTGAAGCAGGTCGTCCTGACTTACTATCAGAAAGAATCTACGGTACTGGTCTAACTCAGTACTGGTGGATACTTATGTATTACAACAACCTCAGAAATCCCAGTGACATAAAAACTGGAATGATAATCAGATATGTGTCTATTAGTGATCTAGAGGACATATATTTCACTCTGGTTCCGTCTCTTGACCAGCCCGAGTCAACTACTATAGTGGAGACTCTTGTATGATTGGCGCTCGCGGTGGGTACCTAGCTGCTTTCAATATAGGTAGCCGGAAGGACTTCATCCGCGAGGATGAGCTAATCAAATTCAAAATGATCGAGGAGGCTGGAAACGTCCTCCCATCATTTGAACTAATTTTTGATGTTCGTGATTCTTCGATAATTCCTCTTCTAGCAGAAGGTAATACTATTTACTCTATGCTAGGTAAGGACGAGAACTCAATTACGAATATCCGCTTGAACATACTTAAACGAGAGAAAATTCGTAATACTAGCGCCACTCAGAGGGTAAGACTAGTAGGTGTGTTCGATGCAGTTCCGTATATGACAAGCGCTACTGTTGATACTTATAATGGAACATCTCTGAGTATCATTAAGAAGCTTGTGAGTAAGTACTTCAGATTCCAAACTAATATCAGGACAACCGATGATAGTATGGTATGGGTGCGTGAGAATATCTCTGACAGAGCCTTCATAAATAGACTCTGGTTGCACTCTCATCTAAAATCTGACACTCTTCTCACCGGAATTTGTTCTGATGGTCTTTTCAGATATTCTTCATTGAAGAATCTGCTGGATCAGGATCCTACCTGGAAATTCAGTGCTAAGGCTAGTCGTGAAAAGAATAGTCTTACGTACAACGGATCTCCTAAGATCTGGTCAGACTCAGGCTTCATTAACCACCTTGCTGGTTATGCTAGAAGCCGGATCATCCATGATGTAGATAAGATAAGCACAACCTACAATACTCCGAATAATGGCCTACTGATGGCGGTTAGTAAGGAGGCTGAGAGAAACCCTGATGTAGGTAGAATATTATCTAAAGTCTCAGTAGTTAACTCTAATATACATGAGCAATTCTACCAGGCATATGATAATAACGTTAGGAATCTGCTTCTACTGAACACATTGAAGGCTAAAGTATCCTTCGACGGAGAATATTTCCCAATTAGACTCCATGACATCGCTATGTTTAAGGATGACGCTGATTCAGTAAATCGGGAATCCTCTGAAGATTCAAGTGGACTTTGGGTTACTAGTAAAGTTTGTCGTATAGTCACCGATAGAGAGTTCAAAACTATCGTCACTTTGAGTAGAGACGGTATGAATAGTGTAGTGAGGACCTAATTATGCTCAAATTAACTGACTTAGCAGGTCCTCCATCTAAATCTCTAGGAGCTCAACATAAGGGGATTGTTGTAGATAACAATGATCCTCTTATGAAGTGCAGAATCAAGGTGAAAGTTCCTGGTATTCTTGAGGGATCATCTCTTCCGTGGACACTTCCCCTAGCATCTTCATTCCTAGGTGACTCAGAAGCTCACGCCAGAGTAGAAATCCCAGAGGTAGGAACTCAAGTAACTGTAATCTTCCCTCATGATGATCCCCATATGCCGTATTACGTAGGTAGATGGGCTCAGTGGGAAGTGCCAGAAGAATTCAAAGTAAATTATCCAAACAGATATGGGTATAAAGACTCTGTAGGAAACGTCTTCTACGTAGATAAATCTACTCTTGAGACTAAGTATGTTCACCCATCTGGCTTTACTGTTACTATATCAGCCAACGGACAGTTGTCTATAGTTGGACCACAAGGAATAGATATTATCCTTGGTCAATCATTCGAGACTACTGCACCTGCTGGGTCGACGTTTACTACTCCTGATCTTAAGTCTACTGGTGAAGTAACTGATAAGATAAGATCTATGTCTGCTGATAGACTTATCTACAACGATCACGGTCATCCATCGGCACCGCCTGGCCCTGTATCTGTACCAACTAAGAAACAGTGAGGTAGTTATGTACCAGGCAGCTGTATACAGAGACGTTGATCAGTCCCTGACAAAGAACGCAGTATATAATGCTGATGCAGTAATCCAGTCAATACGAAACATCCTAATGACTCGAAAGGGTACTAGAGTGTTTAACTCTGAGTTCGGATCCAATCTAAACGATATCTTATTTGATTTCGCCGACCCAGCTACCGAACTCAGAGTATACGCGGAAGTGATTGAAGCTGTTACTAGATGGGAACCTCGCGCTATCCTAGATAGAGTGAAGACCACTGTTACTATGGAACCAGATAATCATATTTGCTGGGTAAATCTGGTATTCTCTCTTGTGGGCATACCTGGCCAGGAATACAACCACGAGATTGGATTTAAGATATGATTAGAGAAAATTCCCTCTCTTATAGCAGTATCCGCCAGCAGTTAGAAGAGTATGTTCAGTCTCTAGATGGATATGAAACTACTTGGAAAGACTTCTATGAAGGTGGTGCTGGTCAAACTGTACTAGATGTAGGTTCTGGTATAGCGGCATTTCTTGCCTATACTGCTTATATGAACCGTCGAGATACTATGCTCGACTTCGGCCAACTGCCGTCTACAATAGTATCAATAGGAACAGCTCTGGGCTATCATTATAATCGTAAGATGGCCCCGATCCTCCAGATTACATTCAATAGTGCCTCATCGGTATTCTGGGATAGAGAAGATCCTATTGGGTCTTACAAAGGTCAGGATATTTGTCTTCTCGAATCAACTCAGATTAATTCTGGCTCGAATACAATTCGAGTGGCAGTTGGATCATGGAAGAGTTATGAGACAACTATAAATGAGACTAAAGACTTCTTTAATCTCATGGTTGAGGATGATATTGACAACAATTATTATTCTCTTCTGGTCAATGGAGAGGTAACTGAAACTACCTTAGCTCCTGAGAACTTGACATCTAGTTCAGTTCTTCTTAGATCATACTTAACTGGTGTGTTCCTAATCTTCGGAAATGGAATACTAGGTCGTAAGGCAACAGTTGGGGACACAATTAGATTTGAGTACATTGTTCCATCAGCTAATCTGGCTGAAACTATAATTGAAGCCAGTGACATTTCTCTATTCCCAGAAGCCACTGAGATAACCACGATAACTCTAGATCCTGGATCTACTCCGGATACTACTGAGAAGATCGTAGCTGTAGCTCCTGGATACTTCTCAGCTAGACGTCAGCTAACTAGTCTCAGCGACTACAAAGCTATTGCAGGATCCTATAATGGAATCTCTGCTGCTAATGCTAGGAAGAGAAAAGTTGACTGCTGTGCTGTAGAAGTAACTTATGTCAGATATGATCGGTCATTAATGACTGAAGCAATGAAGACTGATTTCTACAACTACATGATGAAACATGCCATCCTCGGCACTGAGATCTACATTATTGACCCAGTCTTCACCTTCGTTGATGTATCTCTTACTATGGTAATCACCAGAACTGCAGATACTCAGGCTATACGAAATGTGGTGAATGAAACTCTTCAATCTATGTGTCTCAAGCCAGGTGCTCTGTTCTCAATCTCTAGTCTAGCATCCGCGGCTATCCCTGGTCTTATTCGCATGTATTTCAACTACCCAATAGTTGATAAACAAGCTGAGTTTAATAGGTATTTTGTACTGCGGGATGTGAACATCAACTTCACCACCGATAACACGGCAGTTCTATCTGGTGGGTCTGACGTTACTCTGGGGTACGAAGACTATGTCGGAACAGATTAATACCCTAGAATACTTCTCACCTAACCTTCGTGATGACGAGCTATTTAAGTTCTTCTCAACTATATTGGATAAGGGTCTCAGAGACTTCTATTATCCTGATGTAGAGGCTATGACAAGCCTCTACTATCCTGGTTCTGATGCTTACAACTCCGAGTATATGGTGAAGACTCTTGGGGGAGAGAATCTTGCTGCACTTATCTCTCTCCTTCAGGATAAAAAGTCAATATCAGTCATGCTCCCAGGGCTACATAGCCTTAAGGGTACTCAGGAAGGTGTCGAGACCATTCTGAAGCTGATCAAGCTAGATTATCAGAATATAATCTATCTAAGATCTCGTACAGGTTGCACTAAAGTAACCATCGTATTGAAAGATCAAGCTACAGCTTCTATAGATGACCTTAAAACTCTTGAGAGATTAGCTGAAGAGATATTTCCAGTTTGCCTTACTCTTGATGGTATTACTAACTGTTCTGCTATCAAGAAAGAGATGCTGAATACTGGAGATAAATGGGTTGGTTCTGTCGGCTCTCATAGTCTTAGTACTGATATAAGACTAGACCGAAGCATATTGGGAAGATCTCAGGGAGCAACTCCCCCAGGATCTAATGTATCTGTTCTTCTGTGTTCTACAGATGCAATTGAGATCGTGGTATCTGAGAATAATGATCTCCCAAGACTGGTTAATGTAGATACTTCTGTAGCAATATCTCATCTTAACGCCCTGTGGGATGATATAATTCTAAGCCGTACACTCACTCTGAGCAGATCTGACCCTAAGAGTAGAATTGGAGTCACTTCTATATCAGGTAGACTGAATTCAGATGATCTTGACCTATCAACAGGATCGGAGATTTCGTCTAAGTCCAGTTCGTACTGCTATGGTCTGTTCATCCCAGGATTCAGTATTATGGGTAGAGATGCTAATCGCCTCTCGCATAATGCTTCGATTAGGGTTACAGATATTGGTCTTGGTGAAGGTAGACTGTCTGGTGGACTGTCTCTGTCTAGAGGGATAACTACTTCACTTAAAGTGTGTAAGGTTACTGACAGAAACTGGACTGAGGATATTCTAATTCCAGTTCAGACTCAAGATCTGAACGTAACTGAAATACTCACTAAGACAACTGCCGAAGACATAATTGCCGATCAGCAGTACTCTGAACTATACTACAACTCCGATTATTCCATAAATGGTATATTTGGACCATCCGCAGCTGTGGCATCTAGCGTTGAAACTCTGTTTACGTTAGCTGACACATTCTTCTCAAGTATAAGTATGTCTGGTTCTGCCTATAGTACCAATGTGGCAGATTCTGCGTACAATACTCAAATTGACGTTCTAGAGATTTCTGAGGCAAGAAACGTCCCAGGACTATTCTCTCAGTTCTTCTATGACGAATTAGACTACAAGGTGTAATCATGGCCAAGACAAAATCTAAAGAAGCAGCTGAAGTAACTCCTCTTCACTTGAAGGACGAGTTCACTCCTCCAGAGACAGCTCCAGAAGGCTCTATCCACACTAACTCCATCACAAAGATTCGTCACCGTAGAATTAATGGTGAGTGGGTCGAAATTCAAGGTGCTAAGTGATGAATAACGTATATGTTCTAAGCGATACTGGTCACATAGCCATCGCAAGATCGATCATAGAGCAAGAGCTGTATCTGGCATGGGGTAAACTCATTCCTAAAGTAGCTGCTCCTACTGGTCTTGCTGGGGATGGCGCAGTATCTGGAGTGGGTACTCTTCCTCTAGGTACTCACCAGTACGCAGTAACAGCTTACAACGATTTTGGTGAGACTACCATTAGTAATACTCCTACTATCTCTGTTGTTGATGGTGAGTCTTCGGTAGTTCTAACCTGGAGTCAGTCAGCTGGATGTTCTGGTTATCATATCTATAGATGGGATGCCGGTGATTCCAAGTTCAAGAGAATCGGAAGTGTATCGTCTCCGACTACTCTCACATTCACAGACACTGGATTTGCATTGACTGAAGTGTTTCCACCTGCGATCAATAGCACTTGCGACGATCCGTGGACTACTACCCCACCGGCAGCCAATCCTGCTCACACCAAGCTCTATAATGAGGTTGGCCGTAGACGAGCCATTACCAAGAAGTATGTGACCCCTGACGTTAATGGTGACATTGACACACCTAATGGCAGATGGTCCGAGTCCTTGGTACCTACCAGACATATCTACCTCCAGGTAGGTTATGCTCTTACGGATGCTGCAGACCAGACCTTGTATCAGATGGGTGCTTTCGTAGGTACTACTCCAGCCTCTGGGTTTGAGAACTCAAACTATCTACTGCCGGGTCAGATAGCTGAGTCAGGTACTCTGTTTGCTCTTAGCAACGTATCGCCTATCTACCGGAACTCATCTACTAGAGAGATCCGTGAACTCGTAATTACATTCTAAGGAATCGGCGATGGAAATCACTCGTGACGATTATTTCAATAAGTTCGATTCTGCGAAGGCTTATCAGAGACTGATCTTCTTAGCAGGTCGTCCTCTTCAGTCAGCAGAACTGAACGAGATGCAAGATATGATTATTGACCTTCTAGCTAAGGTCAGTAAGCACCTAGTATCTAACGGTACTATCATTTCAGGCGGAGAGGTAACTAGCCTCTCTACTACTAGCATCTCTCTGAACAACGCAGTTGTAGCTCTTGAAGGTATTCCGACCAACTGTGCCGCAGGGTCCATCACTATTCCTGAGGTCGGTGTATCTGTTATCGGTGTCGCAGTCAAGAGCCTACTGATAACTGGTAATGACGATATAGACCTGTTCGAGCAGGATCCTCAGTCTCCTCACTTTGGTGGAGACGGTGCATATCGTGAGAAGAGACTTGGTACTTGGAAGGTCTCTACTCAGGTATCGGCCGATGAGGTATTCTTCCCGGTAATGTCGGTATCTGAAGGCACTGTAATCTCCAGTTCAGCGTCTACTAGTTCTGACAGCAACGCTATTGGAAGAGCCATTTCCAAGTATGACAACGGTGTCCATGGATCGTACGTTGTTAATGGCCTTGATCTGGCATTCTTGGAAGTAAACGAAGATACTGGCACTGTAGATATGACCATGTCGTCAGGCATAGGTCGTATTGCTGGTACTGAGAAGCAGTTTCAGCTAGAGAGTATCATCTCACTGGATCCGATTACTGACTTCCGCTCAGTATCCGCAGAACCGATAGTATTCCAGAACGGAGTTGGTAGCTACGCTCTTCGTAATACTCCGCTAATGGCTATTACTGAGGTAACTGGTACTAAGGTTATTACTCACTCTGTAACTAGAGGAGCAGCTTCTGGTGGTCAGGATCTACTGTCCAATACTCCAGTTCTGATGATAACCTCTGTGGTTCAGGGTGGTACTACCTACATTAAGGACGTTGACTTCAAGCAGACTGGTGACTCAGTAGATTGGTCTCTTGCAGGAGCTGAGCCTAGCCCAGGTTCCAGCTATACTGTAACTTATCAGTATATCGACACCTTCTCGGCTACTTTCACTGGTAATAACCTCACTCTAGATGCCGGAGATGTTGCCGCTCTCGTACATAACTCAACTATGTACATTGACTACGATTTCTACCTGAGTCGTGTTGATAGAGTTCTCTTAGACAGAGATGGCAACGTTCAGATCTCAAGAGGCATCCCAGGAACTCCGAGTCAAGTACAACCTAACCAGACTCCTAATGATGGTTTCCTGTCAATTGGTACTGTGACTGTATCTTTCGGATCAGACCCCGTTATCGACCAGGACTCCACTGTTAGAATGATGACTTTCGCTGAAATGAAAGTCATGGGAGATCGACTGGACTCTATCGAATACAACATCGCCCAGCTGTCTCTGAAAGACGTAGCTAGTGGCCACGATCCAGTGACTACTAAGAAAGGCATCGTTGTTGACTCATTGGCTAACGACGAAATGCGTGATGCGGGTGTAGTTCAGAACGCTATCAACGTTGATGCCACTCTGTACAATGCGTCGAATATGACTGACATTGAAGAGAACGTGTCTCAGACGTTCAGCTTACCTCAAGCTACTGAATACATCGTCTTCCAGAACCAGTTCAGAACTAAGTCTCAGAGAATTAACCCGTATGCTGGTAATGGTGCATCTCTGCAAGCTGATATTGTTCTAGCTCCTTCTGTGATTAAGGGCAATGCTTGGTGGTGGTGGTGGCATGGTACTTTCCTGCCTAGATCAGCGAAGACTACTGTCCAGCTAGCCCGATTCCAATCTGGTGAGACTGTTCAAGTACGCTTCAGAGGTAAGGTAGTAGCTAGCGGAACTGCTAACGTCAATGGAGCTCTTAGTGTAGCTATCACTGTTCCAGATAGAACTCCGTACGGAGTTTATGAGGTAACCGCTACTGGTCTGACTTCCCAGGCTACTGCTAAGGCTGCTCTTACTGTTAGTGGTCGTGATGACGCTAAGTACAATGGTGCTGGTGGAGACTTCTCCAAGGACTACTGGAACGGTGGTGAGATTCCTCTGGGAGCTGACCCTGTAGCTCAGACATTCCTGATTACCAAAGACGCGGATCTGTCTGCAGTATCAGTATTCCTGACTGAACTACCAACTAACACTCTGTTCATTAAGCTCGTTCCAGTGACTCTCGGTATCCCAGACTCTTCACAAAGACTGGCTATCGGGTCTTTGTCTCCGAATCAGTGTGTTATTGGATGGAACAAGATTAACTTCAAAGTTCCTCGTAGAGTCTATAATGGCAGTGAATATGCTGTTATTGTATCTACTGCCAACTTCCAAGGTAAGGTAGCTACAGCTAGAGTCGGCGAGTACGATAGTGCTAATGCTAAGTGGATCTCTAACCAGGTACTAGAAGGTGTAATGCTTCTCTCTGCTAACGAGAGAACCTGGACTCCGGTTCAGGACGAAGACCTCACCATGAGACTTCATGCTAAGACCTATGCTACGTCCGGGTCTTACAAGATCCTCTCCATGAGTGACTACCCGAACAATGCCACCGAGTTCAATGTTGGCTCCGTAGCTAACATCCCGGCAGGTACTAACCTGAAATACACTCTGAAAGTTGGATCGGTATCCTACGATCTAGCCCTGAGTGGAAATACGGTTCTACCTCCGATTCCTCTGGCATCCGCACCAGTTGAACTGTGGGCTACTATGAGCACTTCAGACCCAAGTCTGAGTCCATATATCTCGCAGGGTGTGGCTCTGTTTGCAGGTACTGTAGATACTCCGGCTGAGTACGTTCAGAGAACCTTCCAGATACCTAACGGTACTGTGACACCAGTTAAGCTTACTGTCATCATCGATGAGTACGCTCCAGTTGGTTCTAGTATCAATGTGTACTACAAGAATGGTTCTGGCAACTGGGTTGGTATGTCTAAGACTGGCGGTACAGCTCTGGGTGATGGTCGTGAAGCAGCTACGTATGAAGTTACTAACGTAGCTCAGAATAGTTCTGCTATCAGAATCGTTCTGAATACTACCTCGTACACTGCCAGACCTGAAGTCAAGAATATCCGTACGTTAATCAGCTAATTGGGTGTAGGGTGAGGGTAATACCTCACCCTTATACTCTTGGAGACATCTATGCCAGATTTAACTCTACGGTCAAAGACATATTCTGAGATCGGAAGACGATTCGAAGGTACAGATCACGATGCTCAGACTCTTGATATTCGTGACCTGAACACAAACAAGGCTAATAAAGATGAAATGGCCACAGCTCTCGGACAGAAAGCTGATACTTCTACTGTAAATGATGCTCTAGCTACAAAAGCAGATGCATTAGCTACCGAACAAGCTCTTGCTACTAAGGCTGACGCTATCTCCACGGCACAAGCTCTTAATACTAAAGCTACGGTAACTCAGTTAGAGGAGGCGTCCAATGAAGCCTTCATCAACTCTCTATTATTCTGAGGACTAGATCATGGCGTCTACTCTTAAAAACGCTGCAGCTAAGGCTGTTGGTATTACAGCTGCCTCAGTTGTAACTGCAGCTGCTGGGAAGACCATAGTTCTTCTCGGGGTAAATATAGCTAACATCAATAGTCAGGTTGTTAGTGTTGATATCATTCATGTAATTGGTGGTGTCGATCACTATATTCTGAAGGGTGTTAATATTTCGCCAGGTGGAGCATTCACACCGTCTGGTAATGAACAGAAAATCATACTTATGGCCGGAGATACATTAAAGGTCAAGTCTGATATTGCTGCATCTCTCGACGTTGTAGCCAGCTATGCTGAGATCGGGTGATAATTATGGGATTTCTAAATCCAGAGCAACAATTTCCAACTGATATTGCACGACAGATAGAGTCCTGCACTACTTTTGAAGAATTGCGAGATATCCTAAGTCTTACTCTGCAGACTTCCTTCGACGATAAAACCCCTGGAGTAGTTCTTTCTCCTGGATCCTTTAATCTAGGGTACGGTCAGTTTGCCAAGAATAAGATTATAAACGGTAGAATGGATATAGCACAACGCGGAACATCCTTCTCGAATCCTGCTAACGGCCAGTATCTCCTCGATAGATGGGTTATAGGTAAATCAGGTACAGCTGTCCTCACTGTTTCACAGCAGCAATATGGGCCCTCTGCTGAATTACGAAATGTATTGTGGGTCTCTGTAGATACAGCTCAAGCCTCTTTTAGTCCTTCAGAAGGAGTCAGAATAGTTCAACGCATAGAGGGGTACGCTATCCGTGATCTAGTAGGTGAGACCTTTACAATTTCGTTTTGGGTCTGCGCTACGAAGGCCGGAGTTTATTCTTTATCTATTCGGAATGGTATTCCGGATCGCAGCTATATCATGGAGTACACGGTTGCGGCCTCAAATGTATGGCAGAAAGTCAGTCTTACTTTACCCGGAGGGTTGATAACAGATGGAACTTGGAATTATGACAACGGAATAGGTGTTGTACTGTCGTTCGAATTAGGATCCAGTGCTGGAGCCAGGGCAGCTTCGAACGTATGGCATACTAATAACTACACATCCTCGCCTAATCAAGTTAATGCTCTAGACGCTGTAGGTAATGTCTTTTCCATTACAGGCGTTCAACTTGAAGTTGGAAGTGCTGCCACTCCGTTTGAGCATCGTCCAGTTAGTCAGGAGTTGACTCTTTGCGAGAGATATTATCAACAGATTAGGATCGCATGGCAGACTACTGCATCCTTATCAAATTATGGTGTTTGGTATAATTATAAACAGGTAATGCGAGATATCCCATCGGCTACGTACCTCTACGACAGTGGAGGGTCTGGAGGGAGTGTAACTGCGGAAACTGCTGCATTAATACAAACATCCGGGCACTCAATCATAACTAATGGGCGTGTGCTACTAAGCGCAGAACTATAATTTGTGAATAGTAAGTAAGGTGACTTATGCCTCATCTAGGTAATACTCCATCCCAGAAGAGTCTACGGACTAGTAATGTCTACACTGCTACTGGTGGTGAGACAGTACTACCTCTAGATGTTCTGGGTCCAGATGCTATACTTATCTTCAATGGGGCATTCATGTCCTATGGCGAGGATTGGTATATTGACCCATCAACCAGAAAAGCTACTCTGATTGAAGCTGCTTCTAAGGACGCTACCTATCAGATTATTGACCTAGGATATTTCAGCTTAGCTGATATGATTCGAAAGGCTGGTGGATCTTTAACAGGAGCATTGAATTATGCTCCTGCTGTAACTATAGCATCAAACTCAGCTATCGACATAGCATCTGCTAACTCAAACACTATCTTTATTAGTGGTACTAACAGCATTTCTAGCCTAGGCTCTGGTCAGGCTGGTATGACGAGGAAGTTGAGATTTCTTGGTGCTACTCCATTAGTAAACTCTGGAAACCTTTTACTACCTGCTTCATCTAATTTGACCACAGAAGCGGGTGATACTGCCGAGTTCTATTGCAATGGTGGTAACTCGTGGACATGTGTTGACTACACTCGTTTAGCAGACACTACTCGCAAGGCTCAGATTAGTGCTACGGATTCCACTTCAGGTCGTCTTTTGACGGTAGGTGCTTTTGGGCTGGGTAATTTATCCACAATCAACGCCATATCCAACCTAGACTCCACAACTACACCCGCTGGTATTTATTCGTATCAGAACTCTGTGTCTACTGGAACTAAGCCATCTGGATCTGGATTCAATGGGCAAGTTCTACATGAGAGATACAACAACTACATTTGTAGACAGATTTGGACAGACGTGAACGGTGGGGCTGCTGTTCTCCCTCGGACATGGGTTCGCACATCCTATAATGCAGACACTTGGGGTGATTGGGTAGAAGTACAAACGTCATTAAACGTACAAACGTCACTATCAGACGCTACTGCAGGACGTCTGCTTACTGTTGGTGCTTTTGGGTTAGGCTCATCTGCCGTACTGTCTAATGACTGGAACGCCTTAACCGTCAGCGGGATATACCGTAACTCTTCTGGAAGTGCTGTAGGTATCCCTGTCTCCGGCAGAACTTACACAATGATCCATATGGGTCAGTCTTCTACAGATGCGTGGCAGATGGCCACCGAAACATACTCGTCCACTCCAGGGACTTACCCAACTTATATACGGGTAAAAGAGAGTAATGTCTGGACTGATTGGCGTGAAGTACAAACTTCAGCAAACGTACAAGCATCACCATCAGACTCTACCTCAGGTCGGTTGCTTACTGTTGGTGCTTTTGGGTTAGGTGGCTTTTCTATCTCAGAAGTTACTGACTTCAACAATATATCAGTTAACGGTTTTTACTATGGCTCGGGTGCTGCAAATAACCCAGCCCCTGGAGTAGCTATAGTCGTCATTCACCAGCAATACTCGGCGGGATGGGGATCACAAATAGCTACACGAGTGAGTGATCATAGGATTTGGATGCGTTACAAAAGTAATGGTGTCTGGTCTGAGTGGGCTGGGATTTTCAATTCTCAGGGTGCAAATCTCGTAACTTCTGAGTCTGGCTCCATTGGTTACGGTAGCGGCGGTGGTGGCTCTGTCGTGCAAGCGACAGACAAAACAACTGCTGTAACTCTGAATAAACCAACTGGGCGTATCACCACAGCAGTTTCTGCTTTGGCTGCCGGTGCGTCAGCTACTTTCACGCTGAACAATTCATACCTGACAGCAAACGATGTCTTGGGTCTAAATCTGGTTGCTAGCTCTGTGGCTTCGTCCTATCGGATTGAGGTCATAAACGTAACATCCGGAGCAGCAGCCATCAGGATCACTAACGTTTCTGCAGGCAGCCGCTCAGATGTGCTTGCCCTACAATTCGTCGTAATTAAAGGATCCATCAACTGAGGTTTATAATTTAGAGGCAATATGAGATCAGTCTGGAGACGAAATTTGTACTGTGTATCCAGGCCCTACAGATATGCTTCGATCTGATAACGTTATAGTGACAGACTATTACAGAAGATCGTTGTAGGTTGATTGATAATGTGAAAATCAGCTATCAATCAACCTATTATACTATGTATAGTCCAACTAGAACAAACTATAACCAATTTTAGGTGAAAGTATGAGACTTAAATTCTCACCTCAAGTGAGAGAAGATACTCATCTGGTTCTGTCAGTGGTTGGTGAGACTCTAATAATCAACGGAGTCTCATTCGATCTATCAGTTATACCAGAAGGGGCAACTCTCCCAGCTCATGCTGTCGGCCATGAACTAGTTATCGGAGATGTGGATAGAGTAAATGGTGAACTAAGCTTAACTCTATTACTCCCTATTCCGGCCGATGCATGCAATATTCTTCGGTTCCCAGAAGACGTAGAAGCTAATAACATAACTGTTATAGATACGGAAGCTGGGATCTATCCATGGCCTCTAGGAGAATAACATGCCAGTACAAGGACAGCTAGATTTATCTCAGCTTCTAACTGCTAGAGATAAGCTAGATATTCAAGAGAAGGTGGCTCGCGAAGAATATAAAGTTTCTCGGGCCGAGAGAGTAGCCTCAATTATAGTTGAAACCGAATCTGGTAAGGTCTTTGATGGAGATGAGATTAGTCAAGGCCGTATGGCTAGAGCTATACTGGGGCTTCAGTCTCAACCCGAAGGTACTACAGTTACTTGGGTTCTAGCTGATAATAGTGTTGCCGATGTTACTATAGTTGAGTTAACTGAAGCTTTGACTAAGGCTGGTCTACGTCAGACTGAAATCTGGACGGAAGGTGCCTAATGAGTAAAGCAACTAAGCTAGGTAAGAAAGCATTATACCCAATTCTTGTAAATAACCTGAATACCCTATACACTCCAGGAACATATGTAAACGAGACCTCTTCTGACCCAGGTCTGCCAGGACCCTTTAATGGAATGACTATTATCGTTTACGATAATCCTCTGTCTGCTGGTCTAACTCAGTTAGCCATCAGCGGTGGGTCAGACATGACAGCTGGTGGTATATTCCGCAGATGGACTAATACTCGTGATGGAGTTTGGTCTAAGTGGTCTCAGGTTATTCTGCAGGATAACGTAGTTGGTAACGTTTCCTATGATGCTGCCAATCTAGTTAGCAATGGGGCTATTATAGAAACCGGTAGTAATGCTAACGGGACTTACACTAAGTTTGCAGATGGAACAATGATCTGTAGGTATTTACATAGCTCTGCTATCGTTCCTACCTCTCCATCTGGATCTCTGTTCTGGGGCCAGTCACCTACTCTTACCTTCCCAGCATCGTTTATAGCTGCCCCTATTATGATACCCTATGGCAAAGACCAGGGTTCTGGTATTGGAGTTCTATTTGCTGGTGTTGGTCCTACAACATGTTCTATTAATGTTTATGGGTCTTCTAATACTGCGTCAATCGTTCCGGGTTATCTGGCAATAGGTAGATGGAGGGGATAATATGCTTAAGCTACTAAGTAAGGCATTTCTGATAAATACACTAATATTTATCACTTACGTCCCTCTTCTTATTCTAGGTTTATTTGTCGTAGCCGCAGCTCTACTCTACCCAGATGACTCTAAGAGAGAAGCCACTTATAAGACTAGGGATGGTCATGAATGGTGGTTCCGTAATCTCTCATGGAAATGGGCATGGTGGTGGGGTAATGATGTGGATGGATTCCTAGGTGACGATGACTTCAGGTGGGCAAGTAGAGATATCCCATTCGGTTTGAAGAATACATCATTCCTAGGTCAGTGGTGGTGGGGTGCTATTCGTAACATGCTTGGCAACTACAAAAGGTTTGTTATAGCATGTGATGTTCGAGAATGCACTTACGAGCTACTGGTGGGTCAGGAATACGTAAGAGATGATCCTGAGAATACTGGATTCCAGCTTCTGCGAGCAACTCGTCGTAGAGATGGGAAAGAGTATTACAGGATCTATTGGGTATGGAAGTGGCCAGGTCTCGCCAGAGCATTCATTGTTGAAATAGGACATGAATTTACTGGCAAGCACTTCAAGGAGAATTATGTCGGAAGGGAATATAAGGCATTCAAGGGCCACTCCTATATAATTCATCCATTCAAGAAGATATAGGTAACCTATGTTTGATAAGTCGTTTGACAGGGTCATAGGTCATGAGGGGGCATTTCAGAATGACCGTCGTGATCGTGGCAACTGGACATCTGGTAAAATAGGTGTCGGTGAACTCAAAGGTACTAAATACGGTATCTCCGCGATGGCTTATCCAGACTTGGACATTAAGAACCTCACTGTAGAACAGGCTAAGGCTATCTACAAGAGGGACTGGTGGGATAAGTTAGGCATGGATAAGTTCCATCCAGCTATGTCCTTCCAGATGTTCGATGCCTCGATAAACCATGGTATACATAATGCCACTAGGATTCTTCAGAGAGCAGTTGGCACTAAGGATGACGGAGTCATAGGTAATCAGACACTTCAGTCAGTGAAGAAGATGGATCTTAATGATCTTCTTATGTCATTTCTGTCGCATCGTCTGAGATTTATGACCGATATAAGTACCTTTGATACTTACGGTAGGGGGTGGTCTCGTCGTATTGCAGACAACCTACTATTGGCCACTAAGGACAATGATATGTAGGTATCATATGAAAATCTTATCTGACTGGAAGAAGAGACTGGCCAAGGACTGGTCATCCTGGTCTATCTACTTCGCTCTGTTCCTAACAGGATTAGAGTCTATTCTTCGTGAATATGGCTCTTCGTTTATCTCTGAAAAGTACTACGGTGCGGTTATGTCGGGCGTTCTGACTGTAACTCTGGTACTAAAGATACTCCACCAGAAGGATAGTGCAGTTCCTCCTATAACACGAGACGGTGCTTCCAATGACTAACTTAGCTAGAAAACTGTGTCTTATGCTTGAGAGTCCTCTAACTGCAGCTAGAATACTGATCTTTATTGCCAGTATTCTCTGGGCAGTAACTCTCTTATGGCCCTACTCGAGTATGAATGGGTCAGTGTACGCTGCTATGTTCGATATATTTGGAGATGTAGTTTGGGGGATACTCTTCCTCATTATCTCTGTGTCCCAGATTGTAAGTATCATGGTGAATAGTTGTACTTCTAGGATACCACTAATAATCTCCTGCGTGACATTGTTCTTCTGGGGATTTGTAGTGGCCTTAGCATACTCCACAGTATACCCACCGCCAGCTATTAGCAGCGGTAACCTAGCTATCGCCTTAGTATCTGCATGGATAGTAGTGAAGGTACAGCAACCTGTATGCACTGGAGCATGATATGCTGGAAACGGAAGCGGCTAATGCTGTAGCCACGTCTGGTGGAGGAGCTGCTCTTCTATTAGGTTTAGTGTACACTCTTCGTAAGATGTGGAGGCAGTTCTCGGAGGAGAAGGTCACTACTTCAAAAGATTCGGCTGAATCCTCTCTCATAAGTACTTTGAGAGAGCAGATTGAGAATAGCCATCAGGAGATTCTCAAGCTGAAAAAAGAGTTCAGGGATGAACTCGCCCTTACTAAGAAGAGTCACGAAGAAGATAGAGATGAGTTGAGGAAAGTAATAGCTGAACTTGAATCAACTATATCAAGTCTGACTGCCTATAGTGAGAAGATGAAGAGAGAAGCTCTTGAGGCGTACACGCATCTGCTCTCTCTTCCGACTCCAGATGTACAGCTAAAAGATAAGCTGATGGGGATAATCATCAGCACTGCCAATACTGAAGATAATGGAGGTGGTAATGTCCAGATACTTAATTCTGACACTGGTTCTACTAGCATTAGCTAGTGCAGTAGGGATACAAACAGCTAGACTTGATAAAGCTAATATCGAGAACAAGACTCTACAGGATGAATCTGCACGCATTCAGGGAGAACTTGATGAGGCTAACAAAGAGATATCCTCCATTACCATAACTCTGGAGGAGACAGAGAAGCAGTTAAGTGATTATCGTTCTTCACTCAAGCAGTCTGAGGAGAAAATTGCTTCTCTTAAATACCAGCTGAGGAAGACTATAAATGATGATCCATCATCTAAGGAGTACCTTAGTACTCCTGTTCCTGACCCTATTCTTAGCATCCTGCACCAGAACGGTTACCCTAAAGGAGACCGAGGTCAAGTACATTCTCCCTCCGGGTGAGTATTTGACGTCATGTGCAAGTGCCAAACCTGTGATTATGACTACTGAAGACCTTGTATATCGTCTAGTTGACCTCGAAGGACATCTTGAGGCTTGTGATAAGAAGATAGAAGGTATGCGGAGATACGTAGAATTAATCAGATCGAAGAAATAGGCGTATGTATGGGGAGAACTCTTGCGAGAACTCCCCATACATATACCAAATTACTGATTATCTTTGATGATCTTCTGGCTGATCTCATTGATAGCAGCAATGGCTTCTTGATGCTGAGTATTTAGAGCCTTAATCATCTCGTCATACCAGCTGGCGCAGTCTTCTGGAGATACTTCCATATCGTTCTGTACGATAGCAGCTGCATTATCGAACAGAGACTTATAGTTATCTCCTATCTTCTTCATTTTATCGAAGAGAGTAGGATCAGCTTTCACCTTCAGCATTTATTATTCCCCGAACTTGTAGTCTACATCGTAGTCGTAGGCTTGATTGATACCATATGCCAGAAGAGAGGCCTCGTAGAGAGCGTCAAACATAGCATGATGTGCACGATTACCAAGTTTCTGTTTGTACTCATCACGAATACTCTCAGTAACCACACCTGGGTCCAGATAAGTGCGCACACACTTCATAAGACCGTAGTTCCATGGAATATCAACCCCAGCTTTATTGAAGTAGGGCTCCAGAATACCGAAGTCAAAGTCGAATGAGTTACCCCAGAAGTAGTGAGGATCACACTCCTTGATAAACTCAGCGAATTCTTTGATAACATCTACCAGAGGAGCACCATCTTTGATAGTGTCCTTGAAGATCTCCGGATTCTGTTCACTCCACCACTGTTGCGTCTCTGGGTCCACATTGAACCCAGCCAGTATACTGTCTTGTAGCGAGATGTTCCGGTAGAAGGTCTTGATATCGGCGTCTTCTTTCATGAAGACTGCTCCGATAGACAGAACCAGTGCTCCCTTGACTTTACCGAGAGTCTCGATATCTACAACCAGGTGACCGGCCTCATTGTATGGTGTAAATCGACGCTTAGTCATAATTAACCTTTGTTCTGAATTACATACAAGAAGTATGCGATTGCGTTGTAGTACTCTGCTGATGCCTTAGGAATCTTGATGAAATCATCTACCAGTTTCTTAAGAGCATAACTACCACCACCGAAGATGAACATAGCATCGGACTTATCCAGGACTTCTCCGAACTCGTTCTCTACGATGACCATCAGTTCTTTGATGTATTCTTCGGTGTACTTGGCAATACGATCCGAACAATCTATATCTTTACCTCGAATCCGGTAAACTCCGGTATCAAGGATAGCCTTACCTTCGGACATAGTCCGCTTGACACCATCATTTTCTTCGATGTCCTTGATAAGGTTGGCTACGATAACCTGAATTCCTCGCTCGGGAATACCACGAACCAGGTTACTGGAGGTTTGGCCATTGATTACCTGGAAGATATCCAGGGTATTGAACCCGATATCAATACCGATGTAATTCTTATGAAGACCGAATTCCGTAGATACCTCAGGGAAGTTGTCGGCATATTTATCGATGGCCAGCTTAGCCACCATACCCTGAGGTAGTAGGACGATTCTGATATTAAGACCAGCATCCTTCAGGAATTTACCGACACGTTCTTTGAAGTGAGCTGAGTTAGAAATCTGGGCGATAGATAGGCCTAGAACAATGACATCTGGAACGTCATTGATGTCGTTCATCACCTTTGAGATGAACAGCGGAGCAGAGTATTCCAGAAGAGGGTAGTTCTTCACATCGATGATCGAACGGCTCTGTACTGCCAGAGCATCATCACCAACATAGAAGGACTTACCTTCCATAGAGATGACACGATCGTCACGAACCAGGTCATTAACATCGACACTGGCAATTACAGATGGGAATTTATACAGCTTCTTAATCCCAGTTTCATCGCCGAAGACGATCTTATTGTGACCAAACCCCAGATCAACGCAGAGAATTTTCATAATTATACCTTGAATTCAGCAAATTCGGAATCAACCTTCTGGTCACGTCCCGAAATATCGTATGTGATAGGCTCACCAGACTCAGTAGAAGTGAGTGATCTCTCCACCTTACCGAATTCTGGGATAGGTTCTTCTCGACTAGAGTCAGCTTGCGGACTATGAATGGAGAGAGGCTCCTTAGAGCCTCCAGTCACAATAGTCTTCTTAGCTGAATCCGGCCCGGAGAATACAATGTGCAGCTCTGCAATCTCCCTGTCCGATTCAATTAAAAGCCTCATTATTTCCTCACTAGTGCATCAAACTCTTGTTCAGTTAAGATGGTAATTCCACGAGATACAGCTTCGGTATACTTGGAGCTACTCGAAGGACCGTCAGCAATAAGGTAGTCCGCGCTACCTACGTTAGCTTCAACTACTCCGAACTGCTTCCAGCTATCCAGAAGTTTACCTCTTGGCATACTCAGCTTACCGGTAACTGCCACCTTGTACGTTGACTCTACCTTCACAGGCTTCTTATATTCCTGCTTAGTGAATCCGAAGTTAATCAGCTTACAGACTACCTCCCAGTTGTCTAGGAGACCCTGTCGTGCTAAGTACGTTGGCATCTGAAGATCTTCAGGCAGAGAACCTTTTCTCAGGTCTTCCATCAGATCCTTCCAGTCTTCATAGTACTCAGCTACTACTGAAGCTGCTACATCGCCCACATTTCTCGACCAGCTCATGCAGAGGACATCAACTAGAGTTACCGGGGTAGTTAGTACCGCACGGAGCATCTCAAACGCCTTATCTGCCAGAATAGCTGTCTTAGCTATCTTCTGAAGATCCCGCTTAGTCTCGTGTGGGTCTACTTCGGCATTAACTACTAACCAAGCCAGTCTTTCGAGGGAGTCCACTTTATAGGTATCCACGATAGCGTTAATCGTAGCTCCACCCATACCGTGAGGACAGAACTTACCAAGGACTGTCTTAACTACCTCTGGCTCGACATTGAAGTTCTTAATCTGAAGGTGGACACCTACTCTCTCAGTAGGCATTCCCTCGTATTCCGTGGGAATTACAGGATCAACTCTCTTGACTACACCTAAGCAGTATGGGATTACTTCATTGCTTCGAGTTACCTTAATCACAGCACCTGGTCCTATTCCAGAGGACTCGATGGTGTCAGCATTATGCCCCGATACGAACTCAATGAAGGCACCTGATAGAGTAACTCCCTTAATCTGGATAACCGGAATCAGTCGTCCGAACCCAGACTTCTGCCAGACTACGTCAACTACCTCGGTATCCGTAGACTCTGCTGCGAACTTGAGAGCATAAGCTTCAGGTCCGGAGTTATTCTGGATAACTGCTCCATCAATCGGGTATTCGTAAGAGCTAAGAGAAGGAGTAAATACCGGCTCGAACTCCATCGGATGCCCATTCCAAACAGTCCAGTACTCAACTACCTTAAATCCTTGGTCTCGTAGGAATTCAAGGCCATTCTGGAATGACATTGGCGTATTGGAAGTTAGGTAGCGTCGTAGCTCGTACGCTACGAAGTGAACTGCTTCCTTCTGCTCAGGTGTGGAATACTTAGACTGGGAAATACCTATGGCAGCATTACGAGGATGCGAGTATCCCTCGAACTTACTGAAGTCCTTCTTGGACATAACCACTTCACCACGGACCTCAAGAATACTTGGGTCTACTTCCTTCGGAAGATACATGGGGTTGATGTTGCTGGTGATGTCAAGACCCTCGAATCCATCTCCACGAGAGAGAACTCTAACTAGCTTACCATCGGCGTAATAAGCTACCGCCGATCCTCCATCCAGCTTGAACGATGCAATGGATTGAGGGTAGAGGGATACTGCCTTATCTTCCGAGTAAATAGCCTTATCCAGACCACCTACTTCGAAAGTATGCTTGAACTTCTGAAGATGTTCAGACTTAGGAGTATATCCCCATCCTGGAGTAGACAAGAGCTTATTACTCGGGTCTACGCTACGAAGCTCTTCTACCAGAAGATCGAACTGATCGTCCGACATAATGGGATCGCCTTCATAGTAGGCGGTAGCTGCCTCGGTAATACGCTTGATCAGGTCTTCCATATATTCTCCAGTTAAAATAATTCCCCTCGAACTAACAGGCTTTCGAGGTATCTAAACGTCTGTACTACCTCTCACTGTACTGTCTATCCTCCTACTTTCCTCTCCTAGTAGTGGTCTGCGTAGCAGACAGTACAGTAAGCGGGAGTACTACGCCCGCCCTCCACCCCAACAGGGTTTCGAGGCATCTGAGCGCTGTTCTGTTTTAGCTAATGTAGGTATTAGCCTTCTGCTCAATCGGAGTATTAATCTCCACCGAATTAGCTGCCCGAGAGCCTGCGGCACTATGGTTGGTGTAACTAGTAGACGACTCGGTGTACGAGAAGTCGCCGTAGACCCGAGCAATTGCATCCTTCTTAACCACCATTAGGGAGGTACCAGAAGACGTCACTACAGCTTGACGTTGCTCTTTCATCTCAGCCAGTCGGTCAGACATCCGGGCGGAGTAACCATTCATGAACTCCTTACGGGCGAACTGCCCTTTATTGTGGTAATTCGGGATGTCTTTGATGCTATCCCAGTACTCTTCGCTCAGGATAGAGCCAGTAGAGTGCAGGAAGACGATGGTCCATTTAGCGATTTCAACGTCAGCATGGAAGCCGAAGATCTTGATACCTATACCCTTCTTACCATCTCGCTCGTAACGGACTTCGCAATCGTAGAGCTTAGCTACGGCAGTAACCAAGAAGGAGTAGTACTTCGGAAACTGTTTAGCATAACGCCACTCATTCACGAACTCGTTAATTACGTTAGCGTCCTTCTCCAGATCCTTGACAATCACGTCAGCCATCGAGAGGTTGTACTTCTCCATTAGCTTGTTAGCTTGACGAGCTGCAATCAGCGACTCGTTCTCATTAGCCTTGCCATTAGCTACAGCCAGTAGCTTACGGATTTTGTCTTTAATCTTATTGAAGTCAACGTTTTCCAT